AAGTTTCATTTTATTCCCATTGCCTTTCGTTTTCTTAACGATATTTTTCTTTTCCGTAAGATTTGATTCTTCTTACTTCTAAGTTTAATTTTAGCCCTACGTGCCCCCATCTTACGATGGCGGCGTTCTTGTGAAGACATTCTTACGACTTTGCCTCCACGTATTGTATAACCAGGCACAGATGAGAATTTTTTCCTTCTCTGTACTTTGCCAGCACGTATACGTATACGTACTAACTTTGTTCTACCCATCTTCTGAACGTTAGCTTCAGTTAGACCTAACTTTTCAGATTCTTCTACAACTATTCGTTGTTTAATTATTTCTAATTTTTGTTCGAATAGTTCTTTAATTCTTTCGTCTATTAACTTTCTGGCTTCGGTTAGGTCACCAGAAAGAAAACATTCAACAAGTGACATTATGGTCTCAAGCCAAAATTGCCGTAGTTGAATGCCGCAGGGTCATTGAATTGACCACGTTGATAATATGCATTGTCTTTACGTAGTTCTAAAATAATAGTGTAGCTATCTCCATTACCCATACCACGTGTAGTAATACCGATGTTACCGTTTGAACCTGCCGCACCTGCTGTTGGATTTGGAATTGTAATCCAATTACCAGCACCATCATACTCACCATTCGAATTCAAATAGAATATAGTATTTGATGCTGTTGCAGACCAAAACAATTCCACATCTGTATTAGAAGTGCCTGGAGTATCGTACCACATTCTGTTTACAGATAAACCGTAATATGGAAGTGTTGTGTTTGCAGAACCACCCTGTGTGTTAGCTACAAGAAAACCATTGGTAGCCAATGCGCCAGACAGTGAGTTAGCTGTAATTCTTGATGTGTTAGATTCTTGACCTGTGCCATCAAATCTAGCTGTCAATTTAATAACAACGTGTTGTGTATCATCTTTTAATACGTTAATTCCAAATACGTTTGCCATTTTTATTCCTTAGAAAACTTTGCGATAGTTTGAAAATGTTTTGCCGAGGCTTCCAACATATCCAGCATCTTCGCTTTATTAGCCTCATTAATTTTTTTGTGTAACTCCATCATCTGTTTTGCCATTTGAGGAGTTATCTCCGATGTTGAACCATCCATGTGTTCTACAACAATGGATTTCTTGTCTTCATTTACCTGTTTAATCTTATCAAAAACAGTTTCTTCATTAGCAGACCATTGCATATCTTCATACGGAACAGTAACATACTTGTTAATTTTATCTACGTAATAAAGAGCAACACGTTGACCATTTGGAAATTGGCGTACAGATTTTCTACGCATAATTAAAACGGCAGGTGGATCCAGTTCACGTGTTTGAGAAGTTTTACCTTCCATAACCGGAGTTGAAGTTGCCACTAAAGCACGGTTGTTTTTTAACTTCGAAAGAACAGGATCGTGAGCATTTATTTCATGTCCGGCCGCATGTAATCTCTGAACATCATTAAGTTGTTCCATGATTGGAGCAAGATATTCTGGATGATGTGCGTGAAACATAATATGTGCCGCATAGTCACCGAGGTCAACGGTACCACGTTTCTGAATATCTAAATGATGGTGTAATTCTGTCGGCGACAGCACACCATCTCCATTTTCATCTGGAGAACTTTCTTCTATAACTTCTCGCTGAAGAAAATCTTTTAGACTTTTCATTATTCCGTTTCTGTTTCAGGTTGATATTGTGCAATTAAATTTTGTGCCAATTGTTGTTTACGTTGTTCAATCGCATCAAAGATTTTATCATTGATTTCATTATACAAAGCATCACGCATTTTTACTGCATCATCTTGAAATGCATAATCAACTACCGTTTTAAGATTATCATTCATATTCTTCTCCATTAATAATTAAATATTTATAACACTCTTTGAAGCATACGCATCGTTGGAGTGTAATCATTGTTTAGGCTTAAATCGCCTTTAGGTGTTTGTGCATTATCTTGTGGTGATGGATTTGGAGCAGGCACTGGTGCACCGCCTCCACCGCCAGCACCTGCGGCGCCAGCACCATCAGGATTCATCAACTCTTGTTGTCCTTGCTGTGCAATTTGCATTGGATCCATAATTAGACCGGCAGCTTTTTCTTTATCAATTTGTTTTTGCATCTCTTTAATGTCATCGTCAGATAGACGTAGAACATTACGTTGAATCCATTCCATAGAATAGTAGCGACCAACATATGGATCAACTGAACCGAGAAGTGATAGACGCTCACGTACCAATTCTGCTTCTTTTAATTCGGCAAAGTTATTGTCTTTTAAGAAATCGAAATAAATGTTTTCTTTAAAGTCATCAAACTCATCTGATGTGCAAATACCCTTTAGTACACACTGTACACGGAGTGCTTGTGAAAATATCTCTGAAAACTTTTGGCGTTGACGATCCACAAACTTACCGAACTTAACTTCGTCACGTGATATTTCGCCAACACGACCTAATGAGAAGCCTGAACTTTCTGGATTCAAACGTGAAACTGGAACGTTGAGTGACTTGTATAGTTTCTTTTCGAAATACTTAACGTCTTCTAATTCACCTAAGTTCTGTCCACCAGGTAAAGTGGTAATCTCTGTACCTTTACCGCCTTCACGGCGAGGGAGCCAGAAGTCTTCCATCATTGAAAGATGTTTACGGTCATCACGTACTTCACCTGTCTGTGCATCATACACCAACTTGTTTTTATACTTGACCATAATATCACGGAGATACTGCTCTGCTTTCAACTTTGGTAGATTACCTACGTCAATGTAGAAGATTCTACGTTCAGGCGCACGTGAGATACGATAGATAACAGTTGCATCTTCAATCATTCGCAACTGGTTTAATGGTTTAATGGCTTTATGTAAGTACGATAACACAACAGCACGGCGGGAGTCCATCAAACCGGAGTTGATATTAATGATTGCATCTTTAGCGATACGAACACCAACTGGTCCGTAGCTTGAAGATGTTCCCGAAACTACCTTATCATTATAGATGTAGTATTCGTTGACAGTCTGCACAACATCAACTGATGTTCCCGTGTCTTTATCTTTTTTGATTTCACGTATCTTACGTATCTTACGTGGATCAATATATCTGAGTGCTTTAATACCGTCTTGTGGACTTTTATCATCGAGAATGATGTGATAAAAAAGTCTTCCGTCAATATAGAATCTACGGAAAGTATCGGTAGACATGTTTTGGTAATTTAACAATCTAAGAACAACACCGAATTCTTCTTCGATTGCTTTTTTAATTTTCTCAGGTTGCTTCAAATCGTCCATGATAATACGAACAGATTTTCCGTCATCGTTCTGTACAATTGCTTCATTGACAATATCATCAACCGCAGATTCAATCTCTGGTTGCATTGCCATTTCACGATATCGGGAAATCAACTCGACTTCGTTTTTTGCTGTGCCATCTAAATCAACATATGTGCCGTAATAAGCGGCTGACGAAATGGTTAAAGCACCATCTTCATTAGAAGGTGGAGCAAAGGTTTTCTCCGACTGCTGTTCAAGGTCAGCCTTTTGTCTGGAGATTTGGAAACCGAAAAGATTTAGTGCCATATTAGTTTATTTCCAATTCAAGTAAACATAAAGGGGGGAATTAATCCCCCATATAATTAGGAAGTAGAGTCGGATTCCCACCACTGATATGCTAGGGTTGCTGTAAATTCTTCGATAGCATCATTAGAGCCCCAATCCAAATCAATTGGTGACAAATCGACTGGGAATATTCCAACAAATTTATATGTCTTCAAAATATTACCAGCTTTGTCGAATTGGTCAACCTTAGCGTCAACTGAATAGCCTGTTGGACTACCAGCAGTTGCATTACGCAAGTTACCACCATGAGAATTAATACCATTCATCCATGATTCGAATGCTCTACGCACTTTGAAGTTTTCATCATTGATGATTGTGATTGTCCAGTCAGCAAAGTTTCTGTTTCCAGCAAACTTCAACTCACGACCAAAGTAATATAGTGGAACAGTACCAACAGTTGAACCTGGCAATTGTGCAGTCTTGCAAAGGAATGTTAGTGCTTGTCCAGAATTCACTGGGTCGATAGTGAAGGTTGGAAAAGTCATTGTGACTTGGAACAGGTTAGGGCGGGCACCATCTCCGATGAGATTTGCACGAAACTCTGTTACGTTAAAAGCCATTATTGTCTCCTATTTCTTATTATTTATTACACAGAGCCAACGATTTCATTGAAACTTACACCGGTGCGTACAGCAACAAAGTTCAACTGAATGTAGTTGATAGAACGTGCAGGCTTGATGTAAATGTCACCAATGAATTTGTTAGAATCTATGACTTCAGGTGTATTATTTGTGGTATCGCAAACAACACGGTAGTCATAAATGCCACGGCGACCTTTAACGTCACGTAGGAATGGCTCAACTAAAGCAATAAATTGGGCACGGGTAAACTCATCATTCAATTCGAATAGAGAATACTTAGATGCTGATGCAATTGCTTTTTCTAACACAATGAACAATCTACGAACATTAATACGGCTGAATGCAGATGGTTGTGTTATCAAAGTCTTGTCGCCATACAACATTGTACCTTGACCAGGGAAAGAAACAACTGGGTTAACACCAACTGAATAAATGGCATCACGTTGTGCTTGTGTTGGATTCCATGCCAATTTAACAACGTTTTTAATTGCACCACGACTTACGCCTGCTGGTGAGAACCAAGGATCACGTGTTTGGTCTGTACGAACACATAGTCCAGCAATATCACCGTTCAATGGAATCCAACGGTACACATTATTATACTTGTCGAATTGGTATTTCCAACCAGAATCCGCAACAGCATATGTTGAAGCACGTGCCAATGTTGTAATCCAAGTGGTAACAGAAGTTTCAGGAGTTGCGCCGCCAACAATACCAGATTGTGGTGGAGACAAGAACGTTATACAATCTTTACGTGCGGCAGCAATAGAATCGATTGTATATTGTTGCACCGTGGCAACGGCTGTAATAGGACTGCTGGTGTTTGAAGACACACCTGCGTCACCAGTAATTATTAATGAAATATCAACAACGTCTGGGTTTGTGAACTCACCGTAAGCGGTTGTGTAATCTGCTGTTGTCAAAGGTAAGTTTGTACCGGCTCCAAGTGAAACTGTTGAACCTACGTTATTTGCGGCCATAAAGCAACCACCAAATTGTGTATTGGCAGTTTGACCCCATGTATCAGATGTGTTTGCTGAATCAACTGGACCTAATGCATAAATGTACTTTGATTGGTCACGTAGAACTTGTCTGTAATAAGAAGTTGAACCGTCATCACCTGTTGAATCCGATGCTTTTGATAGGTATGGGAACACTTCAAGAACGGTACCCTTAGCGCCTTGGCTAAACAAACCATCTTCATCAACAACAACTAAGTGGAACTGGTCATTTGCACCACCAGAAGTGGCAACATATGATGAAGTATTTGGTGCCGCAGGGAAATATGATTTGTATGTCCAAGATGTGAACGTTGAACCTGTTGCATTTGCATTTGCGGTGTTAGAATCCCAAACAGAAACCTTTAATGAGTTTCCTAAAGCACCAGGATAACGAGCAACAAATGATTGTGTATTATAATCTGTAATATATGCTGTATCATATACATCAACATTGTTAATTGTCAAAAGATTGTTCGTATTTGAAGAAGCATTTCTAGAATTGCTGTTGGCCGCACGAACAACTTGTAGATTGTTTCCATAAGCTAAAAAGTTAGCCGCTGAAAAGAATGAAGTTGCAGTGTTGCCGTCTGGATGACCAAACTTGTTAACTAAATCTGTTTCGTGTGATACGAGTGTTCTTCGTCCTACTGGTCCCCATTGGAATGGTCCAGCGAATGCACCGGCTGTAGTAGATACCGCAGGAACAACTGTTGTTAAGTCGACCTCGGATACACTTACGCCTGGAGAAATTTGAAACGCCATTTTACTCTCCTTGTTTTATAATGTTATTTGGCAGTAATAACCTATAATATATTTATGAATTGATGGTTTTATAGTTAACCCATAAAGAAGCTAGAAGAAATTTTATCCTCATCTTCTCTTGTCATCCAAACATCACCACCTTCTATGATGTAATTTTTATCAGTACCATCATCAAAAATACCAAAAGATGGCATTTCTTCGTCTGATTGATTTAACATTTCCAACTGCATCTGCTTTCTCAAATCATGGTTGACAATCTCTTTGAAGTATTGTTGTGTTGTCATCCATGCAAACATGACCAGAGTCATTACAATATCATCATTCGCACCTTCTTCTGCCTTAAAACTATTGAGTGATGACACAAAAGTTGTTAGCTGAGAGATGGTATCAAAATCGTTAATAATTAATTTGTCATTTTCTATCAAAGTCTTAAGGTTGGAACAACCAATTCTCTTGACTTGTGGTGACATTTTCAACCCAAGCTGAATGCCACGACCAAAACCTGTACCCATTGCTTGTGCTTTTTTGTTACCAGTTTCAATCTTTACTACGTTTTCATATTCAAGGTCCTGATGTAAAGTATCAGCAATCTGTGGTGTGTTATTTATCTCTATTAAAACGTATGCATCGTTGAATAGTTTAGCTGTATTGTAAATGACGGTTGGGAATAGAACAGGAGAAATCGATGAAGAATTGTACTTTGCTACTTGACGGTATGGTATTGAAGACACATCAAATACTGTGAAACTGGATGCATCCAAGTTTCTGCCTTCCGCTGGATCGACCGTCATTGCATAGATGTGGTCAGCAGAACGTTCTTCATCACCTTTAATTGGATACTCATAAATGTCAAGCATCTCATGTTTGGCAATTGGTTCTTTATATACCAACTGTGCAAGTTTGGAACCAGAGATAAGTGTGTTTGTGGAACCCAAGAACTCACATTCAAACTCTTGTCTGAATTGTTCTTCTGATGTGTTCTTGATTGTTTCTTCTTTCCACTTTTCATCACGACCTGGAACCATAGACCAGTGAATCTCGAAAGTTTTGTAGCCGTTCTTTTTACCAATAGCATCCATCCAGAGTTTGTAGAATAGATTCATGCCGTTAGGAGTAGATACAATAATAATCTTTGTAGTCTTACCAGATGAGATAACAGGGTAAACAGAGTTGAAGAACTCATTGGCAATGTTGGCTGGAACGAACGCAAATTCGTCCAAGAATACTACGTTGAAAGAACCTCCACGAACAGCAGAACTGGATGTGGATGCCGCAATAATCTTTGAGCCGTTTTCTAGTTCAACGTTACCTTTGTTCCATGTCACAACACCTTGTTGTAGCCATATGGGAAGATTTTCATATGCTAACTGATACTTGGCAAGAATGTCACGTGCCAATGAACCTTTGTTGGCAAGAACGGCAATGTTTTGTGAATCTGAAAAGAGTGTGAGCCAAAGAAGATATGCAACTGAGGTGGTAGTTTTACCAACCTGACGAGGACATTTTGTAATTGAAAATCGGTTCTCATGGTATGTTTGAATCATTTCCTTTTGGAAATCCCACATACGAAACGGCATCAGACCTTCATCAACGTTAACGATCTTAATGTATTTCATTGCAAAATACACCGGATCTTTAGAACACTTTATGTATTCGTCAACTTCTTCTTGTGTGTAAGGGTGTTCTACACCAACTTTCTTAAGAAGTGGATTGTCACGATAAGACGTTTTACTGTTAAGAATCATTTCGGTTTTTTAACAACTTTGATAACTCTGAAGTTGATCCTACAAAAATAGCCTTGTCAACATTTACACCAGAATCACTTTTCTTGATGTTCTTTAGTTCCCTAATGGTCTTCTGCATCGCCATTAATTTTTCATTTGCTTCTGCTGTATTCTTAATGAGAGTAGCAACAACTTCAAATGCACGTGGGTGTTCTGTCTCTGATGCAATAGCAAGGAGATGGTCAATTGCTTGATTACCTTTTACAACCAACTCTTTAAGTGTTTGTCTCGATTCTTGATAATCATCATCGAGGTCACCATCAAGGTTTTTGGTAACTTGTGATTCTATTTTTGCGGGTAAGTGTTCGGTTTTTTCGATGGTCTTTGGTACCACATCAAATATTTCACTCATACTGTTTTCAAATTTGGACATTTTTTGGTGTATTGTACTTAAACAATATTGGGGAATTCTGTTATTTGTGTGGTATATGTATAGTTGTTAGGCATTACAACATTAAGTGGATTAGGTTCTATCTCCACTCTAACCGTATTAATTGGTGTGGCCACAAAAGATGATGGTACCCAAGTTGTGTTTGTTGTATAACCTTTGACACCGGTGCCAGTTACAAAGTGTCCGTTCAAATCTGTTAATTCTAGTTTACGTGTGGTGCTATACCAAGAACGTACTTTTGCTGTTGCAGTTGCAGTTTCATAAGAGTAACCTTGGTATACAATTTCATCAAGTTGATAATTACCAAACCCACCAGCAGACATTGTGGCCGTTACTGTATTGTATTTTAATTTGTTATCATCAAGTATGTTTGTGATTGCTGTTCTGACTATTTTAGGTTCTCTAATTGCACCGTACAGGTAACCTTTTACAGTGAACGTTAGCGTCCAGATAACATTTCGAACTTTCGAATTATAATCACCCTCATAATCAACTTCATTCGTAACACCTTTTAGTATAATAGGTAACTGTTTAATGATACCCATTTCAGGAACTAAATTAACACTTACAGTGTAATCGGGTGTAAAGTATGGAAGAATCTTTTCCATAAGTTGCGCGCCATCTTCGATGTTTCGGACATATGCAAAGAGTGAGAATTCAAAATCAAATGGAACTGGATTATAAACCGCCAGTGTAGATCCAGATTGACCAGAGTGTGCTGTTGTCTTCATGTTGGTGTTTAACTTACGAGAAGGATCATAAGTCATATTTGTCATTTCAAACGACATAATAGGTAACGTGATCTGTACTTTTTTGTCCAACTCTGGATCGCCGTCTAAACGTGAAACGTATTTCTCTTTTCCACCATACACAATTGGAACAAGAAAATTCTCCTGCTCTACTCCGTTATCATCATACCTTGATAATTTAATTTCATTGAAAAGATTACCAAAAGCGATAACAACTTTTCTAATTGTTCTATGATATGCGTAACTCATGTTGGTGTACCGAATGGATTAATTTCAGATAAGTCAACAAAGTCTGTTGCCTCTGTCTGTATGAGTTTATTATCATACATTTCACGAGATTGTGGGTCTAAGAGAGTGTCTGGTGTTGATGAGATAGTAAATGTTGCATTACTATTTGCACCTCGCATTATTGAGTTATTTGCAAAAGTTCCAAGTATGTCGGTGATTTTCAACACACCGTCTGGTCTATTCCAGTATACAACTGTTCCCACATTGTTTGCTGAATTATTTGCACGCACTCTTTCACCAACAATGAAGTTATTTGAGTTTACATTTGCTGACACGTTCAATGTTATATTATAAGCATCTAGATTAACAATATTATCAATATCTGAAATACCAACATCAATTGTTTCTTGTGAGTATTTGAATTTCTCAAGTTCGAGTTTATAAAAATATGGATACTTATTACCTAAAACATAGAATGCTTCAGAGTAATTGACGTATTTGATTTCATACATCTCACCAGATTGTGATAAGAATGGAATGTAAATCAAATCACCTTCTCTGGGTCTTTGATATGTCTGTGGTACCCAACGTGAAAAAGAACGTTTTGAAACAATCACAGACATATTGTTGCGGATTTCTAAACCAAATTTAGAAAAGAACTCACGTTCACCTTCATAACCATCTACGTTTGTAATGTATAATTCTAACGGATATGATGCATCAAATCTTTTTAATGGATCTTCACCGTAAATTAAATCTCTCGCAGACTCATTAGTATTTGGAATGTAATAGCAATCCACACCATTAATTTTAATGGTTTCAATCATCAAGTCTTCCATGAGCCTTTGTTCCGGACTACTTCCGAAATTATTAAAATATAAATTGGTCGCCATGTTAGTTCAAATAAAAATCTACCGGCAATTCGTACTTGCTGGACATTTCTTCTTCCAACGCTTTAATTTCTTCCGTTGCTTCATCAAAAATTACTTGCCCGTTTAAAACAACTCCACCTGGAAGTTGAACACCCGCAAACTTTTTAAGATTAGTTCCCCAATTTTTCTTAATGAGTGCTGTGGCATATTCTTTGAGCCAACGGTCATTCCAGACCGATGCGTATTGAGCAGAGTCAATCATTGCATACGATTCAGCAATCACCACATCACCTGCTTTCACGGCTGAACCCCATCCCCAATCACAAAACAGTTTGTTCATGTGTCGTTGATAACGAATTGGCACTTCACCTGTGAACAATAACTCAAGTGAACGGAGATGTTGCATCGTCAACGTATAGTTAACATAAGATGCCGATGTAAAATCATACAGTTCATTCAGACGGAGTTGATAACGTAGGTCAAACATGTTGTTTGTGTTAACCGAGTCTGAAATTGGAAAGACACGTGTGACACCAACAATCGTTACCGCATTATTACCAGCATCTCTTGTGACACTCGGTGACATATTGATATACTTGTTTGAAATATCAGTTGCGTCTAATTGCTTGATGTAGTATACCTTTTGAAGCGCATCAAAATGGTAGTCTTGCCAGTACTGGAACGCATCATCGATTCGGTCTTCTATTTGATCGTCATCAAGGTTGATTTCGATAGTTGGAAAACCGAGTCTGCGGAGGCAGTATTCTTTAAATGTTTGTCTATTGGTAACCGAAGGCATTAAAATTTCTCCTTATTATAAGGTATTTATTGCCCAATTACCTTATATAAATCAGTTAATTACTTTGCTGGACAATGGACCTGGTGGCATGGTTGAACTTGGTTGACCCAATTGCTTTTGTGCCTGTTGTTGTACTAAATTAAAGGTTTCTAGGGCAACATCAATTGGTAGTTTTGCTATACCATTAAGTACGATGTTGAGGTGTGGAATAGTCAATTCAATTGTTACTTTTTGTTCGTTCATAATTTTCCTATAAATTTCTATGTGGATAGTTGTTGTTGTATATTTGTTTTCATATATGAATCTTGTTCTTCTGTGACCCTATTTTGTATCCAAGAAACAATAGTTTCATCTGTCACTTCGTCAAATGGTATAAAATTACCAGTTAATTCATTTGTTGAAAACGTTGATGTTCCATATACACTACCGGTTTGTCCGGATTCATTTGTACCCACTAACGCCCAATAAACCTGAACGAGAGCATTTTCAAAACCATTTTCATTGATTTTCTTTTTTGTGTTTATTTTGTAGTTGTATGTAATAGACATTATTCTCTCATTTCCCGATTCTTGTATATTTATAGGAAGGTGAATAGACCAGCCACTAAAAGCATTGATGCTCCCCAAGTTCCTAATGCTTTATAGTATGTAGCCAATGGAGTTCCAAAGTATCTATTTCCAACGGCAACACATTTGTGTGTTGGACTTACTAGATATCCAACATAATCAACAGCAAAGAACCATAAGAAATATTCTACTCCAAAAACCTGTGCGGTTAATACGGCAAATGCTATGTATTTTCCGCTACTACCCATCAGAAAACTGGCAACAAAACCGATTGCACTGATCGTTGCCATACCCACAAATGTTGTTGGATCAATAACCGAACCTGTCAACCATGCTTTGAACATATCTTCTTGTGATTTGAAATAGTTGCCTAGAATGATAGCAACCGCCACGGTAAGAACAACTTGCCAGTTAATATAGTTAAAAATCTTTTTGTAATCCCAGGTTTGAGTAATCAAACAATAATATAATGCAAGCAATCCAAAGATTTCAAAGACATTATTTTTTCCACCCATATAAATGTATACACCTATTGCGGTAAAGAAAGGTAAAACGTTCCGAAGAACTGCTGAAATTTTAAAGTCACCGGTGCGGTCGATGTGTATATCTTCTTCTTTAACTGTGAAAAAAATGTAACCTGCAATGAATGCAAGTGATACTGCAAGAAGTGGCCAAACCATTGACATCCATGCGGCATAAGTTAAACCAAATGCGGCAATTGGTAAAATGACTGTCTTTTCTAATGGGCTCCAAAGATAATAATGGTGGTTGCCAAGGTAGTCCACGATACCCATTTTTTCTCTACCGTGATTGTGTGAATGATTTGAACACATCGTGTCTAATACACCAGCACTGACTGTAACTCGACCCTCGATTGGTAAAATTCCACCAATTGCTGACACCAATGCAACCATTATACGATTGCTTTTAACAGTATCTTGAATATATGCAAACGCACTAGCGAAAAGATTTTGTTCTTTTGCAATACCAGCCGTAATCATAATGAATACCAACATCCACAAATATTCTAAACCTTTCAATAAAAACATTTTATCTCCTAATAATTACAATATACAGTCCATTCCACCATTGGTCTGGATCTTCTATTTCATTTAGAATTAGTTTCTCATAAATTACTTCTAAACCTGCTTCTTTGATACCTTCTTTTGCTCCAGAAACTACTCCGTCAAAGTTTGCATCATCAAAAATCAATATGGATTCATCTATAAATTTATCTGAAAAATACCTAACTGCGGCACTTGTCATCTCATGTGAGTGTTCAGCGTCATAGAAAAACATATCAATGTACTCTATTTGTTTTTTATCGACCTGTAAAAAATGGCTGTCGAAAAGTCTAACGGTATTATCATTTTTAAACTGTCTAACATTATCTATGAATGTTTGCTTTGACGTTTTTATGTTTGTTGTTCCGTTTGATGCCTGTGTTTCACTTTTCCAATAATCTACCGCATATGCTTTGAGTGAATTTCCATCCAAAGTACTACAGAAAGTACCACCATTTAAAACACCAATTTCTAGATATGACGTTGATATTTTACCTAATTGATTCAATAATTGTCTGGTTCGGTTTGCAGTTATACCTTCTACTGTTCGGTTCAATTTAACATTTACCGAATCGACTAATATGTTTGCTACAGCTTCAACTTTTTTGTTGTTTGTATTGCCTTTGGCATGCCAAACCTTATCACAGTAGTTACAATCCCAACAATCAAACTTGCATGTTTTTATCTTATTGCGCCAGATATCAATTGGCTTATTTTCAAGACCGGTTTCTTTCAAATAGTCGTCAAATGTATCAAATAAAACCTCATCGTTATTTGCAAAACGTTTGATGATGTTCATAGTTTCAAACATTCTGTCGGTGCTTTCTCGACCATGCATTTTGATTACGTCTACATACTGTAGCAATTCAATCCAGTCTTCTCTCCAAGGTGGAAAGTTTGCCGTTTTTAATGCGATTGCTTTGTCGTGTGTGTCCCATTGTGGACAACTGACTCTACTAATTGGGTCATTGAAATATTGTGGTCCAGTTCTTGTGTTGTTGAACTGAAAGTGTTCATCCATTACTGGACAACCACCTAAACAACCTTCATTAGCAAGAAGTGAAATTTTTATATTGTATTTTTCTTTTACTTTTTTAATTTCACCAAGTCTTACTTGATCCCTCATCAAATCTCGGTCTAGGTTTACGTAATCAAAACCAGCTTCTGCCAAATTTGCAACATCTCTGGCTTCACTTACATTCCGAAGAATAGTATTCTTTACAAACAAGTCTGGAAATTCTGATTTAATTTGACCAGTTTTCATCCAATGTGTATGTGGTAAAGTGCAGGTTTTGATTCCAGACTCATACAATGGTCTAAAATTTTTAATCCAAATGTCCAGATTTTTTTGGTCTGGCCGCACTTCAATGTTGTTAAAAGTTGCAGATACTGGAATACCAGTTTCTCTTTGGACATGGAGTGCGGTTTGAATGGCAAATAAATTATCTTCTGTTTGTATGAAGATATCACCCATAGCATCCTGAAGAAACGGTGCAATCCTGCAAGTAAAGTATATGTCGTATATGTAATCTTTATACGTTTTACAAAACTCTAAGAATTCCTTGAACTGTTCCTCATTCAGCTTGGGATTGAGGGGTATACTAAATATTTTCACCTTGATTTTTATTTTCAATTTTAAGTTGTTGTTTAACTACATCATCAATATAATTCATGTCACCAGGTTTATTTTGGGACAATTCTAGTTCTTCGAGGGCTTTCTTTTCTAACACACCAATACCTCTATTTAAAACCGTATTGTATTTTAATGCGGCCTTAATGGTTTCTTCTTGGTCGTGAAGTGGCATCATTGCAATAGAATCTAAATTACCTTGTCCGATTCTACCTTGAGACATTAAATCCATTGCGGCTTGTTTGGCCATTCTGGTGACCCAATAATTGCGTTCTTCAACTTCATCGTGCTTCTCATAGCTTTTCAAATCATCAACAGTTGGAACAATATCTTTAATTATTTTAGCAAAATTGTCCAACTCTTCCATACATACTTTGTATTTTCTTTCATAAACATTCAGATCATAATTGAATTGGTCTAACTCAATAAGTAATAATTCTTTCTTTAGTTCATCTGTTTCATTTTCAATATCTCGATTGACTATCTTGATTTGAGTGTTAGTTTTCCATACGTTTCTTTCAATTTGTCTTTTTGCTGCCAATCTGGTTTCTATTTCCAGTAATGCTTGTCTAACTCTCCTATAATTTGTTACTTGTGAGTTTACAACAAAGTATCTCGACTGAAAATCTGACATTGCCCATGAGCCATAATTTTCAACAATTTCATAAATCTGATTATTTTCCATATTAAAATCCTAAAATAAAATGCATCTTACCTTTTCTTGAATCTGTAGTTTCATCCCACATAAACAATTCTCTCAACTGTGTTCTGGTCATTTCTATACCCAATAATTCTTCCTTTTTATATGCAATTTCTCTAACTGTTGTGCAAGATTCAATTGCATTTAAAATTTCTTGTTCACCATCTCTGCTATCTCTTGCGTCAAATATTTCTTGAACATTCAACCTGAACACACGCTTTAATAAACTAACCGTTGCGGCTTCTGTTTCTGGTGTGTGGTAAACTTTTGTTTTTCTTTTACCTTGTGCGAGTTGATCTGCATCTGGCTCCAAGCCTTCAACATCGGAATATGCAGACCTATATCCTCTAACTTCACCATAAAATTTCCAGGCAACTGTACCCTCAATTTCTGGTATTTCTTCGTGTGTTACACCGTCAAACGGATTAGTTTCCAACACTTCATCACTCACACTATATATCTGAAAACCACTCATTGATGTTACTTGTGAAATTCCTTGTGGAATATTTCTCTTAAAATTTGCTAAAAAATATCTCATGTGTTTGTCCTCAAACTGATGCTGATGCCATTGCGGCAGAACTTATCCCATCATGCCCTTTTGGTTGTGCTGTTGACCCTAGTACAGTATATGTATCCGTACCGTGGGTCACTTTATATGTGTTGTTGTTTTGTGCGCCATTATATTCACCTAAACAATAACCCCAATTTTGTCCTGTTTCATAATTTTCTTCACCAGAATTGTTAAAACTTAAATCAGTTCTAATATTTGAACCAGTTGTATCATTTATTTTATATGCACTTGCAGTTGTATTACCACCGTTTTTAACATAAGCATAACCTTCTTTTGTTTTCAGTGCTTTACCCCAGCCATCAGTACCAACTGTTAGTCCAGCAGAACTCCATGTTTCTGTAGCAAATTCTATTTTATGGTTGCGGCTTCCGTTATAAGACTGTTTTACCCAACCGTAATATTGACCATACCATGCACAGACGAAATCCCCTGGAGTGCCGGCTGAACCACCTTGACCTGTTGCATACATAACTTCTGTTACCAAATTATGTTTATCTATGTTTGTTGCAGTTCCTAATATCCATGCTAATGATAAATTCGCATTTATTATTACACCAGCATCACCATAACTGTCGTAAGATTGTTTAGTGTCCCAAGCAGAATCGTGGGTTCTACCAGATTCTGTAACCATATTGTATGACGAAGTATATGTTCCTGTTCCAGGCCATGATTCTGAGGTTGCATATATGTATTGATAATAATCATTATAACTTCCATCAACATATGCGGCATTTCTATCTATCGAATCACCTAAATTTGTTGTCGTATCTGTTGCATGTATAGTTTTATTGGTGTTCTTCCATGGGCTTGTATCTTTATAACCACCTACCACATATCCTTTGTAATATATTGTTCTGTATTTAAAAGGATTTGCTGAGAATGGATTTGATGTTTGTGTGTCACCGTAAACAGTCCATGAACTATTAGAATCATAAATGTAAAGTACACCATTATCTGACACATAAGTGTTACCAACTGATGGTGACGAAGGGAAGTCGAAAGCCATTATACACCACCCAATAAGAATGCTGAGGCTGTGCCGCAACATCCTGAACTCATTCCATCATGTCCTTTTGGTTGTGTGTCTGAGCCCATAGCTGTTGAAGTATCAGTTAGATAATTTATTTTTTGTGTATTGTTTGTTTGATTACCATTGTAAGAACCCAAACTATAACCGTGATTTTGGCCAATCTGGTGATTTTCTTCACCGCATGTATCAGGTCTGGCTACTGTTGTTATAGCAGTTGTACCTGGAACAAAATCATTCCATTTATTATAAGTTGCAGAACCACCGTAAGAACCTGTTGCACAATAACCATAACCCATTTTAGTTGATAACCCTTTAGGTTGTCCGTCTGATCCCGAACTCCATGTACCAGAAATCCATGTTTCTGTAGCAAATTCTATATATGCGGCGGTGCTATTAACTGCAATCCATCCTCTAAACTGGCCATGCAGTGTAGCTATACCACCAGCTGTACCACCAGCTGATGCAGGATTGGCTCCTACAGAACCTGCATTGTACATTGTTTCTGTTACATAGTTATGTTTATCTGTTGCTGTAGAACCTCCGGCAGTTATATAACCAACGGTTAACGATCCGTTCATCAATACGTCAGTATCACCTCTAGTTGTTTTTGTGTTCCATATAGAATTGTGAGTTCTTCCTGAATCTGTTGACATATTAACAGATGATGTGTGTGTTGAAGAGCCATTTACTGCACCGGACATTCCATAAACATAATGATAATAGTCACTAAAGCCACCGCCAATATAAGAAGCATTATAGTCAACCATGTCTCCAAGATTAGTAGTCACATCAGTTGAGTGCTGAGTTTTGTTTACGTTTCTCCAAGGTGAACCACTTTTATATCCAGCTGAAACATATCCTCTTGTGTATATTGTTCTATATCTAAAAGAATCCGTAAAAGGGTTTGATGGTTGTGTGTCACCCTTTGTGGTCCAAGATGCACTTGTGTCGTACAGATAGATGTAACCTGTTGGTGCAACGAATTGCGTTCCTGTTGTTGGTGAAGTTGGAAAAATAAAAGCCATTTTAGTACTTTGTGTTACTTACCATATAGAATATTTATTGCTGTATATCTTATACATCTATCAATTTAGAAATAAGAGATTCGAGCATAGCTACTCTAGCACGAAGGTCTACAACCTCTTTGGCAAGTTCTACGGACGAAGCCAGAGCGGCATTACCATATGAAACAGATAAAGTTTTCATATCATCATTTGCAGTCAGTATAGCTTCTGGTAATAATTCCTGTAATGACTGTGCTGATACACCAACTTGTGTTAAATCTTTTTCATCAATACGTTCATATATACCGACTTTAACTTGCGCCAATCGAGTGACATAGTTTACTGGCATATTACGCCAATTTTTCTTCAGTCTTTCGTCCGAAAATGACGTTACGCTTCCGGCCGCAGTCATGTTTCCGGACATGTCAAGCACCCAGCGGTTAGCTGACGCCGACCAACCACCAATACGAAGTACGTTATCAGAATCCAGACCCATGTTGACAGCAAAAGCGCCGCTTCTATGGAATGACATAAACGCAGAATTACCGCCTGTTGCATATGCTTGGAGTGGTGGAGAACTTAAACTTCCTGATGTTCCACCTAAGTTAGACTGGAAATATGTTTCGGTAGTAACTGTGCTACCAAAACCTGGTCCAATTGGTCCAATTGGTCCGATTGGTCCAATGGGTCCTTGACCACCACCTGGTCCAATGGGTCCAATTGGTCCGATTGGTCCAATGGGTCCTTGACCACCACCTGGTCCAATGGGTCCAATGGGTCCTTGTGGTCCTGTTGGTCCTCTGGGTCCGATAGGTCCAATAGGTCCGATAGGTCCAATAGGTCCGATAGGTCCAATGGGTCCTTGTGGTCCAATTGGTCCGATAGGTCCAATAGGTCCGATAGGTCCAATGGGTCCTTGTGGTCCAATTGGTCCGATAGGTCCGATTGGGCCAGCAGGACCACCAGGTCCTTGATTACCAATTGGTCCGATAGGTCCGATTGGGCCAGCAGGACCACCAGGTCCTTGATTACCAATTGGTCCGATTGGGCCAGCAGGACCACCAGGTCCTTGATTACCAATTGGTCCGATAGGTCCGATTGGGCCAGCAGGACCACCAGGTCCTTGATTACCAATTGGTCCGATAGGTCCAATAGGTCCTTGTGGTCCAATCAGCCCGCTGTTTGGACCTGTCCATGCTCCAGATGAATTGATAACTTGACCGTATCCCTCAATTCCTAATGAACCTACACTTGTCGTGCCTGTTACTGTAAGTGTGCTGTTTGCGGTAACTGGTCCAGTGATTACGCCACCTGCTTTTGAAAAGTAAAGCGTAAAATCTGGAATTGGGAAAGCATCAACCCATTGTGAACTGGTTCCATCATAGTATCGTATTTTCAGTTTACCTGTGTCTGATTCCCACCAGAAATCACCAGGAGTAAAAATTGAAGGTGCTGTATCACTAATAGTAATAGTGGGAATATTTCTCCACGCTTGCCATGTGCCGGAAGATTTTCCTCTTACAGCAATACCACCTGTACGGAAGTCACCATAAATTTCATGGTACCAATCAGTGCTGTAACCTGCAACATATAATCCACCATCTGATTGTGAACCAACTGAACCACCTAGGCCATAGGATGATGGGATATTAGAATTTACATATCCAACAGCATTAAGTGAAGTGGGGCTACTTGCGTCTAATGGGTTGCTAGAAATTGCAGAAGTGAAGTTTGGTGCAACTGCTCCAATTGGTCCAATAGGTCCAATTGGTCCAATTGGTCCTTGTGGTCCAGTATTACCGATAGGTCCAATTGGCCCGATAGGTCCTTGTGGCCCGATAGGTCCGATTGGTCCAATTGGTCCGATTGGACCCTGTGGTCCGATAGGTCCAATAGGTCCAATTGGTCCGATTGGACCCTGTGGTCCGATAGGTCCAATAGGTCCAATTGGTCCGATTGGACCCTGTGGTCCTGTTGGTCCAATAGGTCCGATTGGCCCGATAGGTCCTTGTGGTCCAATGGGTCCAATAGGACCGATGGGTCCGATTGGACCCTGTGGTCCTGTATTACCAATGGGTCCGATAGGTCCTTGATTTCCGATTGGACCAATAGGTCCGATGGGTCCTTGTGGTCCAGTTGGTCCAGTATTACCGATTGGACCAATAGGTCCTTGATTTCCGATTGGACCAATAGGTCCTTGTGGTCCGATTGGACCGATGGGTCCTTGTGGTCCGATTGGACCGATGGGTCCAGTATTACCGATTGGTCCGATAGGTCCTTGATTTCCGATTGGTCCCTGTGGTCCAGTAGGACCCAATGGTCCAATTGGGCCGATAGGTCCTTGATTACCAATCGGTCCTTGATTACCAATGGGTCCAATTGGTCCCTGTGGTCCTGTATTACCGATTGGTCCGATAGGTCCTTGTGGTCCGATTGGTCCAATTGGGCCGATAGGTCCTTGATTACCAATCGGTCCGATAGGTCCTTGTGGACCAGTTACACCTTGATTACCAATTGGACCAATTGGGCCGATAGGTCCGATAGGTCCTTGTGGTCCAGAAACTCCTTGATTACCAATCGGTCCGATGGGTCCTTGTGGTCCAGTTACGCCTTGATTACCAATCGGTCCGATAGGTCCTTGCGGACCGGTTGGACCCTGATTACCAATTGGTCCAATGGGCCCGATAGGTCCAATGGGTCCCTGTGGTCCAGTGTTGCCGATAGGACCCTGTGGTCCAGTATTACCAATAGGTCCCTGTGGACCAATTGGACCCTGTGGTCCAGTTGGTCCAGTATCACCGATTGGTCCGATAGGTCCTTGTGGACCAATCACGCCTTGATTACCAATGGGTCCAATTGGTCCCTGTGGTCCAGTTACGCCTTGATTACCAATAGGTCCAATTGGTCCCTGTGGTCCTGTTGGACCTGGTGAACCTACTGCACCTGATATATTAACATCCCAATTGCTGTATGTACCTGAACCAGAAAAACCAACTGTTAAGAATTCTATAAAACCATTTGACGATTCGTAGTGTGTTACATCAGCATCTTGGTATAATGAAACAGTGTTAGCAATACGAAAAATTTGACCTATCGAATATGCAAGCCCAGTTCCAATAATAATACTTCGTGTATTTCCGTCACCAACTATCGTGTATGAAGTGCTACTTGTCGTGCGATATCTATCACCAACTGGACCTTGTGGGCCAGTTGCTCCAGTAGGACCTTGTGGTCCTGTTGGACCTGGAGTTAATGAAATGTTATTGGCGTAATCAAATGATGCTTGTGCAGTAATATTTGCACTATTGGCACGACTGAAAGCCGCATTAATAATTGGCGATAGTGTTTCACCAATAATAATTTTATCGTTTGATGAATAACCAGTAAGTGTAATGCCATTGGTACTTTCGAACGATAGAATGTCTGTTGCTGATGTGGGTACTAAGAGAGTACCATTCACATTCACCGACTCAAAAACATCCTGTAGGCGGATCGTTTTGATTTGATCCGACTCATTCTTATAATAGATAATACCATCATTGTAATTGATGGCCAATTCACCATAATTTAAACCATTCGCATCAGGAACAATACCTGTTACGCCTGATTTTTTAATTTGAATTACTGTATTTGTCATTAGAAGCTACCGGCGTCCTCAGTTATTATTGTTTCTTTGAATGGAATTTTTTTGACACCTTTTTTAGACTCGATTTCATTTTTCAAATTTCGGGCAAGCTCAGTTGTCAAAGATTCAATAATTTTTATCTTTTCGTTTAATTCAGATTCAAAAGTTTTAGTCTTCTCATCCATTTGAGATTCAAGTTCATTAATTTTTGTGACCAAATTCTCATTATGTTTTCTTGATTTAACTAATTCATTTTTAAAAGTATCAATGTGTTCCGAATTCTTTTTGAGTTCACTTGATTCTGAAACGACTATATCTTTTTGTTTCCTCATTTCACCTAATTGGTGTTTGAGTGAATCAATTTCATTTTGTTTTATAGAAAGTTCTTCTTTATTTTTATTTTCAAAATGTCTTAAACTTTCGGACGCAACATGCAAATCTTCTTCTGCAATTTTTTTCTGGGTTTGCAGAACAAGATTTTTATGTATAGATTCGGTGACTGTTGCAGATAATAATTCAATATATGAGGCAACAAATTTTTCTTGGTTCATACTATATCTCCATCAATTATTTGGTATTTAGAATGTGCCTCCATCAAGCCCACCAAATTTAACACCGTCTGTTCGATATTGTAAAACTTGCCCTGCTGTTGGTGTGTTTGTTACTCCGAATGCACCTGTTCCATTACCAAATAATACAGCGTTTGCTGTAACTGTTTGTAATCCAGTGCCACCAAAAGCCACAGGTAATCCAAAACCTGCACCTAAAACTTTTGTGTTGTTTATATATACTGATGAAACATTGGCTGCACCGGAAACATCAAGCGTATAGTTTGTGTTTGCACCAGAAGATTTACCAATTGCCCATGTTGGAACACCAGTTAGAGAATCATTTGCTCTTGTAATGAAACCAACGATGTTAGATGTTTCTACTGCGCCAATATGGAAATATAGACCACCAATGTTTGCGGAAGAAACGTCTGAAGTACCAGTACCAATCCATAAGTTACCAAAACCTATGCCAGTTTGTCCTGCAACCAACAAATAACCATCATTTGGTTTATGAAAGCCATCATAGCTGTATGCGCCGCCAGCCATACCCATATCAATATAGCCGGTTGAATCTGTACCATTGTCGGCTGTTACAACATAGTCAGCAGAACCTTCATTGTTCAAGTTCTGTAAGTTATTTTGCACATATCGATAGCTTGAGCCTGTACCCTGATACATTGTATTAGGTAAAGGTTCATATGAGGAATATCCTACGGCCAACGTTGTGTTCGATGCATCGAACCTTAAATAGGTGTTAGCCTCGATTGCATTATTACCACTAACTGAATGTGACAATGTAACGAAATGTTGATTTTGTATATGCCCGGTTGCATCCGTCATATTGGCATAATATGCTACGTTTGCAACGTTAGCCAGTTGTACGTTCGATGCAACAAGCAACTGATTCGTAATGATTGTTCCGTTTGCAGTCATTGATGCAACGTTTGAGTGCCCAGATACTTCTAGTACACCAACATGTAAACCATTTGTTACTGAACCTGCATTCAGTGTAGTTGTACCCGCAATTGATTGACCGCCGCCAGTGTCAACGATATCATATATTGAACCTGTAGCAGAATCTACTTGCCATTTGTCTGTAGCTTCGTTCCACTTGATGGCTGCATTATCTGCTGCACCACGATTAACTGTAATGAATGCATCGATAAGTGGAGAACCACTTGCGTTAGCATTCATTACAATTTCATTATTATCGACTAATAGTGTCTCTACGTTTGTATATGATGTTGCGCCTTTTACTGTTAAGTTGCCAGACACTACAACGTTTTGTACAAAAGATGCTGTATTTTGCGTAAATGTTGCAACAGTTGCATTATTTGCAACAATAATAACTGAACCACCTGCAACTGTGTTACTTGTATTTACGTTAGAGTAACCAATAGAACCTATAGTGCCTTCATATATTGTGTTTGATGATAATGCACTTATTCTGGTATCTAAGTAACCCTTATTGACAGCATCCGTAGACTGTGAAGCGCCATCAGCAATCGAAACCATCTTAAACGCTGCGTCTCCTGCATTATCACGGCGAACAATAGTGTTACCCGTGTTCGAAGAGGTGGCATTATCAAGTAGATTGACATAGTATTTACCACCAATTGTAATTACGGAATTATCCGTATTACCTACGAATAATTTGTCTGATACGTATGAGTATGCTTGTTCACCCGGATTTAATGTTGTAGGTAAAGAAGTTACGTCTGAACGTAAAATTTGAATGATTGTGTTTGTTGCGCCTGCCATTAGAATGTGCCTCCGTTTAATCGTGGTATGTTTTGAACCACGAATTTTTGTATTGTACTGTCATAAGTCAAGACAGAGTTATTGTTTGCTGAATTCATAATTTCCACATCTGTAGCATTTGCTATAACAACATCAGTAGGATTAGGTAAATAATTGAAAGTTTTAACTCTCGGTGCATTTACCGAAGCCAGAGAGACCTTCACTGTATTTATTGTTTGTGACATTATAACATTCCAGGAGTTTTAGTTACCTGAGGAGATACATTCACAATACCCTCTAACACACGAACTCTTGTTTGTGTGTTTGTCAAATATACATCATACACATATCTTCCAGGATAAATGTTCGCCGTGTTTGCAGAGTCCAATGATATGGTTATAATTCCAAGCAATGGATTATTTCCTGTTGAAACGGTGAATGTTGCGGCCGCATTTGAAGAATAATATGATTTACGCATCTGTGATGATGCTGTGTATGTGGCAAGGTTAAAAGATTCTCCGGCAACATCATCCAATTCAATGGATGCGTTGAATGATGAGCCTTGCTCCAAAAACAGTTCTGAATAACCTGCTGGCATATCGTTAGTTTCCTTTTAATATGGTATATTTATTAACTTCCGGAAATTAACGAATACTTAGGGTATTTTTTTCTTCAGTTCTTTGACTTCATTCGACAGTTCTTTAACCGCTTCAATGAGAACACCAACTATGTTACCATATGCAACTGACAAATATTCGGATTCTTTTTCTTTTTGTACAACTTCCGGTAAAACTTTTTGTACTTCTTGTGCGATAACACCAACACCAGGCCTACCTTCACGTTCGAATCTCACTCCTCTCATATTTTCAATACACAGGAGAGCATTTTCAATAGTTTGAATATTAGTTTTTAATCTTTCATCAGAATAAGCAGTAACGTTGCCTGGAGCAGTTAAGTCTCCTGTGCTAGGATTGAATGTGAATGCTGTTGCTGTTGTTCTAACACTTGGTGTTTGATTGCTGCCGGCACTTGCAACAAACACTGGGAAAAAAGAAGCGTCTGTTGTTATTGCAGTGGCATTAATTTCAGTGGAAGGTCCGATTGGCCCAATAGGTCCGATTGGACCGATGGGTCCTTGTGGACCTAGAGGTCCGATAGGTCCGATTGGTCCAATGGGTCCTTGTGGTCCAATAGGTCCGATAGGTCCTTGTGGTCCAATGGGTCCTTGTGGTCCAATAGGTCCGATGGGTCCTTGTGGTCCGATTGGTCCGATTGGTCCAATGGGTCCAATGGGTCCTTGTGGTCCGATTGGTCCGATTGGTCCAATGGGTCCAATGGGTCCTTGTGGTCCAATAGGTCCGATAGGTCCTTGTGGTCCAATAGGTCCAATTGGACCAATGGGTCCAATTGGTCCTTGTGGTCCTGTAGGTCCTGTTGGACCTCTAGGTCCGATTGGTCCAATGGGTCCAATGGGTCCTTGTGGCCCGATAGGTCCAATTGGTCCAATGGGTCCTTGTGGTCCGATTGGTCCGATAGGTCCTTGCGGCCCGATTGGTCCGATAGGTCCTTGTGGTCCAATGGGTCCGATTGGTCCAATGGGTCCTTGTGGTCCAATAGGTCCGATAGGTCCTTGTGGCCCGATTGGTCCGATGGGTCCTTGTGGCCCGATTGGTCCAATAGGCCCGATAGGACCAATGGGTCCTTGTGGTCCAATAGGACCAATGGGTCCAATGGGTCCGATTGGTCCCTGAGGTCCAATAGGTCCGATTGGTCCTTGTGGTCCAATGTTACCTGCTCTAGTGAATTGCACCATCACCAAATCGTTGTTAGTAAATGTTCCCACACCAGAAACGTATGTAAGAACAACAGTTCTAAACCCTGTTGAGTCTGTTACTGTACCTGAAGCAAATACAGCATACTTAGATGTTGGTGAACCGAACACAGAGAGTCTGATGTAACCTTTAGTTGCACCGTTTGCTTGACCCCATTCTGTAAGTATGGTGGAAATATCATTGCCATATGTGTCAAGGTTATCAAAGTAACCAGCGGTTGCAGAAGCAATCGTTCCATTATTCAGTCTGAAGAAACCTGCACCAGGATCTGAAGCTGTGGTTGTTGTTGAATACTGTTGTGCAACACCAAGAACTGCACCGGAGTTAACAACGTTCGATGAAATTCTGGAATTTACATCCAACCTCATCTGATTAATTCGGTTTGCTGTAGCGGCTTGTGTCGTACTTGTGCTTGTATCAGTGTCGTTCAACTGAACAATACCAGCGTTGTTTACGTTAGCTGTATATTTTTCAGTAACAATTGTATTGTATGTGTTCGGGTTAGCACCAGAAATCTCACGTATTTTCCACATGCTATCGGAATTATCAAATCTGATATATGCATTTGGTGAGAAAGCTGGACCAATCGTACTTGTTCCAAGAGTTGTTGTAAGTGTTCCTGCTGAAACAGCAACTGTAACGACAAAAGTAAATGAAGTCGAGTTTACATTTGTTACAGTCCAAGTACCATTCAATTTAGTTTGTTGTGTACCTGTTGCACCTGCAACTGTTATGGATTGTCCAGTGGCAACTGTGACCGCACCGGCATGGTTACATGTTACAGTTGTAGTTCCATTACCAACAAAGTTTGTTGGTGTTATACCATAAGTTGTCGATAACTGTCGTTGTACACCGAATTGTGCGGTTTGTGATGCTGTGATTGGTGTTGCACCGTACAAGTCAAACTCAGATGAGTTGTACACTGTACCACCATCAATAACAAAGTTACCCTTAACCGTTAAATCTTTGCCAGCAATAATAGAATTGTTTGAAAAAATGTTATCTGCGTTGATAGATGGAGTGTAAATGTCTGTGTTAGCAGTCAAGAAATTTACATTGATATTATCTACAACAGAAATATATTGTACGTTTGCGCCTATAATATTGGCTGTTCCTCCAACATTTACTGTGTTGGCATTCATATGGCTAGTATTGATTACAGAATTTGCTGTAATATAACCAACATTCAACATTGTAGCAATTCTACCGTAACTTGCAACGTTTAAATTACCACCGTTCAAGTTTGTATTAGCAGTGATTGTACCACTAATCATTGATGTGTTAGCAACCAAACCCGCGGTTACAATCGTACTATTAGCAACCAAACCAGCGGTTACAATCGTACTATTAGCAACCAAACCAGCGGTTACAATCGTACTATTAGCAACCAAACCAGCGGTTACAATCGTACTATTAGCAACCAAACCAGCGGTTATCACTCCAGTATTAGCAACAATATTACCAGCTTGTAATCTGGTTGTGAATGCTTCTGTTGTAGTAATATGACTATTGGAATTCAAGGATCCGGCATATGAAATACCAGACGCATAAGCCTGTGTTGTAGTAATATGACTATTGGAATTCAAGGACCCAGAGATTAATCCAGTGTTAGCAACAATATCATCGGCTTGTAATCTGGTTGTAAATGTTTCTGTTGTTGTTACATATGAATTAGAATTCATTGACATTACATATGCATTACTAGAAGTATATAATGTGGCGGTGTTAACGAAAACGTTAGCCGATAAACTGTTAACATTAGCAGTCAATGAGTATACATTAGATGTGGTAACGTATGAATTAGAATTCAATGACATTACATACGCATTACTAGATGTATATAATGTGGCGGTGTTAACGAAACTGTTGGCACTCAAGAAATTTGTATTGACACTAGTGTTAGCTACTAGACCAGCAGTTACAACCCCTGTATTAGCAACAAGTGCATTTGTTATCACTCCAGTATTTGCTACAATATTACCTGCTTGTAATCTGGTTGTAAATGATTCCGTTGTAGTAACATAACTATTTGAATTCAATGACATTGTATACGCATTACTAGATGTATATAATGTGGCGGTGTTAACAAATGAATTAGCACTCAAGAAATTTGTATTGACACTAGTGTTAGCCACCAAACCGGCGGTTACAATGGTGTTATTAGCAACCAACCCGGCGGTTACAACCCCTGTATTAGCAACAAGTGCATTTGTTATCACTCCAGTGTTAGCAACAATATTGCCTGCTTGTAATCTGGTTGTAAATGATTCCGTTGTAGTAACATAACTATTTGAATTCAATGACATTACATATGCATTGCTGGACGTATATAATGTGGCAGTATTAACAAATGAATTAGCACTCAAGAAGTTTGTATTGACACTAGTGTTAGCCACCAAACCAGCAGTTATCATTCCAGTGTTAGCAACAATATTACCTGCTTGTAATCTGGATGTAAATGCTTCGGTTGTGGTAACATAACTATTGGAATTCAATGACATTACATATGCATTACTAGAAGTATATAATGTGGCGGTGTTAACGAAACTGTTGGCACTTAAAAAGTCTGTATTGACTCTAGTGTTAGCCACCAAACCAGCGGTTACAATCGTACTATTAGCTACTAGACCAGCAGTTACAATCGTACTATTAGCTACTAGACCAGCGGTTACAACCCCTGTATTAGCTACCAAACCAGCGGTTACAACCCCTGTATTAGCAACAATATTATCTGCTTGTAATCTGGATGTAAATGCTTCGGTTGTGGTAACATAACTATTGGAATTCAATGACATTACATACGCATTACTAGATGTATATAATGTGGCAGTATTAACGTATACATTTGCACTTAGAACATTAACGTTAATTGCGCCCGCAATATTAGCCCAACCAGCATTTACTTCAATGTTTGCTGTTAAGTTCTGTGTGTATCCAGTTGAAATATACAATAGGGGTGTTTGAATCCATGTATTCGATACGAGATTAGCAATTCTTGTATTACCACCGACAACTAAATTATTTGCAAGTGTTACATTGCCATTAAACAATGAGTTGTTTGCAACATACAGGCTTGGACCGCCAGCATTGTTCAGCCCTGCACCTACGATTTGAAGATTGGCTAAGTTTGCAACACCATCAACACGAAGCCCTAGCCCGGTATTGTTAGCAACATAAATGAAACCTGTCGTACTGACAGTCAATCCATTTTGTATTGTCGCCGAAGAGCCTACACCAGAAACTTGAAATGAACCTTGTATAAGTGCATTATTGGAAACTTGTAAGCCAGTTCCAGGAGAATCAATAAGGAAAGTGCCGGTGTTTTTGGTGTAGTTGTTCGCACCAATATCATTGGTTTCCGACAACACGTTGTTTGTTGTGGTTACCCAATCACCAAATGTGTTGGCATAATTTAAAGGAATGATTTGATTAGCCATTGTTGCCCTTGCCTATTAATTGCTTCAGTAGTTCTTTGATATCGGTTACATCGCTTTTCATTGATGTAATTTCCAACTTTATATTATTTATTTCATCTTTTTGAGACTTAATTATTTTTGATCTATTAAAATACTCTTCTTTGGCACTTCTATCATTATTGATAAGTGCCATAGAATTTGTATCTCTTAGATAATTAGTGTCGTTAACTTGCACTAACATTATTAAGCACCTGAAGGTAGAGCAAGAACTCTCAAATCATGTAAAACCGGAGTTCGTGTTGAGTCTGATGTTGCTAAAACAATTTTTATCGCAAATTGACTGAATTGATTGTAGGTCAAACCACTTGTGCTTGTATAAGAAATTTTATTATCTGGAATATTATTAGTACCAGGTGATGAAACGAATTCTCTCAAATCATCTCTACTCAAAGAGAATGAATTTGATCCTTCTGTTTCTGTCATAATTTTCCAGGTTTGATCTTCAAATTTCTCAGTATCATTTCTATTTTGTATCTTATAGTAAACAAGAATACTGGAACCAACTGGCTTATATGCTGTGTAATAGACACGAAGGTCACCAGAATCATTACCTGGAGTTAAAACAACTTTTTTGGTTATGTATTTTGCTATACCGTTACCACCACTAGAAGACGTTTCACCTTTAACAATTGCGGTTGCAAGTGAACCAGTACCGTTTGCAGCTATAGTTATTGTTGGTGTTGTTATATAACCAGAACCAGGGATATCAAATATAATCTTATCGACGATATAACCGCCGACTCCATTTGTTACCAAATTTGCAATAGCATTTGCTTGTTGACCACCAATTGAGGTTGGAGCAGAAATTGTTGCAGACACATTGGCCTTACCGTCACCATCAAGAGTATATATAGCTGTTACGCCAGCAGTATTACCGCTTGTCACCAATACATCCGTGTTTGCAAGACTCATATTGTTTATACTATATTGAATACTATACACTGATAATCCATCGTCAGACAATACAGGTGAAACATACTTATCATCAGAAGATAATGTAGCAGTAACCACGAAGGACGAGCTAGAGTTTGCATCTAAAACACGTGAACCTTTTCCATCATCGAGATAGATATTGTCCGGCATTGCTGTACCAAATTTACCTGGTTGTACATTTCTTGTGGTATCGGCTGCGTAACTTGAGTATAGAGAAGGTCTATATGTGTAAGACAATTCTGTATCTGTCGGTGAAAAGTCCGTTGTTGTGATATTAAATGCATCAACTTTAAAGTCTTCAGCATACAATGTACCATTAATGTTCGATGCTGTATTTGCATTGCTGATGTATTCTAAATCATTAGATACCTTCTTACGTAGAGGTATCTTCTTTGGAACAACATACTGCACAGTAGGTGTTGCGGCTGTATTAAATACGCAGTTATCAATAATGAACATCAAATTCTTTGTTTGATCTGCTGTCCATGTTATACCGTTTTGTGATTCGAAAAGAGCACCAATATACGGCGAACCACCAATTTTTGTAATCACTGTTGGTGTAGAATCTGTTGGTAAGTTCTTTACGGATGATGCTACTGCAATAGAATTTTGTGCAGCGGTCCAAACAGTATAATCGGCTGAAGTTGTTTGCAGAATGAATGCATACAAGTTACCTGCACGAATGTAAACTGGTGCGTCGAATGTGAACTCTGTGTATGTTGAACTGTCCAAATATTGTGGATTCAATGAAACATTAATTTGCTGTGCAGTTTTTGTTACAAGAGAACCGTCAAGTATTTGGCCATTTGGATAACCATTTAGTGTGTCAGTAATATAAAGTTTCACTGGAACCGCTGAGGTACCCGTTGGCTTAGTTCTGAAATATACTTTGATCGAACTGATGAACGCACCATTTGGATATGTTGCTTGATCAATAATAAATGTTTGTGCAATTGGATCAACTGTAAATGTAACAGTATTGATTACTTGATTGAGTCTTTCTTGAGTTGCAGTAAACACATTATTTTTAGCCGCAGCTTGTATTGTACCACCAAAGTTTAGTGATGTACTCTTTGTTGCCAAAGAAGAAGCAGTGAAAACACCCTGAGCAAACGTTGTTGCTGTAGCTGGTGTAGTATCCGTTGCACGGTTATCAATACGTATAGTTTTATCACCAGTTTTAAATGTTCCACCAGGTAACTGCAACAATGCGGTGAAATTTCCATACTCATCAGTAGAAAGTTTAGGTACTTTCTGTGAAGATGTAGCTTGTGTCATCAAGAATTGCGTACCAACTATAGAATAAGTGCTGTTTGCAGCGGTAGCTTGCCCACCAGGAGTAGCTTTATTGTTACCTAAAGAAACATTAACTACGTTTGAAAGTGTTGCAACTTTTGTAGAACCAACATAATCACTAATTGTTGCCGTAAACGTTTCATTGAATGTTTGAAATTCAATGAAATCGAATGGAGTTTGTATGACTCTTGTGAACCAGTTTCCATCCCAATCAAAATCCCAAACGGTATCTGCTCTGTAACCTGTTTTAGTTACTTGTCTTTGATTAACAGTTGTAATTCTAATTGTAGAACCATTATAATAATCATCCACAGAAGAAGCCATTGATGAAAGTGTGACTAGATTTGTGCCAGTCTTATATGTTGCACCACCAGGAAGAGTTGAACTTGATCCGGCTGTTGCTGCTGCGACCTGCCCACTCAATGAAATTTGAGCAGAGCTTGCGCTTGAGTATATTCCATTAGCATTAGGCGTGCCTGTGTATACACCACTCGTACTAAATTTACCTGATATCAATTGATTTGTAGGTGAATATGCGCTTTGCGATTTATTGTCAGACGACACATACAATCTTACACTTGTGGAAGATAATTTAGTTACTGAAATAACTCTCGCTGTTGGTACGAAGGTACCAGATGAAACAAAACCTACAACATCGCCAGCTTCAAATGTTCCGTAGACCTCACTTAATTCAATAACATTAGGATAAATTATGTACTCGTCTACTTTAGTGCCATCAAAATACACAGACACGGGTGTATTGATTTTCATGCCTTCTGCTCTCAGAATTAAATTCTGCCCGCGAATATATGGCTGAACTGAAACATCGGTAATAAAATTACCACTCACAGAAGAAACTTTGTCGTAGTTGCCTGTTACTGTTTGTCTTTGTTGATCTTCATATGTGGTTGTGGTTACTTGCCTTCCAGACTGTCGTGTGACAGAGTATTCTGTACCAGTTGTTCCCACCCAATCTGTTACTTCCAATGTATTCAGTGTATTACCCTGTCTCCATAGGGTTGTAGTAGGATCAACAATCAGAATATCTGGCTGTCTTTCATTATCAATCCACATATCCATGGCAGGATTAATATTTAAAACGCCATCTTCAACAACTACAGCAAAGGGATTTAAACTAACCGCAACACTCGCAAGTTTTTGTGAAACTAAATTTGCTGTTGTGTATGGTAGTGTTATAACGCTTGATGCTCCACCAGTTTTAGAATGATACTTGTATGAAAGCCCAGCTTCTGCGGCCGCCGAAAGATTACCATAAGCATTCAGTGCATTCAAATTAAACAACGGAGCATTCAACACACGTTCTGGTGCAGTCATCGTTGTCAAACGTTTGTTTATCTTTGCATAATAATCTTCATTTGAAATATCGGTTACCGAAAACCCAGTGAAGTTGTCAACAAGAATACCATTTTTAAAACGGTTTAAACCGTTTGCATCAGGAACTTGCAAGTCAGATGCTTGCTTTTCTAATAAACTTAATGATGTATAGTATTCAATATTGTTGACACGGGTTTGCAAGTCTGAAATGTCTTGCATTCTCCATCTCTTATGTTGAACTTTTTCAATAGAGATATTAGGTAAATAATTTGTGCTTTGACCCGGTAGATACGCAGTATATGGATCAAGAGACAATTTAGCCAACAACAAACTACCTTCTGGTTGTGTTGGGAAAACTGGTCTATTTTCTGCTTTACCGCGGATAAGTTTAAACTTGTTATCTGTCGTTAAAATCAATAAGTCTTTTCTACCCAAGTAGTGACTGTAATCAGTAATAAATGTACTTGAATCAACGGGTAATAATGCACCACCAGTTGAGGTAACTGAAGTCGAATATCTGAATTCTAATGCTGCTTGTGCATTCACGGCGCTTAATCGATAATCTATACAATCTCTAAGGTTATAAGTAATACCGGATGTTTTTGCGGTGTATGTACCTATTTCTGCATAATTTTCTGGATTAGATGACACACCACCATCACCTGCACCCAGATAAGAGTTAATGCTGAAGTAACCGTCACCACCTGCGTGTTGATAGTAGTTTACCAACACAAGTAAATTTCCCTTAGGTGTTGGTGCACCTCTTTTCAAACTAATAGATGCGTGCCCATAGTATGAATCTGTTTGCCCATTATCTAATATAAAATTCTGTGTTACATCATATGCCAAATTAGAAAGCATAGCATCTATTGCAACAATACTTGGCGCGCCAGTATCTATAATTTTAACAATGTTTTTAACGTCAGCTATGTATAGTGACTGTGATGATCCAGGTCGTACTTGATTTAGACTCGGAATATAAACTTGCCCGTGGGTCAAATCAACTTTAATGCCGCCAACATTTGTACCCGTAATGTTTACACCGGTTGTATTTGCTTGAATTAAATTCTTAATTTTTAATGCTATAGCTGTTGTGCCAGCATCTGTAATTGCACTTCTAGCTAAGATTGTTCCAGTGAAAGTTGAACCTCCTGCTGTTAAGGTTGCAATTTTTTTCGACACATCTAATGCGATAGTATTGGTACTAGTAAAATTAATAATTTGCCCGTTATTGAACGAACTTGATCCTTTGTCCGTTACGATAACAACCCAATTATCTTTTGCCTCTGTCGAGGATTGAGTAGCACTCGCTGAACCTACAAACGTGGCATCAGTGCCAGATAATGAGAACGTTGCGACACCAGATGCAAACGACACACCACGTGACATTTTCCAAGATTGATATGTTTCATCATTCAAGTTGTAAACGTATGGATACCCAATATTAAAAATTAACTCAGGTGATGTTGGATTTCCAATAACTGTTGGTAGTGTGCTAACACCAGAAACTATACCGTCAGTCTTACTTAATGGATCAACACCCGCAAATGTTGCCACTGAAATTCCTGATGATGGAGGTACTGTCAGCAAATTAAAATTGGCTACATCAAATCTCAAACTAAAATTAGATGAGCTTGTTGGTATGATAGTGAAAGGTGAATCTACTGTAGCAGTTTTTGTTGTGCCATTATATGAAATAATTTTTCTAACATCACCGGCGGATGTTCCAGAATCAATAGAAATTGTTGCATTTATATATGCATTATCAACTGCACTGAATTTACTACCCGTATTATTAAATTCTATAGTAGTTGAAGTTCCCGAAACGGCCGCAGCAGTCAATGTGTTAGCTTTAATATCGGAAATATATGCTTTGTAAATATATGTTCTAGTATTTGCATTGTCGGATGCAGATTCAAACTCTAAGCCTCTTAGATATGCTGAACCCGCTTTGGTGGAATTATATGTAGTTGCATTTGTTATATCTATAGATGTATTTGTATTGGCTGCATGAAAATCAACTTGAATAACCTTAGTAACATCAAGTACACCAGTAACATCATTAACATACAAATAGTTACCATAGTCCAGTGTCATATTATTGTTATTAATAAGTTCAGTTTCTCTCGCTCTCGATGTTTCAAGTGTGCTGTCGAGAGAAGATTCGACACGATAGCCTTTTACATATGCTACACCGGCACCGATATTAAGTTTATATGTGGTAGAATTCTCGGTGTTTGCAGTTGGTGTTATCTTAAAATCATTGACAATAAAATCACCATTTGTATCATAAGTTCTTTTTGCAAAGTAGTCGTTGATAACTCCGTAGACTGTGCCATCAACCAGACGTTGAATAACACCTCCAGTAATTCTTGTCAATTCAATAAAATTACTATCAGCACCAGTAGTAATGTCTTTAGTATCTAACGTCAATGTGATTGTATAGCGGTCTGCTCCTGGTGCCTGGTAGTTTGTAGCACCTACAGCAGGATCTAAAAGATTTGGATCAGTTACGTAATCAGAAACAAACTCAGAGATAGATAACCCGATACGTTTAGTTGGTGTGTTACCAAACTTTTGTACAATAATGGTTTGAGGTTGTACAGAAACAAAGTTACCAATTGAATAACGAGAATATGTTCCATCATCATTTTGAACATCAGAGAATGAATAACCATTCACGATATAAAAAACACCTTCTGAAATAGAAGCTGTTGTAGCCAAGCCAGTAAAGTTAGTTGCAACAATTTGTGCAATAGATGATGTGCTTGAAGAGTATACTAGATCACCTGCCGAAAATTGATTGCCTGACAAATATGTAACAATCAATGTTGGTGCATCAACTGATGTAGCTTCTTCTGTAGCAATAACTTTAGCAAAAATGGTGCCCGTGGCGTCCACGATTACCTGATTTAAAAAATCTGATGCAACAATGTCGTTATCATTATATGTTGTATTAAGTTTCAAATAAATTGCGTTTGTATTAACAGTAACCTGCCCGCCAGTGACAGGTGTATTCTGTTTAAAAATATGGTCGGCGAATTTAGTGATCTGATCTTGTAGAATCGTTTGCGATTGCGTCAGTTCTCTAGCCTGCACTGCGCGACCAGGTCTAAACAAAATTCTATGATAGTTGTTATTTGGGTCGAAATCGTCAAAGTATGGATCGACATTGAAATTAAGCATTTTTTTCCTTTAGTATCCTAGAACCAGTTTAAAAATTTCAGAACCATCTGCGTTTCTTTGCACAGGCTCTCTGTTTTCTAAGTAGGTTAAATATCCGGAGAATGTTATGAAATCTGGTGGTGTTTGTTGCAATACAACTCTCGATGTGCCTGATGTGACACCATATAAAACTGCACTATTGTTTGCATTCCCGAGTGTATTTATTAACCTTACCGTATTGGTTGGAGAATTATAACTCAAAACTGTAGCAGTAAATGTTGCAGACGCTAACAAACCATTAGGTGATTGATACACCGTTTCATCTGGTGTGTACGCACCGAAACCTTGAGACACTCCGAAGTTGGTCGTTGCACTATATATGTCTGCACTAGCTCTTTGTATGGTTGTACCAACACGGGCCAGTGGATTCACAAGCAATCCGATCTGTCTAAAATCTATATCTGTTGGTAAATTTCCATTTTCATCTCTATTGAAACGAGCAGTCAACATAATATGCTTTGCTCCCAATTCAGTTGCAGGATTGTATCCGTGCCCGCCAATCGGTGACGTTGGAGCAATAGCAGTGGCGTTTGATCCGGTTGCAGATGTGATTGTTACACTTGAATAAGAATAATTTGACCCTGTGTTTGCTACTACAATATCGTTGATTGAGCCGGCAACAACAACAGCATTTGCAGATGCGAATTGCCCATCACCAGTAATGGTCACTGTGATGGGTGAAGTTGCTGGATCATAACCGCTTCCGCCGTTTGTTACATTAATAACATCAATACTACCATAGCCAGAAAAAGTTGAAACAGGATTCGGCACAGTTGTTGATATGGGAATAGGCATCCATGCATCATCCATAAACTTCAGTTTACTGCCGGAAGTTATAGTGTACATATATTTCCACTTATAATCGTCAGCGCCTTGAAATATTTGATTCGCATTAAAATTTCCAGGCTCAAAGAATGGTTCTGTGCTTACTACACCACCAGAATTGTTCCATAGGCACTTGAATACTTGATCGAAACGATTCTTGACATAAAATCTTCTTAATATTGTTCCGTTTGGTTCAAGTGCAAACATATCAATATCATCTCTATAGTAGTCATACACTTGGCCAGAAGCCCAATCAATTCTCTCTATCACAGGAGACATATCTGAGGAAGTAATTCTCTTAGCAACAAAAATATTCTTGAAAGTTTCTTTCAAATTCTTTTGATCTTCCGTTGGTGCTGGCGGAATAGTATCGACTGGCCATGCCTTCACACGTGAGAGAAAACAATATAAGCTACCAAAAAGTTCCCCTGTCGTTGAAATTGTTGCAGTGGGTGAATAATAAACCGTCGAGGCTTGATAATAACCATTATTATTTGTTAGAATACCTGTGTTTGCTGACATTATATAATCCTATTAAGTGCCCACAACCTGAACAAGAACGTTCGCAGTATCTGTTCCGAAACACATATACTTTGCAACGATTGTTGATGTTGATGGGTGTGCGAACGTAGTTGAGTTTGTTGTTGAGTTGAGTGCTGAACAACCGTGTGTGAAAGTTCTGTTTGACCCCGAAGTATTTGTCATCCAAAGTTCCACTTGTTTACCTGGAACAAAGTTTGAGAAAGACACTGCATAATCGGCTGCAACGTTGGCACGAAGAACGGCATTGTTTGCAAAGTCAATTGTGATTGCAGTTTGTGCGGCCTCAAAAAGACGAGGTGCATAAACAAAACCTTTTTCGGGGTAAACATAACCGTCAAAGTGTACAGCATCACCATTAAAAGATGCAATTTCTTGAACTGTATTTGTACCAGTTCGAATGTTATAGAACTTAATCATTGAGCCACGTGCAGAGTCTGTATAGTTCTCTGTAGCAAGAATATCAATACGTGCAACACCAAGTGGTGCAAAACCTGTTGTACCCCATCCGTTACCGGCCATTCGCATCAACACATCATTGTTCTGTGTTGCTGTTGGTGAAGCTACTGTACCACGTCCAGAACGTCCAGCAACTAGGCTATAAGCTGAACCATCTGTACTAAATGAATCATATATGATGCGAGCAGGTGTATTTGGCCTACCAGTAACATGTATCATTGTTCCAGATTGAGAAAGTGGTTGTACAGTTGCTGTTGCTTTGATGGTGAGTGCCGCTTCTGTTGCACCAAACGTAGAGTTTGCCAATACGAATGTACCATTAACGAAGCCATCACCTGAGATGTAAAAATCACCAGTAGTTGCAACACCATTTGTATTTGCAAGTAGTGTAGCAACGTTAGCCGATATTCTTGTGTTGATCACAGAGTTGGCTGATGTTGCATTGGATGTAATCTCACCACGTAAAGTAGCCACGTTAGCGGAGATGTTGGTATTGATAACCGAATTAGCACTTACTGCATTAGCAGTAATCTCACCACGCAAGGTGGCTACGTTAGCAGAGATGTTGGTATTGATAACCGAGTTGGCTGATGCAGCATTAGCGGAAATTCTTGTATTGATCACAGAGTTAGCCGATGCCGCATTAGCCGTTATTCTTGTATTGATATCTGAATAGATTCCATCCGTGAGTGTCGCGTATGTAAACTTACCAGTAACGTCTGTTGGAATATCAACACCTACGAATATGGTATTTTCTGGGTCCACATCAAGCGTGTTAATTTCCGGTAATTCTGTGATTTTTACTGTTGACATTTTTTATCCTAAAATAAGTTCTCTGTTGTCTTGTGTTACAATGTTAAATCCATCTTGTGTTAACAATTGTGGATAAAAAACTGTACCTAATGAATTAAAGAACTGTACATTTGATGTTGCTAAAGTTCTTCCTATTGAAATATTGGCCGAGTTGGAACTAAATGGTATGGTTGTGTTAGCAAAAATAACATTGTTTGCATAACTAACAAAAGTTACCGTGCCATGGAACGTGCTTGCACCATCCACAACTCTAATTCTATCTCCAATGAATACAATATCACGCATCTTGTTTGCTGTGTTACTGTATTGCCCATTGTTTATAACATCATATTGATTTGTCACCGACAATATATTTATTCTATTGTTGGAAGTGAGTACGTTTGCTGTTGCAACGTTCGCAAATGATAAGTATACATTGTCACGAATGACTGCTGTATTACTTATATTATTTACAGATATAATTTCTGAGTATACGTTTGGACCATTGTTCTGTATCAAAGATATGATTGAACCGGGTAAAGCAATATCTTCAATGTCAGCACCAACAAGAGAATCAAATTTAATAATGTTGTTGCTCGGTCTTTCAAAGTTGGAGTACATTGAAGCAGTTGAACCCGCATCACCTGTATAAAAACCAAGTGTGTGTGTATTTGCTTGATGAGTTTCTCTGTGAACATTAATTTCTTCTTGAGATTTCAAAGCATTCGTTGTAACAACTTTTGTTCCAGATGGATGTAGAAGTTTAAACAATACTTCTTTGTATGCATCAAAAGATTTTTGTACAGTAAGATTATACGTAAAGTTATTGAAATCTTGGCTCTCTAAAACTTGGTTTGAACTTGCGAAGCCATCATCGTTTAGATATTGACCAGTACCGATAATGAGACCATTTAAAAATCTTGCCGTTGCTTGCGCTGCACCATTACCATATGTCCTGATGCCGTTTCTAAAGATATCTTCGTCAGTTTCTGTATCTTTTACATTATAAGTTGTATCTAAATCCAAATATAAGTTAGCACCAATAGCCCTATCTGTAGATTTCAATTGCAAATTAATTCCAGAAATTTTAGTATTAGATGTATAGTTATATACTCTCAATAAATATTTTGAATTTGCTGCAACGGCATCTGATTGTAACAATGTAACAGAGTCAACAAACGCTCTGAACACCGATGTGTTTACGTTTGCACCTTGATAAATTAAATCACCACTTCTAATAACATCTGATGGTGAAACATTCGTTATCACTAAATCTCTAACCTTCAAAGAAATATTGGGTGCAGAAATATAATCTTCACCGAAATTTTCAATAACAAAAGATGTGATAGCACCAATACCACGTTCGTCTGCTATAGGAAGTAATTCTGCACCAGCACCTAGAACTGTGTTCACACGAAGTTGTGCGCCTGAACCACCTGAAGTCTGCACAGTAAGTGTCGGTAAATTTGTCTGTTTATAACCTAACCCATTTTGTGGATATGTTGTAACCTCATTTGCATTGTTCGAATAAGTATATTCTGTGGATATAATCGAACCTGTCGCATTCACTTTTACATTTGCGGAAGCTCCAACACCACCTGCGGAGTTAGTGAATTGAATAATATCACCGTCAGCATATCCTATTCCTGGTGTAACAATTTGAATTGGTCCCAACATACCCAAAGAAGGTAATATCCCTTTGATTTTCAAACTCTCTGTTGTCTGTGGGTCTGTTGTGTCATATAAAGAAAGCGCAGAGACTGAGGGTAATGTACGATAACCACCGCCGCCATTATTTAAAATAACCGATGATATTGGATATGTGGAAAAACCAACAAAGGTAAAAGCATTAGCCAAAGAACAAACAGAATTTGCTGAATTGTTTGCTGGAAAAAATGGATAGGCGACTGCATCAATTCTTGTCGTAGAGAATAATGAAGTGCTCATGAAGTTTTGTGGTACAAATGCCACATTAATTTCACCGGCAGGGTCAACAGAACCTACGTTTGCAATTGCACCTGAGCCGCCGCCACCGGTGATACGTATAAAAGTGTTTGGATCTGGCCTATATCCATATGACCCGTTTATAACAGTAATGTCACGTAATGAACCAGAAGTTGTTTCCAATACGAATGCACTTGCACCAATACCATTCGCAGAATTTAAACCACCGTAGAAAATTACTGGGTCTCCGGAATATGTTGGTGTTCTTCCTTTGTACAGTTGACCTCTTCTCTGTGAGTTAACGTTAACAGCAGAAATAGAACCAAGAAGTTTAGCTCGCAGTGGTGTTGCACCCACAGTATTCGAAGAAACTACTTCAGAATCTTTAAAATATAGAATTTGATTATTATTATCTACTACGACAACATCTTCACCCGAAATGAAAAGTCTTTCAAGGTTTTCAATATAAACTTCTGTTCTATTTCCTACTGCAATACTTTTTTCAACTGTCGCAATTGATTTGGAAGTTTCACCAAAAACTCTATAATTACTTATTGATAACCACTGTTCATCATTCGTAGCAAGACGCAGGCTTTTGGTTACATACCATTTACCATCAGATGCTTTAAAGATTACATCACGTGTCAAGAAAATTTCAGCATCTGAATTATATAATGCACGAAATAAAAATTGATAAGATGCTGGTGTACCTTTAGTAGAATATAATTCTTTGGCTATTCTAATCAATTTACTTTTGTCACTCAGCGCATCGGCTGGAAAATTAGGTAAAAACTGATTTACATAGTAATCAATAAACTTGTTGAATGATTCGCCTTGTTCAACAAAATTTACATCTTGGTAGTTTTGTAGATTTTGTGTACCATAAATGACACCATCTTTTTGAGAACCAGAACCTTGTTGTTCCATCCATTCATAGTATGCTTGTATGAATGAAACGAAAGTTTTATAGTTATCATCAGACCTGATAAATTCAGGTAGCTGATACGGTACTTTTAATGAAGTTTTTTTGGCGAAATCCGTGGTCATTGTTGTATGCTAACTGTTACTGTGATTGCTTCTGGATCAAATATATCTACTGCAATAATTTTATTATATGTGGAAGATATAATTGTCGAGTCTGGCACAACCGAAATGGTGAATCTACCAAGGTCATTATTTACTTGTAACGGTGCAAAATCTGTCAGTGTTACTAATCCCGTTAGATAATTAATTGTACCAGCATTTGGATTTAAAATTGTTTTCACATTATTTAGGTAATAATATGATCTAATTACGCCTTCAGAACCTTCTAAAACGGGAGTAGCAAATGCTAATGCACCGGAGTTATCACCCTCTTGCGGAGTAATAGTAACGATTGCTTCTGTATAATTAAAACCTGGGTTTGTAACCACTATGCTGTTGACACGCCCGGAAGCAAGAACCGCGAATGCTGATGCATCTTTACCGTCACCAGTAATAGTTACTCTTGGTACTTTTGTGTAACCAAAACCTGGATTGCTTACATTAATTGTTGCTATACCACCCGTAGTTGTTGGGACCTCTTCAAAGAATATTCCCGACCTTATAGAACTAATTGATGTTACATCTACTTGTGAGAAATCTGGAGAAGATGATAGCCCAGCGTTAAAGTAATTTCTTTTTAATTTTACACCAAAATCAAGCAAATATGTTGCTCTTGCATTTAATGTGGGATAAAATTTCTTCTGTAATCTTACTGTAGATTCGTTTGTAATGATCGAAGGGTTTGCAGTTTGAACACTTGAAATTAAATCTGGTAGTTTGAACACCGAATTGAATGTGTTCAAAGAAGATGCAGTAAAGTTGTTGATAGCACCAACAACTGCGTTTTGTATTTGATTACCTGTCAGAGTTGTCTTTTTGTTATCATATAATACTTTTGTATCAATTTTCAAATAAGTATAATCAGGATCAACAATTGTTGGCGTCACAGTCAATACAGAAATTGGTTTGATAACTTCAGTGATTAATTTTTGTTTCTGCGCTGGTGTTAACGTGAAACCGCCTGCTGGTTTGACTGCACAGAAAATTTGCCCGTAAACTGGTGGATCATTTTCTTCTCCACCCCATACTGATACTGAATCTATAGGTAAATTTGTTGAATTATTTTGAATTAGATATATGTAATCTTCTTTTGTTACAGCGCGCCCTTGTGCTGCGTATGCTTTAGGTGCAGTGTATTTAATAGAAGCAATAGATTCTTTCTCTGAACCTTGTGTTGCTGAAACAATAGAAGTGATTACTGTGTTTGAAAAACCGCCAATACTAGACATGGAAGTAAAAGAGTTGGCACCAAAAGCTAATGTGCCTGATGTAGTAATGTATGTTAGGTTGATAATGTTTCCATTGACAAGAGATTTTCCAATGATGCCATCACCGAAATATATGTTGTACTTACCGTTCATTCCTTCTTCTAAAAAGTATACTTTACTAGTTGGTTTTAGATCAATATAGTTTGTTGAAAGATTATAAGTTTCTGATGCAGAGTTTGAAGATGATTCTTGTACGTTAACGATAAGTGTAGATGTGTCGATATCAGAGTCTGGTATTTCAAATATTTGTTTTGGATTTGTTGCAGTGTTGTATGCAAAGTTATAAGATGCTGCTATACCCTGTGAGATAATAATGTCGTTAAATGTTGCAGTATTTGAAGTTACATTTACTGTTGATGCGTCTGTCGTAAGGAATGTATAGTTTACTTCATCGATTGCTTCTGATATAAAGGGTGCAAATTTTGGAAGTGTGAGTGTAGATGTTGATACGTTGTTTACTGTAATTCTTACTGTAGCTTTTGGTGCAACTGCTGATTTTGGAATATAGTTTAACAATTTAGCGTGAGATACCACAGAACTCCTTTGGATTGCAGAGTCCAAGAACATCTCATTTGCTACCATGTTTAAATAGTATGCATTGTATTGTGTGTTGTATGCCAACAGGTCAACAAGCACAGAAAGTGCTGAACCATCAAAGTTATAGTCTTTGAGTGTGTCTTGTTGTGATAAAAATGATTTTAAACTTGCTTTGATACCACCAAAGTCAAGGTCTGTGATTTGTAAGCCTGAATTAGCTGATGCCAAAATTATTCTCCTTTAAGAAGTTACATGTCCATTGTTTATGATGTTTAGCTTTGCCGTGGGAAACAAGGGACATAGCTCCTTGATTTAAATTATGAATTCTACAAAATTCCGAAAGGTTTTTTACATAATATACGACACCTGTAGGGTCGATGATTGAAAGTGAATTCATCCTTTGTAAATTTGATTTCGACATGAATTTTTTGTTTTTATTCCATGCTACCTGATTTGTAGTTTTATTTTTATTCCATGGAGTGTGTCCGAGTTTGGCCAAACTCATTTTTGCTTTAGACTTATCGCTCATTTTTTGGCCAGAATTGCCTTTAGATTTTGAAACCACACTTAAAAGTTTTTTGGTTTTTTCTGTATGTTTGTATCCTGAAACTCCATCTCCACCATCCGTTTTATTCAACAAAATTCCAGCACTCTTATCTTTTCTACCATACCATGATATATATCTGCGCTCTAGTGCTAATGCTCCTACTTCACTTAAATTTTTTTCTAAAAAAACTATTTTATTTCTATCCTTGGGAACTGAGATTCCACAATGTTTTTGTACACACCTTTTCCCTTGTCCTTTACCTATGTAATAAGGTAAGTTATTACTTTTTCGTAAATACGCATACACATAAAACTCGTCAGTGGATGGCATCAGCGTGTTCTCTCAAGAATTAAATTGATTGCTGTGGGTTGAACGTTATTTCCAATAAAAAACTCTATTCCAACACTGTAAGCATTGTTATCTACCTGTTCATCGATGGCGACCTGCACCAATCTAACCCTCGGTTCATGGTTATTCAAAGTAGTTTCTATTTCATTTTTTAAATCTTGTGCAGTTAAGAAATCAATTGATTCGAATAACAACTGTTCGATTCTACTACCAATATTTGGCTGGAAGGGTCTCTCATAGTTCTTGGTTAACAAAAGATAACGCACGGAACGTATGACAGCCATTTCATCATAACTCAAGGCGATATCATTTCTACCAGGAGTTCTAGTAAAATTGAAATCTATATCTGAATATAATTTTTTAAGTGTTTGTACCATTTTATTATTTATCGTAGGAGTAAAATGACTTTTTCAAAACCAAGAACTTGCGCTAAAAAATTCTAGGGCCGGAACGAAATTTTCGAATTTTAGGAAGTATTAGTGTTCGCAGTATTAGATGAAAGTTTTTGCTTGTATTCGTCTGTACCTATGAGATTGGTAACAAGATACAGTTGTGTATTTCCAACATTTTCCAAATTATCAACCTTATTAGAGTCTTCCAGTAATATTAAGCCTTGTTGATAAAAGTTCCAATCATGGAGTCTTCGTGTGCTTAACATTCCACTAGCAGTTTGTAAGTGGGAAATTATCGAATTGGCTTGTGTAGTGGTTATGTTTGATGCCAAATTTCCAGTACCATCCAAATAAATTGAAGAATTTAGTGTTGGATAATCAGCAGTAATAATCACGGTATTTGCGGCAATATCATCTCCCATGAATAAACTTGTCATACTTCCCAGCAACGGAGTCGAATCTTGAATACCATCAGTGTTATTCAATAACATCAACAAGTTTTGACCCACCTGCACAGCGGTATCATAGTCCGGGTATTCGATCACAGGAGAACCGTCTTCTGGAACGGTAGATTCAGCTTTTGTCACACCAGCGACATTTGATGTGTGTTGATTGAATAGGGGGATTTCTGATAAAAGTGTGTTTACTGATGATTGCAGACCTGCCCCATTAGCTGTATCATATGAAACAATCGTCAGCATTAGGTTGTATAGGTTCTGTGTACTCGATTGGAGTTCATTACACACATTCAAAACTGGATTCTTGTAGTAATTTGTTGCAATGATTGTGCCATTGGCCAAGTCATCTTTTTGCCATGTCTCAAGAGATATGGGTTGTGTGTTTAGAAAGTTTTTTGTATCTTGACTCAAGTAAATTGCATCACCAAATTTACCTGTATCAAAACTAAAACTCAATCTATTAAATACGTTTGCTCCTGCCATTCAAATCTCCATTATTAATTATAACATTTTACGCAAAGGTGTGGAAGTTGGACCCTTTGGTGCTTTATGTATATGTGAATTGTATTGCATTCGCATAGTCATCATTGTACCCAAAGTATCTCTCACCATAGCACCCTGTGTGAGTGGTGTCCAAAGACTTACTGCTCCAAATATTGGTCCAAGAGTATCGATACCAAGATTTGAACTTAATTTCATGCCGGCTGTTACATTTTCAACCGCTGAAACTGATTGTTTCGAAATGATTGAGCCTGAAACATTTAAATCACTCTGTATATTGACAGCTTCAGCGGCTCTTAATGTGATTACACCCGTTGCGGTACCAGCAAAAAGTGAAATATCTCCACCTGATGTGATTTCAACCTTATCTGTCGAATTTACTTTTGTTTTACCATTCACTTGTTGATATGAATCACCTTCGACTTTACTGTATGCGTCACCTAGTACATGTACAACAGAGTCTCCGTTTATCGTAATGTTGCAGATACCCTTAATGAGAACATTATTATCATTTGCTATGATTTCATACTTATCACCTAAAATCTTAACGATTTGTTGACCGTTTGCTTGTATTTCGGTGAATGTGCCAGTTCTATGTTGAATACGCACTCTTTCATATTCTGGTGTGTCATCAAGTTCGATAAAGTGCCCAGACTCCGTACCAATTACTTTATTCAGTGGAGGAGAAGCATTCCAATCTGATGGAGGTTCATTCCATGAATAGTCATCAGGCTTTGTGTCCAGAATTTGTTGGTCTAGTTGTGCTTGTGTTGCCATAATTAAATTCTTCCTGAATAAGAGTTCGGATTCAAAGTTGTTTCTGCCGTAGATACTAAGGTGGAGGCACTGGCGATTGTTGTTGTTGTATTAGCTATAGTTTTTGTAACATCCGAAATTAACCCAGTTCCCTCTGTTATAAGTTCTGAGAAAGCACTGGTTGTCGTATCTATGGCGGAAGTGAACACACCAGCCAAAGCGGCATATAAACTAGCTAAACAATCGCTAAATTGTTGGAGTAATCTGGCGGGTAGGCTTAAAAACCAAGCAATCGTTCGTTGCACCTTTGCTATAAATTCTGCTATCACTTTTAAAACATTATTAATAAAGTCTAGTAATTCGTTAATTGTTCTTAAAATTCCACGTAAAACTTTAATAGCCGCTACTATTCCCGTTGTTAATGGTGATGCGGCTGCACCAGCCGTGAGGGCTTCAATTCCATTTCGTATTGCTTGAAATATTGTGGAATTTTTTAACGCCTCAACTGCCGCCTGGTATTTTATTACACCTGGAATATCACAAACGTGTGCCCGTGAATTATCCGACTTTTCAATTCCTGTACCCTTATATGCATTCGATGGTGCAGGAGCGGTTGACTCTCCTACACGTACCGGTTTCATTGCAGGAGTGTCAGTATATACAACAGGTTTTATAGCATCAGTTTCTTTTACGTCTGAATTTGTAAATTTTGCTTTTGCATAGAAACCTTTCCCTGCAACAGCATCAACATCTTGTTGTGGTATAGCAGGAAATACACCCAGCATTGCTGGCGCTTGTGATGATAGGCCATCCATAAAGAAGCCAAAAACATAATCACCTTCCATTGGTGTGGAAAATGTTCTTGAATCGTTAACTGGATATAGTGGTGTTGCCCAAGGTAATTCGGCTGTTGGAATTTCTTGTAAGTTATCTGTGTGTGAACCAAAAATTCTAACCTTACAACGACCAACATTTAATGGATCAACACGGTCTTCAACGACACCAATCCACCAAACGAAATCATCGTGACCAATTCTATTTTTAAAATCTGACATTATACATCACCCTTTATTGCTTTCTCCATGTCACCAGAATTTGTATAAGTGTTCACTGATGCTCCGTAACTATCTTTTACAACTTCTAGTATAGATTCATATTTACCAAGATGGTCTATAATATGTCTAACAGCCGTAATCATGTATTTTCCAGAATTTATCGGATCAATTTCTCCAACATAATTTCCAGATCCATCAGCACTTCTTTTGGATGGTAAAATTATTTGAATTATCATTCCAACAGTTAAATTTGGATCGCCAGAAACGGATAATCTTATTCTCGAATAATGAGAAAGTGAAAGTTGTGCTGTTCGATTTGGCACATAATTTTCCACTCTTACATCATTTGCCACATTCCAAGGTTCATCACTGATACCTATTGACTTCTTTTGATTGGCATTTGAAGTCAATACCTTTAAAACCGCATCATAATTTTCATTTGCGGTTTTGCCTAACCTATTTTTAAGTTGTGGTATTATTGGACTATTATTTAAATTTTTAGATTTGTTAAAATACTTTAAGTAATCAAATACTGTGTCTCTATGGGTTCTTGTCAACGGATCGATAGTAATTACTCTATTAGCAAATGCACCGGTTACAGTACCATATAAACTATCAAATGTATCTAAGAAAACGTATGATTTAATACCAACGATATCTCTGCCGAGTTCTCCTGTGTTTTGTAATTTGCCTAAATTTCTAGGAATATATGCATATCTTGTGTATGCATTTTGTGTAAATAAATTTTGCAATGAATAAAAATTAAAACCTTCTGAATTTTCAAAGAATAGAAAATCTGCACCGTCTTTACCGACAGGTTTTGCATAACTTGCAAGCCAATTTATAGCCTCAATTGGTTTCTTATATGGTATTACAAAATCATATAGCCCATCAGTCTCCTGCATTCTAATATATTTTTTATCAATTTTCAATTTATTAGAAAGTATGTCATAAATCATGTCTGAGATTTTTTTTCCAGAATATGATTTACTTATTTTAGTTTGTTCCGAAAGTAAAAGTTCTTCTGAACAAAAATGTAATGTGTATGTTTCTGTTGAATTATTGTTCAAGATTCTTTCAGACACTCTGTAAATTCTAAAATATTTTTCAGTCACAAATTGTTCTGATACTTTTGTGGACTTTTTAAATTTAAGTTTTAAATAATCGAATCCCGTCATTGCAAGTCTATCAATCATACTAATCGAATCTGTAATTAAAACATTACCACTCAATACACCTTTAAAAATATCTTCATAAAAAGATACTTCTAGGAACATGTTTTTAAGATTTGTTTTACCGGATGATGTAATCAAATATATTTCATCAAGACTGAACTGGTCGGCTAAAACTAAACCAGCAGTTTGCACAGTTTCCTGTGGCTTAGAAGCAATAATAGACGATCCACCAGCAACTTCAATTTTATTCATTATTCAACTCTCATTAGAAGTTTAAGTTGTTCTTCCATTTCACTAACGTAAAATTCATTCAACAATTTTATTTGTCTTTTAGATTCATTCAAATCTTCTTCATAATCATATATTGTTACAATATTTTTTGTTGTTGATACAATACATTGTGTTCCGTTTGCAACTGGAGGGTACGGTATATCATATGTTACTGTAGATTCTGAAAGTGTATTATAATCACTTTGTGTTATTGAAACTTCTTTTATTGTTTCTGTTCCAGTGTAAATTTCAGTTGTTGTTATGATTTTTTTATATTCATAAACTGTTGTGTTCGTATATTCGAACGGAGTTTGGCCAGCATCGGCCGCTTCGGTAGCATATTTTAAATCTAAATATTTCAAGAAAGAAGCGTATGGCATTGGCCATTCCCAAATTGGATCTAAAATTTGATTTGAGAATAAAACTATCCAATATTTAAATGGATCGCCATAATATTTGTCTGCAACGATTTCTGGTGTATCACCCTCCTGTATTGCATATTCATAAAATTGCATTGGATTGTTTATCAATTCCTGAACCAGTGCGGCTCTAGCCAAAAGATTGGTCATCAATATTGGATAACCATTTTGGTCCGGAGTAACTATTTTAGGTAATATGTCGAAATAATACATTAGAAACCTTCCCCAATTCTATTTTTATCGACAATGACAGTTTCTGTGAATTGTAGAGTCATTCTTATTTGCACAGGTGAGCCGTCATTAAATGTTGCCCATCCGTTTGGCCCATAATCTACTGATATATTTTCTAAAACACTACGACCTATTTTGTGTACGTATGGGTTTGCTTTTCCTTTGTATAAGAACTCTATGTCGAAAGGATAAGGAACATCAACAAATAAAGATTCCGCAAAACCGAAAGAACCTCTTTTGATTTCAGGTGCGGCCGCAAATTTAAATGTCTTGATGATTTTATTTACTGTTTCTGTTTCTTCTTTACTGTAAGGAGTAAACAAGAAGTCAAATTGAAAAGACCTGAAATTTACTTGTTGAAATAAAACTTGTAACTGCGGATTAAATGCTTGACCCAATGCTCTTAGCGCAAGCGGCTGTAAATTTCCCTCCAGACCAAATTTTTCACCTAAACGTCTTGCGGCCTCAGCCCTTAAATATGGATCGTTAGCTACATTATTTCCAAACTTCTCAACAGAATCCCCTCTATTCTTAACTAAATCTACCAATGATGTACCCGCTTGTGCAAGAAAAAATGGTCTACCCAACGTTGAAGTAAGTTGAGTTTCAGTGCTATAATTTGTCGAATATTGTACATTCACTGTATCCGGAATGTACAATGAAATCGTTGCATGTTGTATCCTTTGAACATCGGACGCAACCAATTCATTAATTGCATCTTTTCCCTGTTGAAAAGCTCCCGTAAAATTGCCGTTTGCGGAAGACTGTAATATACCAACGGCTTTTGATGCTGTTGCTGGCGGAGCATTTGGATCCGGCTTCATGCTTCTAAATCTAATTACGTGACTTCTTGTTGGATCTGTGCCCAAATTTCTTGGATATCTATATGTTCCAAATTCATACTTATTTCCATACAGCAACTGAAGAGGACCGTTGATGATACCTGGTACTGAAATACCTGCTATTGAGGTTGGGATAGATATTGGCATGGTTTTTTTGTTATTTTAGAAAGGTAATATACATATTTATATGGCATACAGTGGAAGATTTACACCTCGGAACCCACAAAAGTATCGTGGAGACCCAAAAAATATCATTTATCGTTCGACATGGGAGTGCCGAGTGATGAACTGGCTCGACTCGAATGATACCATTATCGAATGGGGTTCTGAGGAGTTCTCTATACCATATAAATCTCCGGTAGATAACCGTGTTCACCGTTATTTTCCTGATTTTTACGTGAAAGTTAAGCAAAAAGATGATACAATCCGAGTGATGATTATCGAAGTAAAACCAGCAAAACAGACTAAACCGCCTGAGAAAAAGAAGAAAGTCACGAAACAATACATCCAAGAAGTGGTCACTTGGGGTATCAATGAAGCAAAATGGAAAGCCGCAACCGAGTTCTGTCTGGACCGTGGATGGGCTTTCAAAGTATTAACAGAGTATGATTTAGGATTAAAATGATTAGATTACATGTGTTGTCGGTTCCACATACGGCATCGACAAAAGAGTATACGGTTTGTGCGTTTACTCAAAAAGTGATTAACTTTTGTAAAATGTACAAAGACATGGGAATGCATGTCATTCATTATGGACGTGATGATTCCGATGTTATCTGTGATGAACATGTCACCGTCACAACACGTGCATTGAATGAGAAGGTTTACGGTATATATGACTGGAAGAATCAAGGCCTGAAATACAATCAAGAAGATGAAGTTTTCAAAACGTTTAATGACAATTGTATCGTAGAGATTGAGAAACGCAAACAGCCGCACGATATTATTCTATGTTTCTTTGGGCTGGCGCAGAAACCAGTTTGTGATGCACACTCAGATTTGATTTGTGTTGAACCTTCTATCGGTTATCCGTCCTCATTCGCACCATACAAAGTATACGAATCATATGCGGTGATGCATGGTCTCCAAGGTCCGGACAAAGTTGCAACCGCTGAATATAAGTTCTATGATGTTGCAATTCCATCAGGCTTCGACTTGACTGAGTTTGAATTTACAGAAAAGAAAGAAGATTATTTCTTGATGTGTGGTCGCATGGTCTGGTCAAAAGGTGTTGACATTGCGGCTCAAGTGTGTGAACAACTTGGTGTAAAGTTGGTCTTGGCTGGCACCAGTTTTGGTCCGAATGACTGTAATCTTGGTGATACATGGCCTGCTCACGTTGAATATGTTGGTTATGCAGACGTAGAGAAACGTAAGAAACTTATGGCTGGCGCTAAAGGTCTATTCTGCCCAACAATCTACAATGAGCCGTTTGGTTACGTAGCAATCGAGGCTATGCTTTCTGGAACACCTGTCATCACAGTCGATTGGGGTGCATTCACAGAAACAGTGCAACACGGAGTTACAGGCTTCCGTTGCCGCACGTTTGAACAGTTTGTTTGGGCGGCAAAGAACATTGATACTATCTCACCACAAGCATGTCGTGAATGGGCTGAGAAGAACTATAATTTTAAAAAGATTGGTTCAATGTACAAAGAGTATTTCGAATCAATTATTAATTTGTCTAAGGGTAGTGGTTGGTATACAAAAAATGATGAACGGAGAGAGTTGGAGTGGCTCACCAAGACGCAACCAACACAACCCAAGACGTTCAAAGAGATTCTAAATCAATACAATAGAATCAAAGATTGCAAAGTGCGTTTTCTACAGATTGGTGCCATGGACGGTGTGAAGCATGATGATTTGTATCCGTATGTAATGAGTTACGATTGGACTGGCGTTTTAGTTGAACCTCTACCAGACATGTTTGAAAAGTTGGTTGAAAATTACACACTCAAAGATGGCTTAAAGTTTGAAAACTCCGCTATTGCTAACTCCGAAATCGTCACAATTCATAGAGTCCCGTCAGAATTGATTGGAACCGAAGATGTTCCTGATTGGGCTGAAGGCTGTTCAACGATGGTACCAAAGACACATATCCAAGATATTGTTTCCCACATGGTCGAACAGGAAGTCAGAGGTATCACCATCTCAAAACTGTATGAAAAATATGGCAGCCATTTTGACTTTATTCAGGTTGATACAGAAGGATATGACTATGAGATATTCTTTCAGTTACTTGAGAATGGATTTACAGCAGAATTGCTAAAGATTGAGATTGCACACATCACTTATACAAAAGCAGTGTGGATGCGTTGGAAACTAGAACAGTCTGGTTATAAAACTTTCATTGACGGATATGACTTAATAGCCTACCAGTTCTAGTATAAATACTGGATGGCTTCAACACTTACACAACTTACACAACAAAGAACGGCTCTGGAACAAGAATTCTTGTCCAGAAAGTCTGTCACATGGTTACAAAACCAGATGAGGGACCTTAAATCTCCAATCAAATTGGCAAAAGAAATAGCCAAAGAAAAGTCTAGACAGACTGGTCAATTTCAGATGGGTGGTCTTTACCACTTCTTCTACGACCCAATAACAAAGGGTGATTTACCGTATTATGACATATTTCCTTTGGTGATACCACTTAAACGTGATGCTGAAGGATTCATAGGTCTGAACATGCATTATTTACCTCCAAGGTATCGTGCTGTGTTCATGGACAAACTCATGAATTTTGCTATTACAAATGAAAATGATGAACCTAAACGCCTTCGTATAACCTATGATATTCTAACTGCATCGAAGAATTTCAAAGAGTTTAGGCCGTGTTTGAAGCGTTATCTGAATAGTCAGATTAAATCTAAAATTCTGACGATTCAACCACCAGAGTGGGAGACTGCACTCTTTCTTCCCACTGCCGTTTTCAAAGGCGCACCGATTTCTAAAGTATATGCTGAATCGGTTGCCAAAGCACAAAGTAGGGTATACTAATGGCAGGCTCAATAGCAGATTTTAAAGCAAGTTTTAATACAGACTTAGCAAGACCAAGTAGGTTTGACGTAAACATTCCAATCCCAATTGGTCTTCTACCATACAGAGAAATCGGAAGAACACTGAGTATGCGTTGTGAAAATGCAGAACTCCCTGGACGTTCAATCTCCACAACATCAATGAAAATTTACGGTGTTGAGGAGAAGTTTCCATATCAAACAACATACAGTGATATCAGCTTGACCTTTATTGTTGGTGATGATATGGCGGAAAAGAAATTCTTTGATGCATGGTTAAACTGGATCAATCCAACAATCAACTACAACCTAAAATACAAAGCAGACTATGCAGTTCCACTCACAGTGAATCAATATGATGTAAAGAATGAACTGTCATATTCTATTACAATGCTCGATACATTTCCAATTGCAGTGAATCAACTTGACTTAGATTGGTCGTCAGATGGACACCACAAACTTACTGTAACATTTGCATACACAAGCTGGAGAAATAATTCTCTTGAAGCACTTGGAATGGAATTGTTGGAAACTACTATTGCGAATTCATTATTTCCTTCGCAGATACAAACCGAGTCTTTACTAGGTAGAGACTTAGTTCAACAGCCGTTTGAAACACGACAACAATTTGAAGATAGACTTACACCTTAAAATGGAGATATAAATTATGGCTTTACCAAAAATCGACACACCGATTTATGACTTGGAGTTACCATTATCAAAAAAGAAGATTCGCTTTCGTCCTTTCCTTGTGAAAGAGCAAAAGAATCTTCTGATGGCAATGGAATCTGGAGAAAGAGAATCAATTGAACAAAATGTAAAACAGGTTCTAAACAACTGTACAGTTACAGAGGGTATTGATATCGAGAAACTTCCTGTTATCGATATTGAATTTTACTTTTTGCAACTCCGTGCGAGGTCTGTCGGTGAAGTTGTCGAAAACAAATACCGTTGTGATAACACAGTTGATGAAAAAGTTTGCGGTAACATCATGGAAACTTCACTGAACTTACTGGACATTAAAGTCTCAGGTGTTGTAGAGGGTAATGATGTTATACAACTCAATGAAACAATTTCGATTAAACTAAAATATCCAGAGTTTTCTATATTGGGTAAATTATCCAATCTAACAAGCGTTTCTGATATCGCATTTGAAATGATTGCTGAGTCTGTTGAATACATCTATGATGGTGATCAGTTTTATTATGCAAAAGAAGTTGAAACAAAAGAAATTGTTGAATTCATTGAGTCTCTGAATCAACAGCAGTTCTCCAAGATTGAAGACTTCTTTGCAAATCTTCCGAAGATTGAAAAGAAAATTGAAATGAAGTGTTCACGTTGCGGCTTTGAACACACTCTTGACGTTGAAGGACTGGAAAGTTTTTTCGGCTAACATTTGGTCATGATAACTTGAGAAATTACTATAAAACTAATTTCTCATTAATGCAACATCACAAATACAGTCTCACGGAACTTGAGAATATGATACCGTGGGAACGTGATGTATATGTCGGTATGCTTATACAATATATTGAGGAAGAAAACCAGAAGATTAAACAGAAGATAAACGAGAGAAAGATTAGATGAACTACTACGATGCCGCCAGAATAAGAAAAAAAGGCTTCGCAAATTTAATGACCGATAGACTGACCTCTGGTCAGGGTATTGTCTCATCTCTCCGTGGAACTATGTCAGATAGGTCAATGGCCAAATCCATGGCCATGAAAGAGAGATTCGATCCAATGAATATCGCCAAGTTCCTCACTGGCGGTAGTAATCTAGCACCTGCAATCGTTGGTCGCCTAATGGGTAGAAGTAAACAAGACATTCGATACTTCACCGGCAAGAAACAATATGAAACTGGAAGTCATCGCCCAAACTACTATGAGAAGTTCAATTCAGGTATGGGTGGTGGTCGATCTGGAAAGGCCACCGAAATATTAGAAAAAATTGTGTCCTTTATGCAAGATTCCAGGGAAAAGGACTTAGAGGAACAAGATACATTCGATTCATATAATGAAATGAATGAATACATGAAAGAAGATAATCACAAAGAAGTGATGAATGTATTCAGGGATGCAATAAAAAAACAACGTAAAGCCATGAAAGACATGGCTAAAGAAGCCAAGAAACGACAGGCACAAGAGGGCACTGGAGTTCCAACGGCACCGGCACCAAGACCGGCTCCTGCACCTGCTCCAGCACCTGCTCCAGCACCAGCGCCTGCTCCAGCACCTGCTCCAGCACCAAGACCGGCTCCTGCACCCGCCAAAGATGCGGCCGATAAAGCAGCCAAAGATGCTACCGAAAAGGCAGCCAAAGATAGGTTAGCTAAAGATGCGGCCGATAAAGCAGCCAAAGATGCTACCGAAAAGGCAGCCAAAGATAGGTTAGCTAAAGATGCGGCCGATAAAGCGGCCAAAGAAGCTGCCGATAAAGCGGCCAAAGATAGGTTAGCTAAAGATGCGGCCGATAAAGCGGCCAAAGAAGCTGCCGATAAAGCGGCCAAAGATAGGTTAGCTAAAGATGCGGCCGATAAAGCGGCCAAAGAAAGGTTAGCCAAAGAAGCTGCTGATGCTAAAAGAATTAAAGATGCGGCTGATGCTAAAAAGGCCGCAGACACGGCAAAAAAACAAGAAGCTGCACCAGCAGCACCCACAGCTACTCCAGCGCCACCGGTTGTCACACCAAAGCCCCCTATTGTTAAGCCTGCAATAACTGAAGCCGCTAAAACTGCGGCTAAAGCGGCCGCTATTATTGGTGCCGGTGGATTATTGATGCCTGGAGCAGAAGCAGCCACAGCAATTGATAAAGCATCTAGACAAGTTGGTGTTGATAAAGCAATCATGTATGCAATTGCAAAGCAAGAAAGTGCTTTTAATCCTGATGCGGCCGCCAAAACGAGCAGCGCCAAAGGACTTTATCAGTTTATTAAGGGCACTTGGTCCGATATGGTCAAAAGATATGGAGGCAAATATCCAATACTAAAAGAACGTGGACCTGAAGATGCGGAAGCAAACGCTATAGCAGGTGCATTGTACATTAAAGAAAATTCTGATTTTTTAAAAAAAGCAAAAATACCAATAAATGCTACAACAATATATTCAGCCCATTTTTTGGGTCCGGGTGGAGCAAGAACTCTTTTTTCTGCAAGTCCTGATACAGATGCAACAAAATTGATGCCTATAGCGGCCGCAGCGAACGAATTTATCTTTTATAAAACAGAAGGTAGAAAAATTCTGAAGGATCAACCAAAAACTGTCTCACAAGTTATTGAAACACTTTTTCAGAAAGTTGGCCAATATCAAGAGAAGTATTCACAGGTCTTAAATGCATCCAATATTGGAGCACAATTGGCCGAAACCTCTCAACAAAATGCAGACATGAAAAAGGGTGCTGCCAACCAATCGGGTGCTACAACATCACCAATTATTATACAAAACAACACTACAAATAAACAAAAAACTATACAACCACCTTCAGCACCATTGGGTGAATTAAATCCGAGAATAGGAAACTAAAATGGATTACAGAGTAGCAAGCAACATTAGAAGTAAATCTCTTTCATCTATGATGACTGATAATATAACATCAGGTAAAGGCATTGGCTCCTCACTCTCTGGTGCAATATCATCAAAGTTCAAGGCAAGCGCAACTGGTATCAAAGAGAAATTTGATCCAATGAATATTGCAAAGTTTATGACAGGTGGTAGTAGACTTGCACCTGCAATTCTCGGTAGACTTACAGGACGTAAACAGTCTGATATTAATTACTTTGCTGGTGATAAGAACAAGAGGTCTGGTTATACACAAATGCCATCATCAATGTCTACACCGGGTGGAGGGCTAGGCGGTTCTGCTGTTGAAGTATTGAACAGAATGTTAGCCTTTATGCAGAGTTCCCGTGAAGATGATATGAAAAGAAAAGATACCGCCAAACAATTTACCGAAGAACAAAAAGTTGAAGAACAACGCAGACACAATGAGTTCTTAAAAGTATTAAAAGAATATACTTCTTTGGGTAGTACAACAACATTGGTTAGCAAAAAAGAAGAAGAAGATGGTGGAGGTTTATTTGATTTATTTAAAAATTCAAAAAAACTATTGTCTCTTGCGAGACTTTTAGTGCCGTTTTTAATTAATCCAATTACTCTTACTGTAGGTGCAGTTTTAGCCGCAGCATACGGATTACAAAAAGTAGCAGACTTTATTCCAAATGCTAGAATACTTACACCATTACAGGCTCAGGCAGCATTGGGTGGTTCTCAGCGTGACATTGATAAAGAAGGTGGATATGATTTTCTTGTTAAAAGAATAACAGAAGGTCCAGAAGAGGCACAAAAAGCATTAGATGATTTTGCAGAAGGTAAATTATCATACAAAGAATTACAAAACCTTGGCGGAGAAAGTAAACTTAAAGAAATTGCCTCACAAAAAGGTCTTAAAGTTCCACCACGAACAGAAACACAGTTACCTCCTGTTCCACCTAGACCCGACACAACAGGAGGAAAAAATCAAGGCAGAGCTAGAAATTGGGATAGAGAGTTCGGTAAAACTCATAATCCAGATGGTACACCAAAAGTCACAACAACGGCTAAGCCTTTACTCTCTGGTGTAGAAGAATCTACCGCCGAAGCCGGCCGGGGCACTGCTGCTTTAGATGATTACAGAGCAAGGCAATTAGAACAGGAAACTGGAGGCAAAGCGGCTTTTGGTGTGAAACCTATGGGTATAAAGAGTATACCAATACCTGAAACTGTAACACCGGTTCCAGCAGCACCTGTTTCAAATAGAATGAATGAAGCGGTAGATGAAAATCAAAATTTGAATTTGCAAAGTTACGATTCTGGTTCATCTGGCTCTGCTGCACCAATTATTTCATCATCATCAAGTTCTGTTGATTTGCCTGACAGGCCTATTCCTGCTACCGCAACAGTAAGAGATACGACACCGATACTTGCACATGTGATGCAGGGTTATATGTCGCCAGTATAAAAAAAGCCCGCACACGGCGGGCTTCAAACCTATCGAATTGGATAGGTTTATTCTTCGGCTAGCTTAGAGAAATAAGCCAAATCATCATCATCTTCGGCAATACCGGCATCCGCCATCACTGGCTTACGTGGCATTGCTTTAGCTTGTTCAACTGTAGTCTTAGCAACTACTGGTGAACCATCAAGGCCGAGAACCTTGTCTAGACGAGCCTTCAACTCATCATAAGACTTAAAGTTTTCTGGCAACAGAAACTCTTTGAGTGAGTATTCTTTCTTCCAGATAGCTTCTAGCTTTGCATCGTCATTCAACAATGCAGATGGTGACTCAAATTCAGACTTATCATAGTTCTGATAACCCTCAACTTTACGAATCTTGAGTTTGAAGTTTGCACCTTCCCACATATCAAATGGGTTGAGTGGCTTCTCATCTTCGAAAGCAGGATTCATTGCTTCGTTAATCTTATCAAAGATTTTCTTACCAAACTTATAAAGAAACACTTTACCTTGATTCTGAGGATTCTTAGAATCTTCAACAACGTAGATGTTTGCAATGTAAGACAGACGGCGCTTTTGTTTACGTGCAACTTCCTTGTTTGCTTCGATGCCAGAGTTCCACAACTGAGAGTTGTATTCAGAAACTGGATCTTTTTGATTCAAGGTTGTAAGAGAGTTTTCAATGTACCAGCCACCAGGACCCTGGAAACCGTGATTGAATACTTTTACCCACGGGAGTGCATCATCACCATCAACCGATGGCTGAGGCAAGAAACGAATAACTGCATAACCATTGCCGACTTTATCGACTTCTGGTTTCCAGAAATTGTCATCTTTGGTGGGAGTTTCGGCTGAATTGAGTTTTTCAATAGCCTTGGCGAGTTTGTCTAGGTTACTAGAACTGCTCTTGAGATTTGCGAATGAAGACATATTATTTTCCTTGTATAACGTTGTATTAAATGTATGTTGTTTTATCCACAGAATTCATAATGTATGAAGTATATAGGTAAATCAAACGTACATCTTGAGAATTGCGATGGTAGATTTGGCATCTCTGTGATGAATACCAATACCACCGGCTTTGTTCCAATCATCGATAACAGATTTAGTGTCATCAATGATTATGGAATTTGGTGTAGCATACTTGTACTTGTGTCTTTTACCCGGCACAAAGTTTTGTGTATATGCAATATTGTGTGTGTCTAACCACGTAGCTTTCTGTGGTGCAATCATAGCATGAAATTCTTCACGTGCAGTTGAGGACAGAATCTCTTTTGGAGTACCTAGCGTGTCCAAAAAGTTGAGCAATTCACGTGCATCATCCATGAGATCCAATTTGGCGAAACAGTCTTCATGAATGAAGGTTTCAAAAAGACCATAGAATTCTTTTCGGTCACGTGTGTCCTCTGGATATAGTTTGAATCGTGCTTTGTATGCTTTGTTGAAGTCGGCAATTACGCCATCCATATCAACATAAATTTTATCGATTGTCATACTGTTTTCATGATATTTAAGTTTTTCTTTAAGACTGTGAGCATCTTGGGTTTGTCAAAGTTTAGAAATGGTTTGTACTTCTCACAACTCTTTACGAATTCTGGAAAGATAATGTCATCTTCAATTTTTTTCACCCACATCGGCAAAAAGTTTAACAACTCATTTAAGATAATTAAAGTCTCTTTAGTGGTGTTTCCTTGCATATAAAGATTATACAACAAGGGGTACTGCCCGTCAACCACTTTCAGTAATTCTTCCGGATTGTTTACCGAATCAAATAGTCTGTGGAGGTCCTGTTCAAACACATAGGAAAGGGACTGTTGAGTTTTTTGCCACACCTTGTACTCAGATTCGGCATCCTCAGACAGGAGATCACCCACCCATATCTTCGGATTCACTAGCATATTGGAGACAAAGAAACCAAAGAGTTCATCCCGCTTGTATTTTCTGGATAGTTTGTAAAATTGAAACTTATCCTTACGGAGCATGAATTGTTCTTTGGTTACATTTGTCTTACCAGAATACTTCACATAATCATATTTTGAAGTGAAATGCAGTTTCAATGCATGAAACATTGCATACGCTTCAAACCCACCGGCTTCATTCATATGAACAACTTATTCACTTTCTTAATCATATTTGCGGCTTGTGCTTCATCAGAAATTTTAGATTTCAGCGGTGTAGTAAGGAGTGTTGCCGCAATCTCTACTTCAAATCCGGTCTCCTGGCAATGAAGAAGTACCGCATCCATATAGCCAATTCTCTTAACCTTTACGATTTCTTCGATGATGGCCGAGAAATTACGTTGCTCCTCTTTCGTTGGCATTATTTTTTACCCATCGAATATGCAATGCAAACCGCATTTGTGTTTGTTTCATACGCACACTTCACCGAGATCGGATCAATTCCTTTTTGAATAGCCGATTCAATGTTCTTTGCCATGTTGTTTCGATCATTGATATTGTAAATTGTAAAAGCGGCAATAGAAGAACATATCGCTACTGTGATACAAATGATTACTGTGATAACTTCTTTATTCATCTTAGATGACTCCTTTGTTTCTGTCAATTTTGTCTTTGTTGCTTCTGTAAAAGATGTGTCTTCCAATTTGCTCTATCCTTTTTAAATTCCATTGAGGATTCACGTAGTCTGCATGGTAATATGTTGCACCATTTGTAACGTCTTCATAACGCTCAAAATTCACAACCATATTGACAGCTAACTGTTGAATCTCATTATACAATGAAGTGCTTCTAATTGTCAAGCGATTATTGGTATGTTTTCTTTCACAATACCAAGAGAACTGACAAACACTACCGGTTTTTTGATAAACTACTCCGCAAATGTCATCAGCATAGTTGCCAGACATGACTCTATTGAAGGTGACAAAAGCAACAGCTTTCTTACCTTTGAGAGGTTCATTTGCGGCTTCAAAATAGATATTATCAGCTAGGCAAGTTATTTGTTTCTGTGTCTCCTTATCTAAGGAATGGAAACTTGCCTTGAATGGTAAATTATATAAATTTATATTTACCATCGACAGTGATATAATGACTGCGGAAAATATCATGCTTAAAAGTATTGGTTTACTTTTCATGTTTTTTCCTTTATAAATAGGTGTGGATCACGAGATTGCAGTCTCTATCCACTCTAACATGAAAGACCATGCCAGCATGAAAATTAACACATCTTTTTATGTTTACGCATATCTCCGAGACAACGGAACTCCATATTACATAGGTAAAGGTTCTGGAAAAAGGATATACAGTAAACACAACATAAAATTACCAAAAGACGTATCTAAAATAATATTCGTAGAGAAGAATTTGACAGAAATTGGAGCTTTTGCCATCGAACGTAGTTTAATACGTTGGTATGGAAGAAAGGATAACAATACTGGCATATTAAGAAATCTAACGAACGGCGGAGAAGGTGGTTCAGGTGCAATACGAACTTCGGAACACCGAAAACTTATTAGTAATGCTATGCTTGGAAATTCCAGAGCAAAGGGTCATAAAAGACCAGGAACGAAACCTGAACTAAACAAACATAAAATTTATATGAGTTGTTTACATTGCAATAAACAATTTAACATTGGTAATTTTACCAAACATATAAATTCACTAAAAGCCGGATGATTGGATAATAAGGACATCCGGCAAAACCTCAGCTTAGCCTCAAGCGGCTAGGCGATATTCACTGTCGTTTGCAGTTACTTTGATTTAGTTTTTACACCTACTCTGGTGAGTTGTCCACTTCTGTACTTGTTGCCCTGTCGAATAGCTGAGTACACCCCCATCAAAAGCACTTCCCGATTTACATTCCCCCGAATACATCATTTCTGGTTCGGCTAATACGCAAATGCTTTTGGTGGAGGTGGGGGGATTTGCACCCCCGTCCAGAACACTTTTCTAGTTGCTTCATACAACCATAGCCCCTATTATAGAGGTTTTTTATTTAGGTGTCAAGCGTTTTTGTGGTAAATTTACTGTGTAAGTGCTGTCATATACTGAAATTCTGTCAGTTGTATCAGATCACCTAGGCTACCTTCAGGCATCAAATTGAATGATAAACTTCGCCTTATTTTTCCAGGCTCACCTTTAGGCACAAAGTGTGGCAAGTGGGATGGAAATAAAACTAATCTACCTTTTTGAGCAGGAATTATAGCATGTTGTGCTGAAAATTCTGTGTTAATATCGACCCTTCGCTTTGGAATTAGTTGACATACAGCGTTCACACCTGGATGCTTTTCAAAAACTATAGATTGATCTTCATCATACACATCATCAAAATACAAAACACCAGAAATAAAACTGTTCGGATGTGTATGTGTTCTATGTTCTCTATCCGAAGGTTTTTGATTGATCCATGACAAAACATCAACCATTCCTTTGATATCGTAGCCCATGACTTGGTTGACAAGCGTATTACTATTGACGAGAATCGTATTTCGAACGTTTTTCAACTCAGGCATTCTGAGCACCTGTTTATTGTCAGACAAATTCGACCACATCTCACTGTTGGATTCACCATTCAGAAATTTTTCAGTGAAGGCTGGTGTTACATGTGTGGAAATAAGTGCGGTCTGTTCTGTTGTGGTTAGACTTATATCTTGAACAAAAATTGCTGTTGGAAAAATAGGAATGACTTGCATTATATGGCGTCTCCATAATTAAAAAATGTTAATTCATTTTGAGAACCGACAGAGTATCTAGGAACTACATTGAATGCTAACGAATATCTATTTGAGTTAGTTCTGTTCGTTTCTACCATGTGTTTCAGATAAGATGGAAATAATACCAACTCACCTTGTCTTATATCCAATAAAATAGATTCCACAGCAAAAGTTGACTCCGATTTACTTTCTCTCGGTAAAGAAATCGTATTTTGTTTTGCCGCCACTACACCAGGATCACCAAAAATTATTGGACATTTTTCAACGTTCGCATCAAAGTAGAAAACACCGGAAATGAAGGAATTTGGATGTATGTGTGGAACGTGTTCTTCGCCTGGTGATTTGATTGATATCCAAGATAACACATCAATATATTCGGGTGCATTATAACCTAAGACCGTATTACCAACAATTTTACAATTGTCGAGTATAAACTTACGTAAATCCGCACATTCGGGTTTACGTAACACTTTAACATCATCTGAATGTGAGCCATATAGTTTTTTTACAGGAGCAATTTGCCGAAGTGTTTTGGGGTCAGTAAAGTTTGATTTAATTGTTTGTGTTCTCAAGAAATTTTGCAGCTTAACATCATCTTTGTATTTGAAAACACAAACGGGTATAGGAAACAATGCATGTACAGTAAATTCACTCATATCAAAATGCCCATGAAACAAAAGACCAACGTTCACCCTCAGTTACGGTTGTGACTTCATGTGTATACATGAAGGTTGCTGGAAAAATTAAAATATCACCAGCCCGAACTTGTATTTTCATATTATCAAACATAATAAATTCTCCTCCGGAATAGTTGTCATTCAAAACACCCACTATGCTAAGAGTCGGTCTACCAACACCTTTTTCAAAAAGTGATGAAATAGCATCATTGTGCTTAGCCATGTTTGAACCTGGTGTGTATCGATTTATTCTTGGATGGCTCATGTGTGCATACACGCCTCCCGTTACACCAATTTTATTGTGGTATGAAATTATAGCATTGTTTATAGCATCTATCAATATTTGAGCAGTTTCATCATCAACACCCTTTACCGACAATTCAGCTTCATCTCTACTATGTTGTTTTAATTTTCCAGTTTCCACATCTGTTGTGGTCCAACTGTGTTGTGACCAGGTATCATCCAGTTTCTGATTTTCGCTGATTATTTTCTGACAAATTTCGTCATCTAAAAATCCTCGGGCCACATAAATATAGTCAGTTAAATATGGTAAGTTCATCAATTATCTCCTCTTCAAAATAAGAATTATAAATACATAAATATATGTATAACAACATGGAAGTGCAAAATGTCATCAATACTAAAAACGGATAAAGTTTCAGTAACCAACCCTCTATCATACACAAATGCACCATCGACTCCTGCGGTTTCAGGCACGATTGATATAGAGACTCAAAGTACGATGAGTGCGATTAACAAGAATCAATTTTTCGGCAGCAGAATTAGGACTAGAATCTCCAGTGGAATAACTAGCAATGCGGCGCCAGCCGGCGCCAATTGGGCAAGAGGTACGGCAAATGGTGTTTCCGTTCTTGATTTTTATAGTTCGACTTCAGGTCCAGCTGTATCAACGGCATATGCACATTTATATACTACTACCAGTTCACCTGCGAGTACTGAAAATACAGATATATCAGCCCAAGTTGGCGCATACGACAATCCATCGTCCGGCCCAATTGGTCAACCTATGGTATACAGTAACCTTCCGACTATAGACTCAGGTTTAGCTGTGAATAATTTTGGTACGATTGTCAAAAATAGATTGGTAGTGGAAGGAAATGACAATGTTTCTACCGGTGTCAGTGCCATCGGACTTAAAATTGTCAACAAAAGTCCTAACCCCGGTTCTGTCAACACGCCACTGGTATATCTACATCATAGAAGTCAATTTCCCACCACTGGTCCATCAGTTTATATGGCGTTTCAAAATGGACCTACAGAAACTGGTTCCATTTTTACTTCATCCACAACAACAAGTTATTCGACAAGTTCGGATTACAGACTAAAAGAAAATATCAATCCTGTTGAATCAGGACTCGACATTATTGCGGCACTTAGACCAAGATCGTGGACATGGAAAATAAATAATGAAGAAGATATGGGCTTTATTGCTCATGAAGTTCAAGAAGATGCGCCACAAATTGCAGGTTCAGTGAGTGGTAAAAAAGATGAAGTCATACGTTTTGGTAAACTAATTGATGCAAACGGTGATGCTAAACTTGCCATGGAAAGTGATGAGGAGTTACAAGTTCCAGAACCATCCGAAGAAGATGCCGCAAGATATGCCAGCGAAGGTTACACATGGACACACTTCAGAGATGAGCCTCTCTATCAAGGAATCGACACATCATTTATGGTTGCTCCGCTTGTGTCGGCAGTTAAAGAACTAAAAGCTATTGTTGACCAACAACAAGCGCAAATAACAACACTTGAACAGAGAATTACTGCTCTAGAGACTGCTTAATAAGCCGAAACACTAAATTCATGGATTTCTTTGAATTTAGTGGCCTTCTTTGAAATCGAAACATTGAATTCATCCACTCTGAACAATAGTTCGAGTGGATTAATCATTCCCTCACTCATAATTTTATTAAATAGCCTTTTTGCGACACGGCAATCTATGGCATATGCATGTACACCCGCCGCACAAACCCAATTATCATTATGTTGATGGTAAAACATATCTGATAACATGTTTATCGAATTAAATCTAGGGTGCATGAGATCATGTCTGTCATGTAAAATTGAATCATGTTCCAGTATTATGACAGGTTTATTGGTCCTTATCGAATAATCCCATGCAGTCATATGATTGAAAATTCTACACACATCAGAATAACTTAAATGTTGTCCGAACAGTTTAACTTGATACGGCCAAGAATTTTCAACAAAACCTATAGGTATTTCTACACAACTAAATGATTCTGAGTAATAATCCTTTAATGAAATATTTGGAACAAATCTATCTGGATAATAAAAGGACGATACAATAACCGGCTTATAGCCCAAGTTTTCAACCGATTTTTTAGCTCTCTCCACGTAGGGTCCTGAAATTATCAACACAGTATCTATGACATCCTCAACGACCAAAGGTAAATTCAGTCCATTAACGGCTGTTCTAGTTTTGAGTATGGCACCACTCTGCACATCCCTCACAAGTGTGTTTATTTTATCCATAATTTGTCTCCATTATCTTTATTCCATGCAGGTTCTTGCATTACATCACTATTTTTAACGATTCGGCTTACACCAGGCACAAAACATGTGGGCTTTCGATGATCGAAATTTTCGATGTCATATCGTTTAAGTGTTTCTGGTCTAATTGTTGACTCATCAAATGCGTTGGTGTTCTGTGCGGCAAAGAAACCTGATGTAATTATTGCGATATCATTTATGTTGACGAGTGTGTCGTTGGGTTGAGTCAGGCCTTGATTTATAACTGTAGTCAATAGCTTCTTTGCCGCATATGGATCTATTGCATATGCATGTTGACCCAACTGATACAAGTAGTTTTCATTTGCAACATTTAAAAATGGAAAATCATTGAAGGTATGCAATTCATTTTCTTTTAAATATTCCTGAAGCATACTTATATTTTGTAATTTTAATTTCGCTATTGCTTCATTTGTCCAGTACATATGTCCTAGTGTATCGACACAACACAGACCTGGCATTTTTGTATATTTTTTCAGCATCAATGCATCATGTTCGAGAATCACGATTGGTTTATTAATGCTCACACAATGTGCCCATAAAGCAATGTGACTCATTGCACATGCAATTTCGGAAGGCGACAATAGATGATCCGCAACCTTGATCCACTTGATCCATTGCTGATCCTTCAAGTGATCCGGCGTTTTGATAACTTTTCTGTCTGTTCCATCGAAACCTGGAAATAGTTCATACTTCATACCGACAGCATTTAGGGAATCGACACACCTTGCTGTGCATTTTTCTGAAGTTTCATTTCCCGGAAGAGTGATAACATATGCACAATCTACAATTGTGTCGTAATTATTATATACACTCAAGTGAGTATCCGTATTTACCTCAACCAGGTGTTCAACGATTTTTGGTTTTTTGTATATCCAATTATTCTGATAAATGTCAACGTTATCAAGTAACTGCATAATTGCTTGATGCACTCCATCATGACCTTTTTGGAAAACATCATTACCACATAGATATCCACCTGGCTTAACTTTATCGAACCATGCCATAATGTCTCTACGCACACCCTCAAGTGTGTGGTCACCATCAATGAAAACGAAATCTAGTGAATCATCCGCATACATTCCTGCAATGTTTGAACTGTCGCCAACTATAGTGTTCACATATTTTTTTACAGGTTCAATATTGCTTAAATATTCCTGATATAGTGTATCATTTATAATACACGGTAGATTTTGATGTTCTGGTGATCCTTTAAATGTGTCAACAACGTCAAATTTAATTTTTTTGCCAGAATTTTTAATTTCGACGGCCATAAAGGAAGTTGATTTTCCTTTCCATGCGCCAATTTCAACAAAATGTGCTCCGTCTTTTGCTGATTTAACCATCTCAGCGTATATGTTTGATTGAGGTGCATCAAACCAACCTTCAATACCCCAATGAAAATATTCCATAATTATCCTATCACTTATTTTTCAAATAAAATTCAATATGCTCTACTAATGTATGTATATGATCTTCGGTCCTCTCAATGAAGATAAGTGGACTTTCATTCTCAACAGCCATAACAATCACAATCTGGTTGATCGGAACACCAACATGTTCTTCATACATGCCAGAATATGCAGTACACTGTGCAAAATAGTCCTGTATGTCTTCCTTCTGTTTAATCTTCTTAGAAGTTTTGAAGTCAATTACAGAGAGTACACCGTCCCATTCAGCAATCAAGTCAACACGACCAGCCATACCAATACGTTCAGACCATAGAGCCTGTTCAATGTAGTGTATATTATTGATTCTTTGCACAGAAGGAATCAGTGTGCGGAACATCTCCACAGCATCCGGCATTTCACGCACCCAATCAATCTTTTCGTTCTTTAGGTACCGTTCTGCGAGGTCATGCACACGATTACCACGACCAGTTGCAAGTTTGGAAATACGGTTGGCTTCTACTTCACCAACCTTATTTCTCCACTCCATGATTGCTTGTTTCTTCATTGCACCAACAACAGTCGTGACCGATGGCAAGCGTTTACCGCTAGGTGAAGTGTAGTAGCGTTTGCCGTCAGAGTGTGTTTCCGATTTTAGGTCAGGAAGGACCATTGGTGGGCAATGTGTAAACATATTAATCAAATAATTTTAGTGCATCTTCATATGTAATATTCAGATTATAATTGGTGGAAAGATATTTGGCAAATACCTGTTTGCTTACGAATTTATTGTATTCGAATTCAAGTTGTTTTCTGAATGCTTCTAGTTCATACTGTAGCCGCTTTTCTTTTGAAAAAAGGTAAAACAAACCATTAATACCTAATGTTCTCCAAAACTGATTCACGTGAACCTTTTCATGTTCAAGGAGTGGAATGTTTCCTTTGACCGAAGGTCGTAAAAGTATGATGAAAGCCACAGTGTAACCTGCGAACCTTTTTGGCATCAAGTTCGTGTAGAACACTAGGTAATTTTTCATTCTAATTCAACCTCAATTTGTTTGAAACGTTTCTCCTGAATCGTTTCTTCTTTCCAAACCTTCCGTGGATTACCACACATGATACAACCAGGACGACCACAATCTAATGCATGGTGTTTAGCCAGCTTATGCGGCTCTTTCACTTCAATGCCATGTGACTTCGCAATCTTTACCTGTTTCTTTATAGCCGTTTCATCAGCATGAATACGTTTGCTGTGTTTGATTTTGTCTCTTTCTGTACTCATTCTGCATCCTCATATTTTAGTTTGGCGATAATGTAGTCCTTAACAAGAGAACTACGGACAATATCATCAACAGTAAATTCAATCTTTGTAAATGCTTTCATGTGATATGCAACATCAAAGAATTTTAGAATACCTGAAACATCATTCTTCTTCTTGTTCAAATCTGTTTGGCGGTAATCACCACACCAAATAATCTTTGAACGGTAACCAACACGTGTCATTACAGTGTCAATCTCCTCGAATGTCATGTTTTGCATTTCATCCACAATAATAATTGCATCATCAAATGACATACCACGAATGAAAGATGTTGAGATAAATTCTACAAAACCTTGTTCAGCCAATCTTTGATAACCATCTTTTCTACCAAAAAGTGTATCACAAATTTGAACATATGGTTGTTGATAAATCTCCATCTTCTCCGTTACATCACCTGGTAAGTGACCGATTTCTCGACCTTGTACGGCTGAACGTACAATAATAACTTTCTTAAATGGATTATTTTTATCCAGAACTTCTTCTAGTGCCTTGTACAATGCACAAAAAGTTTTACCTGTACCTGCTACACCATGTAGTGCTAAGAAATAGTCTCCTCTTTTGTATGCATCAAAGAACAATCTTTGATTCTCTGTCAATGGCTCAAACGTTTTTAGATGGTCTAGTTTGATTTTTAGTGTATTGTTTATTGCGGGTTGATGTGTATGTGTATATTCATCCATACTAATAACATCATTCCTTTTTTGTACCGGAGATTTTCTGCTGGCCATTAATACCTCTTGTTGTTAGTTTATTACCATTCCCTGCCCATTTTCGTTTTGTGAGATTTTGCTAACGTGTTTCCTGGGACAGTATCCTTAATTCTCTGAATAACCCCTTTCTCGAACGCTGAATCGTAAGACTTGGTTCCTGGAACGCTCATACGAGCCGCATCCGAGAACCTAGGCAAATCTTCTGGAGCAAAGTACCGCTCCAGATGTGTGTTATCTTCTTTGAATTTATCGTATTCGGATAGTTTAAGAATATGTTCCTCAACTTCACCGGTGTTTGAGTTTTTGAATGTGTAAGTAGGCATTATAAATTAAATACAATTGAAATACGTGGATCGGTTGATTGATTTGGTAACACTTCGTGATATAACCATGCAGGCCACATCAACAGTAAACCTGGATATGGTTTGTAATCAAAGTGTTTATATGCATACCAGTTTGTTGGATCTTTTACAAGAAACATGTAATCGAAAAAGTCCCTAAATGGTTGATTAGGTGAAAACCTAATGTCGGCGGAACCCGGTGGAGTTTGCAGATAGAAAATACCAGAAATAGAACACTGTGAGTGTACATGTTTTCCGTGTGCAGAACCTTCTTGGAAGTAATTCAAGAAAAAATAGGGATTGAAAATAACATTTGATTGATACCCTTGCAGTTCCAAGAATTCACGACCCCTACCCATAATGAATTTACAGAATTCAGCATAGTCCGGATGCGTAGGTAAATCCAAATTCATGTTATGCGTAGTCTTACCGTTCGCATAAAAGTCTTGATTCGATGGTTGTGTTTCAAAATAGTTCTTTACTTTGGGTAAAAGAACATCAACCCATTCTAGATGGTCTTCTCGACCAACTGTAGATGGGAAAAAATTATCAAGTATCATATGGTAAAAATACCTCAAGTTTTTTAAGTTTAGCCTCGATGGCGACATTTAAATCGTTCTCAGTGATATTTATGTCGGTTTCTTCCATCAGAACTTTGATAATTGCTAAAACATCACCGATTTCGGTAATAAGAGACTGTCTATTTGTGATGCCTTGCCATTCACCATGCATTCCAAAACGATTAATTTTAGATACTGCTTGAATCACTTCTGCACATTCTTCTTGAAGTACGGCCATCACCGTTTGTGTATTTCTCATTGTTGATACCATGTAGGGGTTGGACGTGAATTGATTTTGCCTTGCCATGTTGCAAAGCCACGTTTTGAAATATTGTAATAGTTGTGATAAGACGCCAATGAATTACCTGGAATTTTTATATCATTTGGCATTGCTGGTGTCGGTTCAGTGAAGTCACCGATTTTAATTTTGCTTGGAGGGAAACGGAGGGCATCTTTGAGCCTTGCACATGCATGAATCTTACCATAACGAAACGTGTATTCTTCTAGCAAGTGTAGCCACATGCGATAGAGCCAGTGATAGTTGGACAGATTCATACGGCACCAGATAGCGGAAGGATGATTGATGTGTGATGCCTTCATCAACTGTTGCTCACGTTCATCATCAAGACACCAACGTTTGATTTTACGACCAGATGATGCATCGATATATTCTTCACCGTCAATCACACGGTGTGCAGTTGACATGAGTTGGGCGTATTCGATAATCATTTTGACAACGTGTTTTGAGATATGCATCTCAGCACAAGTTTTTGGATGTGGGTCAAGATAGAAGATGTTCATGTTTTCACCAATGGCGGATTACGCCTGCAATAATAAAAAAGTTTGTGATGATATACAATAATACAATAAGAGTGCGTATGATGGCAACCTTATCGGCTTTGTGGTCATTTGGATGTGCTTTCTCACCCAATGCTTTAGCCCAGAGTGTCCACCAATATTTAAGGTATAATTTAAGTCTGTACCTCATCTACAATGTATCCTTTTTCTTTTAGGTTTTCAATATCCATTTCAAAATATGGATACAATATTGTAGCAGGAACCACAGGCGTTGTCAATACCATTTCTTGAATATTTTCGGGCCATCTTCCTTCCATTTCCATGAATCTCCATTTGTATAGGAAATTAGCCCATGATAGGCCTCTGTATTTGTGTGAACGTGATTGTTCCTCATAACGTTCAGTGTGCGGCTCTGGACGTTTTGCAAGATGAACGGATGGTTGCCATACACGACCATGTGCAAAATCATTGATTGAAGATTTTTCTGGTAAGTATTTTATTGCTCTGAGAAAATAATCACCTTCACCAAAACCATAGTGAAAACGTTCATCCCACATGCCAATCTTCTTTACTGCGTTTGGTTTATATGCACACACCATATCACCGGCATCATCGGCATAGAAATCATACTGTTCCATTACTCTGAGCAATCGTGGAATCCAATCGTAGTTCCAAATCGTGTCATCTTGTGCAGTGACAACGATATCAGCATCAGGTTCATTTAGATTTTTGAAACCATGAATGAGTGCCGTGTTCCACATACGTGCAAGCATAGCAGTTGCAAAGTCTGGAGTTCCAGTATTATGAATCACGTTCACATGGTATACATACCGTGGTTCTATTACAAAGTTTGTATGATTATTGATGATGTTAACGTGAATATCGACACCATCGGGTATATGATTAAAACCTTCAAATAACGTATGAAGATTAATATCCAGGGCTAATGGATCCTGCCACGTTACAATGAAGATTTTAATTTTCATGCAAGCATCCTAATCAAACCAACAGAATCAATTGTTACAAGTAACATGTAGTTAGCCAACATGCCAAATGATTTCCGAGTAAAAGCAGCCCAAGCATAGAGACCACAGCCAACAATCCAGATAGGATATAGAACAAGTAGTGGAGGACTGGGTACAGTAAGAGCCATGGTAATCGAACAGCCGATACTAATAGCCCAAGCCAACAACTCAATGCAAAAACGAAAACGATTAGAACGCCAATCATCTTTAATCCATCCAAAGATACCTAAGAGTAAATTGTTCATTTATTTTATAGTTTTGGAATATCAAACTCAACACCTTTTCCATCTTCTTGCGCTTTGATGGAGTTCGTTTCTTTCTTTGCTTTAGGGAAACGTTTTGCAATGTCTTCGGCGGTTACCGTGGACATAGCAAACTGCACAAATGCGGAGTAATCATCAGATACCGTCATGGTACGTGGACCACCAGCCTCTATTGCAGAAAAATAGAGAACACAACCACCAGCAACGAGTGGTGCAATCTCAATGATATTATCTAGATTGATAATAAGTTTGCAGTTCTTAGGTGCAATAGAATTAACTTCAACGAATGTAGCCATAATAACCTCTTAATAAAAAAAATAAAAACCAATCAACATCATAAAACAAAAAACGCCAAAAGTCAAGGCGTATACCTTTTTCTTTCGGCGTTCTTCGATTTCTTGATATATCTTTACCTGTTCCAGGAATAACTCAAAATTGTCCATAATAAAACCAGAATTGTTTCAGATAGTTTATTTAGCTGTCACGGTATCAATCTGATTTTTTAAAATTTCAACTGTTGCGGCTAATTCTTCGTTAACACGAATGCCATCTAAATTCAGTTCTTGGATTCTATTTTCCAATTGCTTCATTTCGGCAATCATCTTATCAAATTCTTGTTCAATTACGTTTTGCATGTTAGTACATTCCTGTATTCTTTGGATTCTTACGAAATTCTATTAGAAATTCGCAAAACATTTCCAGTGCTTGTTTAATTAAAGACATGTTTGTCTCCAATTATTTAGACGGCCTTAGCCGCTTTTTGCACTGCGTTTGTTGCTTCTTCTGAAACGTGTGTGGAAATATCAGTGAATGATTTGAAAATTTGTTTTGTGAATGCGGTTTGTGCATCAACAAATGCGTTGAGTGGCTTACGAATCTTTTCATCAGTAATGAAAGCGGATACGAAATACTTTTTGGAACCTTGGACGGTATCGATGAATGTGTCTGTTGCGAACATTGTTTTCTCCTAAATTTAGCGAGGGTTAATAAAAATAGTAATCTATATTAGCATTACTACTTAGATTATATAGGTTTCTATGATGCGGTGCAACATGGATTCCATAGAATGCCATGTCTAAAGTTTTTCAATGTAGTTGTATTGAAGGTGCCGTTTAGCCTCATGTACCGAATGGGTTTTGTGGCCATTGATATAGATGACCTTCGGTGAATACACCAAAATCTCACCCTCAATCATTTTCAGGCGATAAAAGGTTTTACCTTTTGAATCAACTTCTTTGGTCCGGATATCACGGAAATTCTCAGCGAGACCTGCCCACATAAGTGTTTCACGAATCTCATCCGAGATTAACATACGAAAATAATTTGCGTTCATAATATATTATAACATAATCACATCAAAATGGCAAGTGTTATTTCACGTTTGTTGCAAAAAAACAACAGAAAAAGACGCACCAGGAACGTCCTGGAGCGCCTAGGTCACTTAATGCTAGCCAGAGTGTCGACCAGTCGATTCCATTCACCAGGGTTCAGGAAAAACTCAACCTTAGACTGGATGGCATCAGGAAACTTAGCACCTTGATATTTAATCGAAAGTGTTACATGTTTTAGTTCACGAATATCTTCAACATCGAGAAAATATTGATATTGTTGATATTGGTCAGAAATTTCATACTTCATACAAACCCCATTTTACGTTCAATTGTTTTCTTTGTGTTTGTGTTTTGTTCAAAAAACACATCGGCAATGGACCATGATTCACGCTCACGGTTCAATTTAGTTCCAACTTTTGTTGCCAACTTTTCGGCTTGCACTTGAGTGAGTTCTTCAAAGTGTAGAATGTCATAGCAACGACCTGGACGAATCAGTGCAGGATCAATATCACGAATAGATGGCAGGTTAGTGGAGAAGATTAGTTTCTTGTTTCGTGTAGTCACAAGACCGTCACCAACGTTCAGAAACTTGTGCATCATTGTGTTACCTTCAGCACGTGCTTTCAGGAACATATCAGCATCTTCGAGAACGAGAACGTTCTTTTCACCTTCAATGAAGTTGGCGAACACATAATCTTTTTCCAACACATTTGAATCATAAGACACAATGGCAGATGCTTCAGAGTGTTGTAGTAGACCACGGATGAATGTAGTCTTACCAGTACCTGGTGGTCCAATCAACAACAGAATAGATGCGGACGAATGCATGAAGTTATCGTAGAATTCGGCGAGTGTTTGACCATCAAGAAACGGGTACATTTCTTCAACGGGCATACGGTCATGGCGGAGTGGAATCTCAATAGAAGAACCATCAGCGGCATAAATCCATTCGATTTGGTTTGTTACAAACTCAAAATCTTTTTCGAATTGTTTTTCATACTGTTTGACGAATTCATCATCACCAACCAGTTCAACAGATACATGTGTTGAATGAATGTTGAAAAACAAATAAGACAAAGAATCATCATTAAAGAAATATCCGGTTCCATTTTCATATTGAAAACGGCGGAGATCCTGAATTGTGTCGATGTAATCCAACCATTCTTTTTTGGTCGCATACATGCTCAACCTAGTTTGAAAGGTTTCAAGTTGGCGTTCAGAACGCTCTTTTAAAATTTTGCTTATGAGCAGGTCCGCAATATCATTTGCACCTAAGAAAATTTCACCGTTATTATCATTCATTTGTATACCTTCATTTTTCCACCACAGTAATCTTTTTGGTGGTGTTTTGTGACCAATTCTTTTTGCTCTAAATTTAGACATATTGTTGATGCCAGCCCATATAACATGTTTTTTTCTAGTTTTCCTGGAACCACTCCGTGATTCACCTCTTCCAATTTCAGCAAGCCATCTGTCAATCCTCTTGGATACAGCAGACCTGCTTTTAATGGTTCTAAACCTTCGGCGCATCTACTTCTACCACCCATGTCGCCCAATCTTGACGCTTAATATTGTTTGTATCAATGTGATTGTCTGTACAAAATTTCCATGCATCAAGATAGAAGTGAAAAAATTCCATTTTAAATTCCTTTTGCTTTATATTCAAAGTTCCAATACGGTCGACCATCTATAGTATACTCTATGTTACCACGCCTGTCAACAGTTTCAAGCCATCGACAGTCATTGTTTGCCACAGTAACTGGAAACCATGCGAACCAATCGTGCCATTGCATTTTACCTGAATAGTCTTTTAGTCCACATTTTAGTTTCATGGAAATTTCCATCCTTTGGCTGTGTATTTTTCAACACGTTTATGTGAAAGTGCATAAGCATTCTCATGCTCATTCTTAATCAAATGTTTGTTGAGAATTGCATTGTATTGCTTCTTCGAAATGTAAAGTGTGTGGCTTGAAATTTTATACCACGGCATACAATGCACAAAATCAAATGTGCTTCGTGAATCAGCAGTAGCAAGTGTAATCACTTGGAGGCCATTTTTAAATGTGGTGGCATTTGCAGTCACCAATTTACCTTCAATCTGCACTTCAACATATTTTTCATCGGCATCTTGAATATAGTTTTTATCCATACCATGAATATATTGTTTGAAGTGCATTATATCATTTGCATCATTTAAATACAAATCATAGTCTTTAGGTGTTTCATAATGCATGAGTGAAGAAATTGCACCGCCAGTTAAAATTGCTTTATCACGGAGAAAGTCGCTCAATTCCCGTGGAATTCCATCAAACATTATATTCAAGGTTGCAAACAAACGCTTTTTGACCTCATGTATTTGGTCAATTTGAATGTCTTTAAGTTCCGGCATAATGCATCCTCAATATTTTAACTTGGTCATGTGGTGCAAGGTAACAACGAGCCTTTACAATGGTATCAAATGTTATGTTATCACGCATTTGTGTGAATTCAACAAGACCATTTGAAATCATGTATTCACCCATTTGTTGAGCCATTGATGACCTCAGATATTGTTTCAATTCGTGGTCGGAACGAACATCTACCATTTTATGTTCAGGCACACGAATTGTACCTGTCACCAACTTACCGCCGATTGGAACATCTTTATATGTGAAATTGATATCGGTATATGGGTCAATACCCCAATTAGGAGTATTGATTGCCATTATACAGTCTCTTGTGCAACATCGTTGGTTTCAGTAGGTTTTTGCTTTTCACGTTTGACTGGTGCCACAGGTGCAACAGGTTGAACGGGTTGAACCTTACCGATGTAACGACCTTCAGGAGAAAACTCTTGAAAGTTCACCAGTTGGTATGCAGTCACTTTCCGACCATCTTTGTAAACACGGACAATTCCACCATCTTTGCGGATGTTGTAAATGTTAGTGGAGAGGCGATAGAGAACACCTTCTTGGTCACTGCCCTTGAAGCAAGCCTCAATCTCTGCGGGAGAGACAGGCTTGCCAGAGAGCATAACACAAGCAATTTTTTCGTGACGGTTGATTTTAGTGGTAGTACGCATAATATATCCTTTGAGAAAAAGTTTACCAGATTCAATTGTAACAGAGTGGCAGTCTGGTGGCAACCACTCTGTTGTTAAAATACCACAGTTTAGAATGGTACTTCATCATCAGGTGAGGTCGGCATCACAGGTGCGGTGTTTGCCTCCGCCACTTTGATATCAACTTTCGAATACAGGTCAAGGAACGAATCCTTGGTTTCTTGGTCAAAACGATTCACACAGAGTTGAATTGCCTTCGAACGGTCTTTGAAGATTGAATAAGTCTTTGCAATGTGGACCAAACGGCGAGTGGAGACAATCTCATCGACACCACCTTCGGCAAATGTCTTACGAATCACATCAGCCCACTTTACAAGATTTTCCGCAAACTCATCATCATTCAACAATGGTTTGAGAATCTTGAGTTCAACTTTGGACTCTGGATATTCCTGTTCAACGGTGATGTTGAAACGCTCAAGGAACGCATCATCAAGAATCTGTGAGAGGTAACGACCTTCTTCAGAGCCACGGCCTTTGGTGTTTGCAGTAGCAACAACGTTGAAGCCACGTTTTGGATAGATGTATTCACCAGACTTTTTGTTGAAGTATGGCTTGCCTTCCAGAATACCTTGGAGGCACATGAGTTTGTTAGAACCACGGTCAACTTCGTCAATCAAGAGAATTGCACCACGTTTCATGGCTGTCATCACAGGACCATCACGGTACACCACGTTACCGTCAATCAGTGTAGGACCACCAATCAGGTCAGATTCATCAGTCTCAACGGAGATGTTCACACGGATGCATTCACGTTTGAGTGTGGCACACACTTGTTCAACCATCAGGGTTTTGCCATTGCCTGACATACCAGTAATGAACACGGGGAAGAATTCCTGTGATAGCACAATCGAGGTCAGGTCTTTGTAGAAACCAAAAGGAACATAGCCTTGGTATTTTTCAGGGATAGAAGTATCTGCATGGTCTTCAAGTTTCTTTTGACGGAGAACATGGACAGTGGCAGTTTGTGTCAATTCGACAACGGCAGGTTCTTCCGTAACCATTGCAGTTACGGCATGACGCACAGCGTTTGGTGCATCAGGAAGAAGGTATTGACCACGACCGGAACGAAACTCTTGGCGAGTGACAAACCAGAAGGGATAAGGAACAGACCGTTCATCAACAACGTGTTGAATTTGGTCACGACTCAAAATTGCATTCTCACCGAAAATCTCAGTAGCGGCTTGGACGAATGCTTTTGCATTACGATTCATAAAGTTCTCCATAACAAGGTGTTTCTATTATATCACAGTTTCTGCCACATGGCAACCATTTTTTGGTAGATATGTTGCATAGAAACAACAATCATGTACCAGTTTATATCCATATTCACCTCTTTCCATTCTTGTTTGTTGCATAAGTAGGTATGTCCATCCTTCAGAGAAGGTTAACCTGTATATCCACCTTAGTGGCCACCATCTTTTCATCATAATAGGTGTATGTGGTACCAAAACCACTAACATTTTCTCTTGCACAGGTTGCCAATGCATTCCATACTGCAACCCTTTGTGTGGTAAACACAAACTTATCTTCAAGGTCTTTCACCTTCATAATGAAGCCAACACCGTTCACGATAGCACGGAACTTCTGAGTGTTATTCAGACCCCAAATCAGTTGTTTTGTACGCATTACATGCCTTTCACATTGAATAAGACTCTATTATACCAGAAACCAAAAAAAAGGCAACCATAAAGATTGCCCTTTGTTGTTTTTTTACAACACTTCACCAATAGCCATCGGAACAGCCAAGGACGTATTGGTAAACACTCAGCCGTCCTTCCGCACCAGTTTGGTACACCTCATTCGGTGTTTTACCATCAAATGCTTTATTCTCCGAATCCCACCATCCATCGACCAATTGTGTTGAACCTATCATGGCGTACAGATAACGATTGATATCAGATTTTACGATTGGCTCTTTCATTCTTCCTCGCCTTCAGGGTCATCAATTAAATCCAGTTCTTTGGTGTGTGCATCACATGCAGTGTAAATCCATCCACGACCACGGCGTTTACCTGGAGCACCACATGTTTCACATGTAATGGTTGACATAGATTCAGCAAACCAAATGAAGTTGTGAATTGTTTTATCACCACCATCACCATAGAATCGTAGAGAACCAAACTTTTCTTTTACTTGTGATGCAACAAATTGTTCAGTTCCTTCTTTTGCATTCTTATCAATGTGCCATTGAATCTCACTACATAGCAAATTAATTAATGGGTACCAACCATCAGAACAATCGAAACCCCAACACATTGCAGTTGTGGTCATGTCACCATTACGATTAGCAAAAATCTTTGGATAATCCTTGCATAGCTTTTTATCCAGTTCTTGTCTCATTACCAATCCTTCACATCAGTGATATCAATAGTTGTATCTTTATTATCAAACAAATCAAACTTCACTCGAACATTTGCACCAATGCCAGATGAATGGTCAACTTCAACCTCAAAGTGTTTAATGTCTTTAAAGTGTTGTGCAATCTCATACAGCTTTTCAATCTGTTCGTGGTTTAAAATAATGTTCTTATTCTTAGCCATCATTAACCACCATAATAATGAATAACAACATCAAGTGCTTCAAGCAATTGTGTATTGTACACCACATCTTCTGGATGCATCCATGCACCTTTCTTGTGTGCTTTCAATTCTTTTTTAACGTATTTTCTGTGGTCTTTGAGTGCCAACAAAGCAATACGGTCAGCCGTTTCATAATCAATTTCAAGTTTTTCTGTCATCATGTTCTCCAAATTTCGTTAAAGCCTTCTTCTTCAGTTGGTTCTTGCCATTTTGCAATCATATCATCCAACACCTCCAATGGTATCACCTTTCCAGGTCGGCTGGCAAGCCTTTTCTGAAGTTCTTCGGGTTCTGGGATCCGAAAAACCACAGCAATCGCATAATATTCCGGAAGCATTCGGAATTTCTTCGCCCTTGTGAAAATTGTAGTGGATGTTTGGTCCCAGATAATGTCCTTACCTGCATCACGTGCGGCATTCACGGCACCTGCCATCCTTGCAACAGCAACGGGCATGTATTCTTCAAACACTTCGGTATAGGTTTTACCAACACTTTCAGCCCATTCTTCCACATACTTGTCGGTGGAAATGTATGCACAATCTTTCATCCAAAATTCTTGGTTCTTCACCCAAGTGGACTTTCCAGAACCTGGTACACCGACCAGCATGTATAGTTTAGGCATCGTTTAGTGTTTTCCTAATTTCAATCAATAAATCTCGCACAGCAAAATGATTAGCAAGTTCGGGATTAAATAGACCACCCGAGAATAGGTAATCGGTGATTCTGTCTGACAATTCTTTAAACTGTTCGTTCATATGTGGACGGTCCAAGTTTGGCATCAACCATTTTATGGTTTGTAATACCTTCAAAGAAGTTTTCATTGGGACGCTTAATCACATATGCCAAGCGGCCGCCAAAATATACAGCAAACTGCGCCAAGAGGTCCGATTCAATCACACAAACATATGCAGATGTAATGGCTTGACCACCAACGCCACCAAAACCTAATGCGGTGCTAGACCAAGTTTGTACAAACATAGAATATACGGTTAGGTCATACAATGAATGTTTGCGAGACTTTTCAACATAACAATCAGCAGGTGCAATTGCAGTTTTCATTTCTTCACGGGTTAGTGTAGACCGCCATGCATCATGCTTGGCCCAATTACGGTCCTGATACTTGTATTCAGGAAATGCCTCATATGCGGCATGTGCCATAGCACCAGCGAGTGTTTCAATAGGGTTAGTTGCGTTCATTCTTTAACTCCAAAATGTTCATCATACTTGTCTAACATTCGTGCAAATGCAGAGAATGATAACTCTTGTCGGTTTAGTTCAATACATTCTTTCGCAATCAACTCGGCAAATTTTTGGTCACGAATATCATGCCAATCTGGATGGTACTCTCCCGGCTGTTGAATTTTGTTATCTGTATATTCATCGGCTTGTTCAGCCAGTTCTTGAATTCTTTTGTTCATCTTGATATACTCAGTTCAGCATCAGGATTATCCCAACATGCATTACGATACTTGTATACAAAATTCTGAAGACCATCATATGAACCCCAACCATTCTCAGGGTTAAAGGTCATAAAGTGGTTTGGTTCAGATAACAGAATATTCCATCCTTCATCCAGAAGTTCAGAAATATCTTTCGCCAACACCAAACCGTGCTCATCAGGTCGCCACAATACATCATACAGTGACAGTCCATTTGAGAGTTTAACCTCTTTGGCCATTTTACCTAGATTGTGTGTGATGTTATTGTAATAAACAGATACGGGTTGTGTAACCATCAACTCAACATCAAGGCTCATTTACTTTCTCTTTTCATATAGAAGTCACGAATCGCTCTTGCATCATGAAGTGCATTATGTGGCACCATAGATTCATACTTAATGCTAAAGTCAAGTTCAAACTTAATATTCGTTGGCATTACAATTCGTTCACCTGGACCTGTAATCATTGCTTCACAGAAATATCGAATATCATCTGGCCAATCTGCAACGATTATAATTTCATCATATTCAATATTCAGGAGGTACCTTGAGAATGCGAGTTGAAACTCACTGTAACTCGCCGGTACTAGAAACATGTGTGGCGCAACGTTTACTTGAACCCATGTATCAAGTTGGTCTTTCACTTCAATTTCACAATAAAACTCTGGTGCGTTTAGATTCTCTGGCACCAAAGCCATTGACATTAGTTTACCACCGAATCCATTGAATTCGGTATCAAGAAAAAATCTCATTCTTCAACTCCAAAATGTTTTTTAATATAATCCGCCGCAATGACAGGAGTGTGACCATAGTCAGTTTCAATTTCCACATACACATTAGGAAATAACCCAGCACATTTACTGATAATCAACTCGGCGAACTTTTCCAACTCATAATCATATGAACATGACCAATCCACCACGGCATCAACTGGTGCGTGTTCCTCACCGTCCCACATTAGAAAACCGGCTTCATCGGCCAATTCTTTAATTAGTTTCTTCATTTATAATCCTTACCAAAAATCTTCCTTTTGAATGCGGCAATTTCCATATCATCTTCACGTTCAGCAATCACATTCATTTCAAACTCCGATGGATAATGACGGAGCAAAGACTTTGCATCCCTCCGAACGGATAGCGGCACACGTGGTGTTTTCTTTGGATCAAGTAGTGAGATAAGAAACTTTTCAGTTCGAATCACCGCATTGGTTCGTTCTATAGGTACAGTCATAGTTTTTCCACAATAATTTTATTTCCAAAATCTTCACCAAATGAGATATTCTCATGGTAAACTTTCACTAGCCCTTTACGGGAGAGTCCTTCAATAGCAAGGAAACCACAGAATGAATTCATACGGAGTGTAATCCCATCAGCATCCTGTGATTGTTCGAGTCCTTCACCAGTGGCTAGCATCTCCGAAATCAATAGAATTTCCGAAAGGCGTGGGTTTTCCTCATTATCGGCAACCTTTAGTAGTGCGTCCACATCTGCATCAGTGAGGGACTTTAGAAAATCACCTGGTCGCATATAACCGGACTCAGAAAGGTCCATTGCCAGTGTACGGGTAATGGGTAGAAAGTCCTTCTCCTTCATCACATTATCATATGAAATGACAATCGGACCGTCTTCAAAATCATTATCTTCAATTCGTTCGTTCATACAATTTTACCCAGAATTCCGTAAATTAATTCATCCAGTTCAGCCTGATAGTCTTTACCAATCCTACGCTTTTCATAGAGTGACTGGAGAATCATACGCATTTCATCACCATCAACAAAATTTAGATTATAGTCCTTACCCCGTTTTTCCAGTTCGGCAATAAGTGCATCATCGGAGAGTTCTTCAAGAATATCCTCAGAATCAACATAGGTGTTTACGTACGGCATTATGCATTCTCCTTTTCAGTGCAAAATTTAGTGAATTGAACCCATGGACCAGTAAACAGGTGCTCACGTCCCCAACCAAAAACGGTGATACGGTCAGAGTAAATGTGATACTCATATTCTTGACCACAATCATCGGTTGAAATTGGGTAGAGATAGAAACCACCAGCACCAACTTTAAAATGTGCTACCAATTGGGCGGCTAAGCAACCCATGCCATTAGCCAGTTTCCGTGTATCACCAACAGGAATACCATTGGTGATGGCTTCAAACTGATTCAAGAATGCGGCAAGTTCGGAGCCATGACCAGTTGGGTAGCCGTCAAACTGTCGGTACATATTGATAATAGGCTCAGGACCAGTGGTAGAGCCATAATGGTCGGTGTAAACAAAAGTGAGTGAACGTGTACCCATGAGATTTCCTTTGGAGTTTGTTTGTGTATGTGTCTATTGTACCAGAGTCCTTGGTACTTGGCAAGTCAGCTAGAAGTATTCACTTTTCGAATGATTCAATCCATGCAACCAGAACCTTCCTAGCTTCGGTGCGGGAAATACCGAATTCCGTTTCCAGATACGGTGCCGCACCCCACATATTGGTTTCACCAGAATCCCGTAGTGCAACGAGATAATCAAAATATTCTTTAGTTTGTTCGTCCATCATTCAACTCCAAAATGTTTCTTTACGTCTGCAATACACCTACGGACTTCCATGTCCTCACGGTTCAAATCACCCATGAATCGTTTTTGAAGGACGGAGATAGTTTCTTTAGCAATCAACTCGGCGAACTTTTCAGTAAATGTAGTTTGCCAAACTCCAGGTCCCCAGCCTTCGGCCAAAGCAGCCTCTCTAGCAAGTTTTTGAATTCGTTCGTTCATTCTTCAACTCCGAAATGTTGTTTAATTGATGTTTTGATGTTTTCTGCTTTGACAGACTGTCCCATATCATACTGGTCATATTCATCATCGTTGGATTCGTGCTCACATTGTTTTATACATTCACGCACAATCAACTCGGCGAACTTGTTAGAATCAAAACCACATTCAGTTTCTGATTGTTTCATTAGTTCTTTTAATAAAATGTAGTTCATTCTTCAACTCCAAAATGTTTTTCAATCACGGCTATATTATCAACACATTGCATTGAGCAAATTTCATATTCCCCAGCCAACTGCCAATTGGCTTCTGTCGAATACAATTCAGAGAATCTTTCCGATTCGTTAAATAATACATCTCCACATTCGTGAATAATCGAGAGAGCGAATTTCTCTTTATCAAAAGTCACACGGTCAAAGCCATTATCCACACCATACTCAATGGTGGTAGCCTGTTCAATAAGTTCTTGTATTCGTTCGTTCATAATAATCTCCATCAATATGGATATGCGGAGAAAGTTTTTGCATCTTCCAGAAGGCAGTATGATGCACGGTTCAAGAATGAATCATTCTTTCGATGGGAACGTGGACCACGGTAACGGATTTTGTATTTACCAGGGTAATACGACCGAAACTCATTCAGAAGATGAATTGGTATGTTAGTGAACACTGCGGCAGTATCTCTCCGTGACCAGAAACGGAAAACTTCATGCGCCATAATAATTCTCCATTTCAAATTTAGTAAAGTTTACATATTCTTGAGCATCAGAGAGAGTATAGAATGCTTCAAGAAAAGTACCAGAATAGAATACTTCATAGAAGATATCGAATTTTTTAGAGATATTAAACATTATTCTTCCTCCTTCAGAGCAAACATTTTAGCACCTTCGTCCATAAAGACAGAAAACGCTTCCATAGTCTTTTCAGAATAGACCATACGACCATGTTTCTGGATGTCCTGTAGGACTTCAAGAAAACCAATAGAGAGAAAATTCCGTTCCTTTTCGAGAATGGAGATAGCAGTAGTAATTTTCATATTAAACCTCATAAACAGTTTGTTCAAGACGGGGATAAACCGCTTGAAATGTCATTCCTTTAGTATTAGAATAACGGAGTTTCAAGAATGCACGAACCTTAGAAACTGATTCAAAATAACCAGTAGCTTCAATGAATGAACCGTCAAAATAAACAGAGTATTGTTTCATAAAAAAGTCCTTGTTGCGAGTTGATATAGTGTATTATACACGATCCGTAGAGAATGGCAACCTACTAGAAAAGTTCTCCATCCGTCCGGTCAAGTATTGAGAAATAAGAATTTGAATAGATGGTAAAATATGGGAATTATAAAGATTGTCCACATGAATACAAAAAGAATAATGAAAATCCACTTGAACAGAGTGAGTATAAAGCCAAAAAAATCAAACATTTAAATCACCTCTTATAGTGAACCGGACGCTCATAACGACCTTCAGAGTCTCGATAAACGGAGACATAATGACCGTGCTTTGAACCATCATCGAAAGTGTAAGAGAAGGTAGAATTATAGGAGAGTGGAGGGAAATTCAGTGCCCATGATTCCAATAATCCTTCAGATTCAAGAGCAGAATTGAGGGTGGGAAAGAAGTTTTGTTTCATACGAATAAATCTCCATAATATTCTTCATCAAAAGAATCAAAATCTTTTTGTATCCATTCAATAGTATAACCAGAAGAAGAATACTCAGAAGCCATTTTCTCCAACTCAGCAAGAGCCATAGAGGGAGAAAGTTTTCCAGAAGCCATCAGAGACAGGTTGGAGCAATGCATAAAGTTATTGGAATCTTTATGTGCGGAGACCTGAATGAATCGCTTGGGTGTGTTTGTGTGTGTCATGGATGGTATTATAGCGGTACTGGTAGGAATGGCAATAGCATAGTTAACGGGTGTGACGAAAATACAACATGGAACATTGGAACGTGTTGGATGACCAATATGCAATATAGTGCATGTGGAGAAAGGTGTTGAGAACCTGTGGATAAACTGTGGATAACTTTTGGGTGTCGCTGTATGTGTCGCAGGGTGTCGTGGGTGTTGGGTTGCTATTTAGTCTTAGTGTCTGGCTCTGAAACGCCTGAAAATTTCACAGAGTGTCTCAGAGGTGACAGCACGTTTCCGCACGTTCCAGTGGGTTCCAGTGGGTTCCAGCACGGTTTGGAATGTTTTGCTCTGTGTGGGTGTCAGAATGTCTCAGAGTGGTGCTGGACGCCCATTGAAAAACCATCAGGCAGCCTCTACGTCCACCCCCAGTCTTGCTGTTCGAACCAATGGATCCATTGTACTCTAAAAAAGACCACCTGGCAACCACCAGGTGTCTCATCTACGCAACATCACTCCTCTTCGGAGAATCCTTCAATCAGCACTATCTGGTCCTCATAGTAGGACCTTTCCTCCTCCATGCACAGGTTACCCTCGACCTCGAACACCAGGTCCGTGGCCATCCTTTCGCCACAACCAGTGGAGGTCATCACGAATTTGATAATATCCTCGAATGCATCGCCATTGGTGATGCATGATTCAATATCGATAATCAAGTCTTTAAATTTGCTCATCATCAACCTTTCAATTTAGTGTATACTGTACGGGCGGTGAATGTAATATCAGGAATGCGGTGCTCACGCCGTGCCAACCAATTCACCATATACTTCCAACCAAATGCTTGTGTGTTCGTCATAATATCTCCTTTAAATTAACCGCAGATGGTGTATTCTGCAAGGTCTTTCCACTTGGCACCAGCAGACTTGCGGATTTTAGTGGTCTGGATGAGTGTACGGAGTGACAATTCTTTCACCTCATCTTGGAGGTTGTCAATCAGGTCCAGAGCATCGGACTTTTCAGTCTTTGAATACTCTGGCATAAACTCAGGAAGGGACACCAGGTGGCGCATACGCTCCACTTTTTGCTCGGTTGTCATTGTCAGGTCAACAGCCATGGAACGGGTGATGATGGCTTGGTCCATCGAATCGGAGGACAGGTTAGAGATAAACACCACCCGGCCCTTGAATTCAAAGGATTGTGGGAGTTCGTCATCCTTCATGTCTGCACGCCATGAAATCACACGGCGGGAGTAGGAGTCCAATGCACCTTTGAGCAGGTTCAAGGACACTGGATCCTTCAGCACGGAATCGCAGTCGTCAAAAACAACCACGCCGTCCTTGTTTTCATACAGTGTACGGTACAGGCCTTTTGGAGTGGAGTAGCCCTTGATAACACGGTAGGACTTGGTGGTGTTGATTTTGCCACCGACCTCGAATTCATCCAGGAGGGTAACGTCCTTCATGCCGGCATCATTCAGTGCCTTGGTGACGGTGTGGGACTTGCCAAGGCCACCGGGACCAGATACAACCACCGAGGACTGGTCACCTTTCACCAACATGGCGACCATGTCAGACACGAAACCGAACCGCTGGTTGATGGTGAAGCGGGACTCCTTCACATTGACAGGAGCACCACCGGTGGCACCTGTAGCCTTGCGGATCACATAGTCCATGTGTTCCTTTTTGGCACGCTTGACCACCTTGCCGTTGATGTTGGCCACGTATTTGCCACCTACGAACTTGACTTCAATCATAATTTCCTTTTTTCTTTACAATGGTTGGATTATACAGGTACCACTTAGAATGGCAACCAATACTTGACCGGACAGGTCAACATTCAGGGTCAAAATCCGCCCACTCTTGGGCTTCGTCCGGCTGACCGTCATCCTCATCCTCGGACTCCATCTCATCCTCGGTGAGACCTTCCACGAAGGTGTCTTCCTCGGTCAAGGAATCCACGTAGTCGTTAAAGGAGCACCGGTATGCCACCGGGTCGACCTCACGCAGGACCTCGGAAGCGGAATAGGTCATACCGCACAGTTCCACCGGACCTTCACAGTCGTCCAGCATCTCATCAAACCATGCATAGGCGGTGCGCTCAGATATTAAACGGGACATTTTCTTTCCTTTTCTTTCACAATATGGATTGGATTATACAGGTTTCGGTAGGTTTGTCAACCAATACTTGACCGGATTGGTCAAGAATCGAATTCGCAGGATTGAGTGTTGTACAGGTACAACGCCTCGCCCTCATTCAGGATGGCCGCCACTTCCATGGCTTCCTGTTCGGAATCAAATGATTCTATGGAGGTGCCCATGCGGACACCATTCACCAGTGGAGACCAGCGGACCACACGGAAGTCCATGGTTTTGTCGTGGTATTCGGCGGTGTAGGTTTTGTTCATCATGTCGTGGATTCTACAGGTTCCAGCAGGTTTGGCAACCATGCTTGCAATAGTCGACCAAAATGGTGGGTTATTAATATAACGCCCAGCCTCCGTGTCCACCCCAGTCCTGCTTTCGAATAGGTCCATTATACCAGAACCAGCCGGTTTGGCAAGTAACCAAATAGTTCTCCATCCTTCCGGTGGGTCATTCCGAGGATGGTTGCCATTCTCGCTGGTTCTGGTATACTCCGTTCCATGATAAAATCAATTCAACCAACCGACCGCAAGGTCCAAGCCCAATACCTGCTGGACGGTGTATTGGTTACAATTTGCAAGCCTGCCCGCCCCCGTAGGTCGGAACGGACTTGGTCGGCTGGTGCCAAGTATTCGGTTGCCAACCTTGGAGCCAAGGGTACCAACCTGCGGAATGCTGGCTTGAACCATGCCAAAGGTTGACCAATCCGGTCAAGTATTCCAAGGATGGTTGCCATTCCCGCTGGTTCTGGTATAATACAGTCATACAATCAAGCAAAGGTCAAAAAATGAATTTACTCTCCACTGGCAACCCTAAGGTCCTCAAAGGCATGGCTCAGGGTTACAATACCTACATCCTGCACCTCGCTCCAGCCGACCTGTCCGGTTATGAGACCTGCGCCAAGCGGACCAAAGGTTGCACGGTGGCATGCCTGAACCTCGCAGGACGTGGTGGCATGTTCAAAAAAGGTGAAACCACCAACGTTATCCAGCAGGCTCGAATCCGCAAAACCAAAATGTTTTTCCAAGACCGTGAGATATTCATGAGCCTTTTGGTCAAAGATATTGAATTGGCTATTAAACAATCCGCCAAAATCAATATGGTCCCAGTGATTCGCCTTAATGGCACTTCGGACCTGGCCTTTGAAAAGTATGCCGCAGTCCGTAATGGTGTGGAATATAAAAACATTTTCATGGCATTCCCTGAATTACAATTCTATGATTATACCAAGATTCTCGGCCGCAAAATCGCCGATTATCCAAACTATTCTCTGACATTCTCGGCAGCCGATGGTAATGATACGGACGTAGCCAAGGCAATTGCCCAAGGTTATAACGTGGCAGTGGTATTCGGTATTAAGAAAACCCTCCCAATGCCTGCCGATTATCTGAGTATGCCAGTTTTTAATGGCGATGAGTCGGACCTCCGTTTTCTGGATCCAAAAGGCTCGATTATCGGCTTATATGCCAAAGGCAAAGCCAAAAAAGATACCACTGGTTTTGTAAAATACCCCGCCATTATGATGGCATCCGTTTAAACTGAAAGGAAACATTATGTCCAAAATCAAGCTCCCATTTGAATGCATGGTTGGCACTGAAAATGAGGTTATAACCAATCCATTCTCAGGAGAATCCATTACATTATCTCCAGAGGCCGTGGCGGTATATGATACCATTATGGGTTGCCAAATGGTCGGTGATTATAAGAGAATGCAAAAAGGACTGGATTGGTTTCGCCGCCATTATGCCCGAGAATATATGGTCCTCCTGGATTGATCCAGTACGTGGCTGGAGAACTAAGGTTCTAGGTTGCCATTTTCACGCCCTTCCGCCATAATCCAATCCATGTTGAATTTGAAAGGAAACAAAATGACAAATCAAGACTTGGCCAAGGCACTGGTGGCTGCCATTCAGGACCGCCAATTCGCCCGTGGCGAGGAACTCCACGCCGCCAACTCTTACACCGTTGGCTACCTTGAGGGTCTCATTGGTACACTCTGCCACCTCAGCCCCAAGGCTAAAAAAGAGGTTATGAGCACCTTGGTATACGTTTCGACCAACAAGTAAGGAGTAATACTAATGACTGATTTTGAGACCAAGTGCTACGGCATGACCGAAGCCGATATCCGGAGCCAGTACATGGGCTCCATCACCGCTAAATTCTCCGGCTTGGAGATGGTGGTCATGTCCATCCTGTCCGATTGTCAGGAACTCGGTGCCATGGGTCGGAATGAGGCAGTCCGTAAACAGTTGAACGTGGCTAAATTCATCCTCTCGGAAATGATGGATGCCCGTGGCCATTCGGTATAAGGAAAGGAATCATTATGTTTTCAGAAAATAAGTGGGAAGACCTTGCATTCAAGGTGGTGCTGGTGCTAGGTGTGGTGGTTGTGTTGCTGGACCTGGTGTACTGGAGACCAGGTTAAAGGTTGGACACCAGTTGGTGGGGAGAGGCGCTTAGGCGCCTTTTTTTGCGCTTAAAAATCTGGGGCACTGTACCTTAAAGGTAATACTATGTAAGTAATTTTGTGCTATGGCCCAAACTCTTTTTTCCCTAAATTTATTTTCTGGGGCCCCTAGCACATTTTCGAATTTTTCACTTTCACATCCCTCTGGAATTTTCTCCGGACCCCCTACACGGTTTTCGAAAAAAAAGGAGTCACTCTCGGACTCCTTCTATACCGTTCTACGGTTTCTCTACACTTCTCTATTACTCCGCTACATCTCCAGCTAAGTCTTCTAAACCGATCAATTCTTGCGTTTCTAAGATATTCGCTCTCTCCTGTGCGGCTTCTTCTGTTGTGAAGTATCCAGTCTGTACAAACAGTCCTTTTTCTTCGTCTGCGTAGTCTACAATGAAGTGTTCACCTTCTGCTCTTACTGTGGTCTTTGACATGTCGTTATCTCCCTATGGTGTGTGTTGACACTTCTATTTATTTTCCCACGCCCAATGCACTACACACCAGTCTTCGATGCAACGCTCTTTTGAGATATCGGCTTCTAAACCATTCTGAATCATCTTGGTTGACCAATACGTGTAGTAGGACTTCAGGATTTGTTCCTCTGTCCATGTCTCCACAACATCTTGTCCAAACTCTCCCGGGAAGGTGATACTCCATCTTTTAGTCATAGCTTTTCAGTCTCTTTATTGTGTTTGGCTTTACTATGAGGATTGTATTCTTCGTCTTTGGAAACGGAAGGTCGAGATGCACTGATACTCTTGGTCCTTCCTCCTTAGAGATTTCTGTGTCGTTCCCTACCGTTCCAATAAAGGGTATGCCCTCATGGCGTCCGGAAATTCGCTCACCCATCTCGAAAGTCGGTTTATACCTGTTCTCTTTGAAGTATTCAGCTAGGGTCATTCAACAGGCCTTCAATCTCTTTTTTGACTTGGGACCTACAAAATTCGAGGTTGTCTTTATCGTAGGTCGTATATGTCTTATCCCTTAGGTCGGCTCTCTCCACGGCACTCACTGCTTCTTTCAACGTGAGTTCAATTACTTTCTGTGTATAGCCATACTTCATTTGTTCTGAAGTGTAGATCGTATTTTCTTTCGGATAATCACGATTAGCACTTTCAAATATCTCGATTGTTTTTGTTTTAATCATTTTAATCTATCCATTCTAGAATTTCAAAATATTCTTCGGCACGTTCCTTAGCATGTTTAAAGGAGGTCGCAAGAATTTCTAATTCAAGTATATCATCTTCGAGGTGCATTGTAAATGGACAATCGTTTGCTTTTTTGGAAGAAATAACGTCACCAACGTCAATTCTACCTTTTACTTTGTAGAATCTTCCGTTTTTAATGCGATCAAGAAAATCATACGTTTCTTCGTGTACAGATACCACACCTTCAAACCAAACTTCGGCTTCTTCTTGGGTTTCAAACTCTGGTGAGAGTGCGGCTCCGGAACCCGGATTAATCCAAAACCAGACTGCATTCTCCATGTTCGCTTGACGATACTTGATAAGTGCGGCTTTGAATTGCTTTTTCTGAACCGTCATGGCTTCTTAGAGAAGAAAAGCTGGATCGAAATTCTAGGTGGCGCTGACGTTGCTGTTGGTGTCGTACAATGCCATTCTCTCTCTGTTGAGTAAATAGCAGTGTTATACTGTGGACAATAGAACTGACCTTGTTTAGGATTGTAACCATATTCATCAACACCCTTATTCTCCTCTGTCCATGCGAACCAACCACCCCAATTCGAATCCCATTCTTTGTTGAGATAAATTGACATAGCATCATAGTCTGCATAGTCGGGATGCCAGTTTACACAAGAGGTCTGAAATCCAACGTAAAAGATGGCCGCAGAAGAATGTGGAAGGTAATCCAACTTACCACGGTTGACTAACTCATAGTAAATTGGATTCTTCCATTCATCAGAGAGCGCACGTGAAAGAATCGTTCCGTTCGTAGCATACTTCAGAACATCAACCCATTTCATTTGGTTTGATGCCCAAACATCGCCAGCCTTTGTCTCCTCGTTCCATGCTAGGAGTTGTTGAATGAACTCCTGAGAAAGGACATCATCTAAAATTTTAATCATATTATGCAATCAAGTTAATGAAGCGGTTCAACACGATACGATTTGAGACACGGTTGCTTGTATACTTTGCGAAAGCAGAGACAAGACCACGGGTTGTCGTTGAAGTAACTTCGAATTCGTCATCTTCGTCAGTGTCCAGTTTATCTGAACGGATAAAGTAATATTCATCGTATCCAACGTTATTTAGATACGTGAAGTTGTTCTTGCGGAACTCTGCCACACGGTGATCGATTTTACTTTCTTCCGACTTCGGTGAATACATTACAAGTGCATGACGAACATCACGTACTTTTGCAACATAGAAACCAACCACGTTTGCATCTGTACGTTGCTTGAGTAGTTGAAGGAGTGCAGTTGTTTGAGCCGCACCACGTGAACCATATCCAGAACACTCAGTCACTTCAACTGATGCTTTGGTAATCGGATCACGGAAGAAACTTCTCATTTTCCAATTAGAATCAACTGAAGACCAATCATACCGTTCACCTTCAACAGCATCGATACGACCATACAGCGTAGAGCCTTCACCATCAGTCAGAAACACACTGTTCACAATTTCAAGTTTGTTTTCTGTCTTGAACTTCGGAATAACTTTGAATGCGGCAATGACTGCCTCATTCAGTGGTGTTCCACCAAGTTGAAGAATCTCTGGTGGTTCCATGTTTGAACATGTACCACGGCGACCTGTACCATAATCAAGGAGATATGATGCCATCTTGGTGAATTCATTCGCACTCATTTTGTGTGAAAGAATGTTCAGGAGTGAAAATGGGTGGACAACCAAGTCACCGACTTTCAGTTTCTGTGATTTCAGTTTTTCTTGGCTCAGAAGTTGGCAAGTCGAGAATGCATATACATCAAAAGGAATGTTTACCTTTTTGCAGAACATTACAAGGTTCAAAAGTTGCTTTACTGTGGGTGACATATGGTCACACATAGAACCAGACCAGTCGATAAACATCACCAGACCATGAGACTTACCGTTAGGCACTTTAGTGAGCCTAGCGAAAATGTCATCAGTGAATTTGTATTCGTGAATTTTTGAAAGATTCAGTTCACCAGTCTTGGAGACTTTTGCACGTGTTTGTTGTTCAGCATTTTTACGCATTTCGAATTCTTTCACAAGGTAAGAAACAACCTTGTTAGATTCGGTGCGGAACTTACTGAAGTTTGCCCGCATTTTATCTTCGTTGAACCATTCTTTACGGATTGGATCAGTATTGTGTTCCATAACTTCTTTAATCAGAGTTTTGTGGTCAACAACAATATTCTCAATAAGAATCTCGGGAATGTTTGAATACATCACATCTTTACGGTTTTCACCGGAATACAATTGTTTTTCCTTTTCACGGAAAGCATTGTCTGTTTCAGATTCAATCTTTACATCATCTGAGCCGGCAGAACCAGTTCCACCAGTTTCTGGTGTTTCAGATTTATCTAAACCAATATCTTGTTCGGTTTCTTCGGCATTACCAGAAGGTTGTGTTTCAATATTTGCCTCTTTGGCTTCACCTTCTTTTGGTTCACTGACACCTTTTTCTTGGTCTTCACCTTCATTAAAATCAAAATCAGTAGGTCCTGTGTTCCCAATTTCTGGTGACATTTCTTCACCAGGTTCGACCTTTGGTGGTTTGGATTTTTGTTCTTTGGATTGTTCTTTCATAAACTTTTGAATTTTCATGGCAATTGCCAGAGTTTCTTCAAACGTTTCAGCATCTTCAACTTCACGTACCAAAGAATATTCTTCGGAAGTAAAATCGATACCTTGAGCCGCACCACCTTTTGTGTAAAGGTTAATACGGTCAATGAAATTCATGGAATTCAGATTTCTACCTTCAGTGCCAAAGAAGTCCATCTCCATCAGTTCACGATAACCTTTTACAAAGGAAATACGAATACCAGGAAATCTACGTTTGATTTTCTTTTCGATACGTGCATCTTCGCACACATTAAGAATTGAACGATTGACTTTGAGGTCAACGACAGAATCGTGCCAGCCTTTTTCAGGCGTTTCTAGTGCATGTCCAACTTCGTGACCGAGTAAAAGGTCAATAACTTCGTTGGATAGATTGCCGTTCAGAACAGGAACGGTGAGAACACGGTTTTTGATATCGAAAAATGCTGTCGGAACCTGACGTTGTTCGACAATCAGGTTTTCCGTAGCCATGAGGCGTGCAAGATTTGATTTTGATTCAACTAGCATGTGTTTCCTTGTGAGTCTGTAGTATGTATTATATCATACCGACAGGAAATGTCAAGTCATGTGTTGTTTTTTTGAGACAAATTACTCTTTTTTCGTAATAATTAATGTTCCGGCTTCGGAAACTTCGAGATTTAGTGTGTCTCCTTCTTTCCAGCCAGTCTCCGCAATTAATTCGGGTGGAAAAGTGAGAATTCCGTCTCCGGAACCGTCTCCGGCGTCTTCTATGAACATTGGACCATAAGTTTTAGGTTTCGGATTTACCCATTGATGCACAACATCCGTTAATTCTTGCCAAGGTTGTCGTTTTTTGACTAATTCTTCGTCTAATGCAAAGTAAATGTCGTTTGCCAACTCAGGATCACTCTGAATAATCGCTTTTGCGAGTCTTTGTGTATCACTGGACATAATCAAACTCGGAAAAAACGATTTTATTTTGTTTTTCTGCGACCAATAGATTCACATGCATTAAAGTTTCCATAATTTCTTCATAACTCATCTTTTCCAACTTTTCGGTGATTTCTTGCATTTCATTTTCAGTAAGCATAATTATCCTTTTGGCGGTGCTTAGGTTGACGGACGTACTTAACATCAATCCTGTGTTTTTGTGCAGGTTTGATAGGGGTACGACAAACTGGTTTTGGTATCTTAATTAAAATCTTCATTTTTATCTCCGCATCTTTGCCATGTCTTGTGCTTCTTCCACAGAAAAAACAGGAACAGCATTGGACTTGTGGAGAGTGCCAATACCTAAAATTTTGTCGCCGGTATAAACTTGTTTAGGTTTGAGAGTTCCGCCGTCCATCATCGAGGAATTCAATGATGGAATTTTTGGTGTTTCACGCACATTTTTACCTAAACTGTAAACCCAAGGTTTGACAGCCGGAACAACCTTTTTGATTGTTGGAACCTGGTGCTTAGCCAACCAAACCTCATATTCTTCCCGTTCTTTTTTGGGTTTGAGTTTGGGTTTGGATTTTCCTTGTCTCACGTATATCATCATAATATATCTCCAAAACGAATAAGTGTATTATACTCGTTCCATAGATAAAAGTCAAGTCATTTGTTGTTTTTTTACAACTTACTGTAGCGTTTAGCTAGATGTCCATAATCTTCATCTTCATGTTGACGCTGGCGCATTCTCCGTAATTCTGCCGCTTCCTTCTTACGCTTTTTGTTTCTATTAAATTCCTTTGTTGAATTATATTCACTAGAATATTCTTCGTCAAAAGGACGAAACTTAGGAACAAATTTTCCCACTTCTTTTTACTCCGTAGTTTATAGTACATCAGGAATGTTATCATGGATAAACTTATAAGTCAATCCTTTAACACCCAAATCTTTCTTAAAAATTCCAATAACAACATCCGCTTCACGGGGTTCGAGAGATTCTAACAAAACCATCAGAATTTCTTCCGCACGTTTTGTTGTCAATTTCTCGGCGGTTTCATTACCAACACGGAACATGTAAAGTCGTTTAAGTTCAGTATCAAGTGAGGCATAAGAGATTCCAGGTTTTGTATCTGGTTTCTTATATCTTTCAGGATAATCTTTAAACTTCCATTCCATTTCAGGTCGATATGCCAATTGAAGCACCAATTTTAGTGTTGGTGTCCAATTATTAGCAAGTACATTAATCTTATCTTGTTTCGAATCTGCTTTTGCAAATTCATCAAACACTTCATAAACATTTTTTCTCATTAAAATTCCTCAATTACTTCCATTAGGTTTTTCAGCTTCTTGTCCATGAAGTAATTAATTAACTTGGAACGTGGAGCCGGCTTTGTGTTATTATATGTATCAATAATCGAATTTTTAATATCACCGGGAATCTGACGTAGGTCAATCAGTGTTTGATTTCTGGAGAAACCAATACGTGCATTTTCATCTTCCCAGTCGCCATAATTTTCATTCAATAATTTATCAAGTCGATTTTTATTGATGGGTGTTTGTCTTAAATCACGAACAAAACAATCAGCAGGCGAAAGCACATTTGGAATGCCATCACCCTTATCACCTTTGATAATCTTCTCTTTGAGTTCTGCTACAGGATTTTCAGACTTGATATATTTCTTTTGTGCAGGATTGTATTGTTTTACATTCTTGTACATTTGAAGTTGTAGGAAGTCACCATCAGAAGAAAGGATGAGAATTTTGTTATCACCACCGGCATAGATTGGTGTGAGTGTACCGATAATGTCATCGGCTTCTGCACCATCAACATCAATGACTTTGTATGGAAAGTTTTCTTTGAGTTCTTGCTTTAGATTGCCAAGGATGTCAAAAATGAGGTGCCAGTCGAGGTCGGACTTTTCACGTGACTTTTTACGGCCGGCTTTGTAGAATGGAAAGAATTCTTTGCGCCAATATTTTTTATTGTCACAACAAAGCACAACTTCACCATACTCTTGGCGAAATTGTTTAACGTGGCCACGAATGATATTGAGTACCAAGTGGCGAACTAAACCTTCTTCAAGTTTCACGTTTTTTTGACCAGCAATTTGAGCCATCAATCCAGATAGCAAAACCTGGTTCAAATCAATGAGAATCATTTTATACCTTATTTAATTACTCGTAGAAGGATTATATCAGAATTTATACGTCCTGTCAAGGCTTGTTCAACAGCATTAATGTCTGTGAGAACTTTTCTTAGTGCAACTTTACCAGCTTTCAATGTTGCAGGCAAAACAACTTCCGGTTTACGGATGGTTTTCTGAACAGAGGTTTCTTCATTGAAATTAATGAGTGTTGTACCTTTGATATTCAGTCCACCGGCATCCGTTGCATTGTAGCATCCAAGTTTCCTTGTTTTGGTGTTAAATACCCACAACTGTGACGCACCAATGATATCAGCAGGATTAATAGAAGCGGCCTTATATTCATTGTCTTCCTTTTTGAATTGTAGTTTTTCAATGACCTTATCAACAGGCTTCACTTTCTTTTTCCTAGGAGCACGTGTGAGTTTTGCCGTATGTGCAATTCTTGCACAATCTTCGATAATGCGTTTCAGTAATGAAGCATATTCTTTGAGTTCCTTTTTCGAAAGGAAAGAATAACCTTCAACAAGTTGTTCATCTTTACCCTTGATTGCTTCTTCGATTTCTTCCAGTTTCTTTTGATAAACAGGAAGGATGTGTTTCGTATGGGCACCTTTAATGTCCAAAGAACGCATCAAATCATATGGATCAAAAACTGTTTTAAAGTCACGTACAAAGAAACAATCATCAATTGAGCCTTCTATTTCTCCGATGTAGTCCCGTGTTTTTTCGAGCACACGTTCTTGAATAGAAACCACAACCTTAGGTTCAGTTTCTTCAACTTCTTTTTTAACTGGTGATTTATTCTTGAGTTCTTCAATGAATGTGAAAATCCATTGTTCGTTTTTCTCCGTAAGCGGTGCACCACGGAGTTTCATGCGGCAAACAAAGCCTAAATTTTTAAAATCAGCATCGGAAATCTTTTCGACAGATTCGATTTCTTTTTTTGGTGCGCCAATTTCTTTGAGATAAGAAAGCGTGAACTTTTTGCTTTCTTTTGAATCTGAATGATAGTTATACCAATTCAATGCGGTAGACAGTGAACTTTCGCCATTTTTCCAAGACGGTTCACCGCCTGCCAGTGCTTTTTCAAAATCTTTAACTGATGCGTGTCTCATGTGTGGTAACAGCCTTAACAGAATCGGTTCGGAAAGAACGCCAACCGTTGCTTTCCATATCCCATACTGCTAGTGTATCAGGATTCTCTTTCCTTGGCAAGGCCTCAGTCAAAAGTTGTTGCCCCTCTACAACAGGTTTTTGTGGTAGATATTCTGGCAAAAGTGTACACTTTAGTTCACGTTCCGTTCCATCAACTTTAGTGAACACAACCGTAGAAACGGTATTGGACAAAATTTCTTTCAATTCATACTTATCAAACATCTTTCATTTCCTTTTCATAATATTCAATATACTCTGCCGTTCTTTCACTGAGTGAATTAAATGCACCATCAACGAATTCGGCTGACGTTGTGGTAGTTTTAGCAACCAACCCCAAGAACCCATTATCTAACATATTTTCAATATAGTCAATAGGTGAAGTCAAGATTGCCTGAAATTTTTCCGGCATTTGTGGTGGATCTTCCGGAAAAATGATGATATCATACAATTCTCCGCTGGAATTTCCAGGTACCTTTTCACCGGCGTCTTTATATTGGAAGCCACAAATCTCTAAATCGCCATCATCATTTCGATAGAAGTTTATACCATCAAATGGTTCAGTCTTTAATGCTTGCCATGATTCGCTCATTGAATGCCTTTATATGTGTCTTTCGAACTTTCACCATGATCCATGCGTTGTAATAATCATTTGATTCTAATACACATCTGTCAAATTGTTCTTTAGCCTCAAGATAACCACATTCACCTTTTGTTTTACATAGGTGAATTATCTCTCTCTTGAAGTTTTCTTTTCCGTGAACCTGTACATCATTTTGTAATTCTGAGTTTGAACCATAATACATTTGCCAATCAGAAAATGCTTTAATCTTTTTTCTTTTACCCTTAATCACTTTAGTTCTTATGGAATAAAAAAACTTTTTACCTATGTATTTTTTACCGGTTGTTAAATGTGTTATGACGTACACGAAACCATAATTGTCACCAATGTTCGGTTCCGTAAATTCACTGTCTTTGTATATCCAATTTATTTCCATTCCTCGTTCTCATCAAAGTCCTCATCATCTATATATTCTTCGTTGAGGACTTCAATTCTTTCACCGCAAAATGGGCAAAAGGACGGGCTTTCTTCTGACACAAAATCTTCTTCAAATGCAACTTCAAAAGTTGATTCGCATTCTCCACATTCTGCTGTTATTAGTTTCTCCGACATGTTTACTCCTTAATTTGCCCAAACGTCACCCCAGTTTCCTGTTGTGGCGCCTTTGGCATAGTCTGTTGCACGATTTTCAAAGAAATTTGTATGTGTAGGCGCATTAATCATTTCTTCAACCCATGGTAGCGGGTTCTTCTTGACTTTCATAATACCTTTCAGACCTAAAGAGATAAGGCGGCGATCCGTGATGTAACGAATGTATTTCTTAACATCTTCTGAATTCAAACCTTCCATAGCACCCATAGAGAATGCTAAGTCAATAAATTTATCTTCAAGCTGAACCATACGTTCAGCAATTGTGTAAATCTTACTCTTTAGTTCATCATTCCAAATTTCTTTATTTTCTTCTATGTAGGTCCTGAATAATTTAATCATTCCTTCGGCGTGCATTGTTTCATCAACAATAGACCAAGTAACAATCTGCCCCATACCCTTCATCTTACCGGTGCGTGGGAAATTCAACAACATAATGAATGAGGAGAACAACTGCATACCTTCAGTGAAAGCGGAGAACACTGCAATATGTTCTGCTGTGGATTCTTTTGTGCTATTACGGGATGATATATCCATTAAATACTCATGCTTGTCTCTCATTTCTTGGTAGTCCAAGAATTGATTGTATGTTGTTTCCGGAAGACCGAGTGTTTCAATAAGGTGTGAGTATGCGGCAATATGAAGTGCTTCCCGTGCGGCAAACCCAGATAACATCATACGAACTTCTGGCTGTGGAAAATATGGAAGATAATTACGCACATAACCACCAGCAACGTCAATGTCACCCTGTGTAAAGAAACGGAAGATGTGTGTTAGAAATTGCTTTTCTTCATCTGATAATTTATTTTTCCAGTCTTTTACATCCTCCGACATTGGCACTTCTGTGTGAAGCCAATGCGATTGTTCATGCTTAAGCCATGTATCATAAGCCCAAGGATAATTGAATGGCTTAAAATGATTTCTTTCGTCTGTTAGTTTAGAAGTCATTTTTTTAATCATGCTTCTATCCAATTCTTCAAAATTTCTTTTGTTACTAAACCAGTCATTCTTTTGACTTCAACATTTCCATCAAGGATGACCAATGTTGGAACTGAGCGAATTCCATATTCTACTGCTAATTCTGTATGGATGTCAATATCAATAACTTCGATAGGAAGATTTGTATTACATTCTTCCAATTGCATCGCCATTGATTTGCAAGGTTGGCACCAAGATGCCGTAAATCTTAAAATTCTTTTCATTTGTCACACCAAGAGGTTTTGGCTTCGCCGTAATATTCACGTGCGAAACCGTTGTTAATTAACATCATTCGTAGGCTCTTACCGTCCAATAAAACATCACCGAGTACACGACCACCATATTTGTCCCAAGCCATCAACACAACTTGGCGTTTTTGTGCCGCATTGATTTGTGCTTTAGTAAAAGCAGTTGCCGCTTGTCCACGTGCGTCTTCACTTGGGCAAGATGCACGATGGCCTTTCTCAGGTGTATCAACACCAAATACACGAATACTCAATTCTTTTTTCAGTGGATCTGGCAACCAGTTAGCCTGGAATGCTATTGTATCACCATCCACAACTCTTGTCAATACCGCATCATAAGTTACACCTGCTTTTTCTTTTTGTGCAAATGCTGGTACTATACAAAGTGCTAGTATTATTGTTATTATTTTTTTCATTTTTCTTTTCTTTCGTACATGTAAGTGTCTGTATCACCAAGAGACCATTTGGCTTCGGTTTCAACAGACCATTTTTTGGTTGATACTTTAAAATCCGGATATTTTAATTCCCTAGGATTACTAGAGGGTTCAAACACAATCATTCTATTATTTGGCTGACATGCAAATTGTCCATTATCACATTTAATAAAATTATATGATTTATGGTCCTCAATATCTTCAGAGAAGCCAGTATCTATAGTATTAAAATCTGAATGTGCAGAATCTACAGTGAACATATATTCACCATACATCCAACCACCATTTTTCAATTTAAATTTACATTTCATGGATTGAAGTTGCGCCTTCTTCAATACCGTGATATCATAACTTAAACAGTCCCATAGTTGTAAATAATCTAATGGCAATGGTTCACCCTCAATAGGTTTCCAACAGTATGCACTGATCGGCAACTTATCATAAAGTGCGCCATATTCATTTAAATAAGATTCGATCCTAAAGGCTTGACCCCTTAGAGATTTAATACTTATCCACCAACAAGGGACAAATTCACCGAATCCTTCTTCAAAATCATAAAGAAATTCTTTACGAATGAAACATTTAACGGCAGGTAAGTTTGCAATTATGTGTGACATTTAACCCTCACAGGCGATACAGTCATTACCTTCTGCAATTGCAGTCATATCAATCTCTTTGATTACATCACGTTCAATTCTCTTGGAGACTTTATCAGCCTTTGCCAATTTTTCTGAACGGCAGTAATAAAGGGTTTTCACACCTTTTTTCCATGCTAAGAAGTGAATGGCATGGATGTATTTGATGTGGGAATCTGGACGGAAGAACACGTTTAAAGATTGTGCTTGGTCAATATAAACTTGACGGTCTGCCGCATGTTCAATCACCCAACGTTGGTCAATTTCCATGGAAGTTTTGAAAACTTCTTTAGTGTTTTCGTCCATCCATGTCAAATGTTGTACAGAACCATCATTAGCAATAATTGAAGACCAAATTTGTTGATACTCATCTTCACCTTTTGGTGTCAATGCTGAATCATTTGGATCCAAATATTTCATAATGACTTTATCTAGCCAACGGTTCTTATTTAAAAATGCGCCCGATAGAGTGTCCTGACGGTAAGCATTAGCACGATAAGGCTCAATGCTAGGGCTAGTATTTCCCATAATGATAGACGAAGAAGCATTTGGAGCAATAGCCATAACATGACTGAAACGCTTGCCAGTGCCCACGGCATCGGGTGCTTCACCACGTTCAGTGCCGAGTTGAAGATTCGCCTCATCTAGTTTCTCCCTAATATTTTTAAAAATCTTATTATTTAAAACTTTTGCCATTACTCCTTCGAACGCAACGTTGTTTTTCTGGAGAAATGCGTGAAAGCCCAAAGCACCAACACCGATGCTCCGCTCACGGCTAGCACTGTATCTCGCTCTTGATATGCTATCAGGAGCATTATTAATGAAGAACTGCAAGACGTTATCGAGCATCTCAGCCACGTCCCGAAGAAATAGTTTGTTATCTTTCCAATCATCATAATACTCCAAGTTCAAAGAAGATAGACAACACACAGCCGTGCGTTCCTCATTCGTAGGAAGAATAATTTCTGAACAAAGGTTCGATTGGTGAATCTTTAAACCCTTATCTTTCAGGAACTGTGGCATTCCACGATTAGATGTATCAATATAGTGAATGTAAGGTTCACCCGTGTGCATACGTAGTTCTAGAATTTGTTGCCAGAGGTGTTTAGCGGATACAACTTCACGCACTTCACCTGAATGTGGATCCACCAGTTTCCAGTCATCATTTGCAGTTGGATCGACCATACACTTTTCAATGATTTGCATAAAATTATCGGTGATGTTAATTCCATGGTGGAGGTTCAAACAACGGACATTTGGATCACCCGTTGGCTTACGCATCTCTAAAAAGGGAATAAGGTCAGGATGACTAATATCAAGGTAGGCAGCATAAGAGCCACGGCGAGTGCGTCCTTGACGATACGCAAGACTAGAGGCATCGTAAATTTTGAGGTGAGGCATAACGCCAGTAGACTTATCATCCGCCGAGCGTATCCCAAAGCCGATGCCAACACCGCCGCCAAACATAGACAGCCAATTAGTTTCAGAAAGATTATCAACTAGACCCTCCGCAGTATCTTCAACATAGTTGAGAAAACAAGAAATAGGTAACCCACGCTTACTACGACCATAAGAAAGAATTGGAGTAGAATAACTAAGCCAATGATTAGAGGCGTAAGTATACAAACGCTGAGAATGCTCCGGATTAGAACCGAAAGATGATGATACATATGCAAACCTCTGTTGTGGTGATGTTTCATCATCACGCATGTATGATTCTTTTAATCGTTTGATACCCAATTCGTCAAACAGTTTATCTTTTTCCAAATCTATTTGGATGCCCATATATTCCATAGTTTTAACCTTTTATAATTTCTTTAATATTCGGTGGTGTCCAGCCTTCGGGCTTCAATACTTTTCCATCTTCACGTTTAATAACTTTTCCTGTCGAGGAGATTTTACTTAGGTTACTTCTGGCCACCTCATCCCAAACTTCTTGTTGTGGAATTTGTAACGTGTGTTCAAGACCTTCAATGACCCACTTCAAATCTGCACATGCATCAGCAATTTCAACAATGTCTCTATTAGCAAATGCGACCATCAATTCTTTGAATTCTTCAAGGATTAAATCAACGTAGAGATTTGCTTGCGGTCCATAATTATTTTCTTTTTGGTCACATGCATCCATAAAAGTTTTTACATCATTACGGCTGTCCATCGATATACTCCTTAATCATTGGGAAAATTGGTTCAATTGCATTTGCACATGCTACTGCAACATCACGGTGTTCTTTTTGTGTTCCGTTACCTGAACGGAGTTGTATGTAGTGTACCCAGGAACGGAGAGTTCCGTTCATGTACATTCGGGATTTTGTGTTACCCTCAGGCAATACGGCACGTGCCTGTTCTTTTGCAATACCCTTATCTAAAGCCCATTTGTAAACATCGCTTGTACGTTTCAACAAATCATTTTGCAAATTTTCCCATTGATATGCAAGCTGGCGCTGTTCATCGGCCATCAAATCCATTTCAATAGAATTTTGGCGATTCTTTGTGTCTTGCAATCTTGCTTCACGTAGTTCAAAGCCTAGGTCATCCGCACGTGCGTACCGCTGTGAAAATTCTTGAAATGCAAAGCTACGGTGACGTAGAATCTGCCTTGCAATGTCACGTGTGGTTTCAATCTCCATGCACACGGAGACCATCTCCAATGGCGACCAATGCTGGTGCTTAATCAGATAACGCACCAGCTTCTCGGCAGTGTCTGAATTGTTTTGGTTCGATGGATTAGAAACACGTGCGGCAAACGCCACCTGTTCCAAGAGATTCATACCATCGGGACTTTGAGAATAATTAATTAATTTCACATTCATACTTTTTTCCATTGAATAAATTCCATCTTTGCTCTCAGATTCACAAAGGTGTTTTTGTTAATGATATCAACGATTTCATCACTGGTAAAACCAGACAGAATCATATCGTTAATGTCCTTTTCTTGCATCATCTCCGGCCAAATACAAATTGCAAAGTGATTTTCAATTGCTTTGTCCATTAATTTGCATATATCTTTGTTTCTAGGTTCATTATCGAAAACTAGAACCAACTTCTCTCTTGGTATATAATTGACCGCATTTGCTAAGTTAGCATCAGCAGTAGCAACGGCATTAGGAAGAAAAAGTGAATCTATTGGACCTTCTGTAACGTAAACTTTTTCCTCTTTGTTTACTCTGTCGAGGCCAAATATTTTTATACTTTCTTCGGCTAATTTAATTGTGATGTAGCGTATCTTCGAATCACGGAGTGAACGACCTTGCACGGCCAATAAAGTACCGTCAATATCGTAAAATGGGATAATAAGTCTTGGATCATCTTCTTTCAAATCTTTATCGTGGTCTGGAAGTAACTCATCGATAAAGGTTTTGAAGTCATGTGCATAATATAGTGTATTATATGTATCCTCTGGAATTTTTCGTCCTATGCAATACTTTGCGGCATAGTGATCCATTGGAAGGTCAATAATCTTTGGTAAATTGATTTCTTTCCGTTTTCTGAACACTGGTGTTTCAAACTTCAATTCCTGCTTTTCAGGCTTTGGATAGTTTTGATTTCCAGTTTCACCGTTCGTATAACGTTCCATGGAATATTCTTTTACCATGTTTGCATCAAGTAGATTGATGAAGTTGTACATGGTATGACCAACACCGCAATTCTGACACTTATAAAAGTAGTCATTCTTTTTGCGGTAAACATAACCACGTGCTTTGTGTAGGTGTTTCTGTGAGTCGCCACAGAACGGGCACCGGAAATTAAACAGGTCTTCTTTTTTCTGAGTGAACCGGTTTAATTTCGGCGAGAGAAGTTTGAGATATTTTCGGTCAATAAAAACGGACATAACAACGCATCATAATGTAAGGTTCTGTCATTATAGCACATTTTTACCTGGAGTGCAAGACCAGTTGTGGTAATTATTTCAAAAAAGTGAAAGAAGTTTTTCCGAATGTCCTGCAATCCAGCCACCAACAGCAAGGCCACCGGCAATCATCCAAGTCCATTTGTCTTTTAATTTCTTAAGTTCGGAAAGGTCCTTGGCCAAAGCGGCATGTTGTTCACAAGAAGCACTATACATCTTTTCAAGTTCACCTTTTAGGTCATCACGGGTTTTGTCGAGACAATCGTGCATGTCTTTGACATCCACTTTAAGTACATCAATTTTTTCATTGATGTTTTCTACCTTGGTCTCAACAATACTAAGCCTTTCTGTTGTAGTTGCCATGATTTACTTCTTTTCTGGAACCTTGGTACCTTCAAGTTTCTTATGAACTTTGATGGTCTTGCATTCTTGTTGTGGCTTACCTGCTTTATCTAGAACAGGTTTTCCATCTTTGGTCATTTTATCGATGCAAACTTTTTCGGTTTCAGCACCAAAAGAAAGTGTTGTTGCCAATGTAAGTGAAAGTAACGCTATGAACTTTTTCATTTTAAACTCCTAAAAATTAATATTTTTTGTGACTTGCAAATTTCTCTGATGCAGTAAAACCTAAACCTGCCACAACAATATACATCATACTATCGAAAAGTGCCGAATCGACAGTCTTTCCGAAAAACACATTACCAATAAAAGCGGCAGAACACATAATAAAAGCGAGTAAGGTTATAACTCTCTTGGAACTCCAAGATTCATTATGACCATCACTCAACATACTTCTTAAGAAAGTCATAGTTCAGGTTGTGGTGCTGGAGGTGGTGCTAGTTTTCCACCGAAACCCATCATAACACCTGATGTTGCAACTGGCGCAGGTGTCATGTACCCACCATTTGCACCCATAGATGAAAATGCTGGTTCAACTTTTGAACCCATTGCACCCATTGATGGGAAAGATGAAGATTGTGAAACGGCTGGTGTTTGTGCAACCGTTGCTTTAGCGGCTTGAACTTGATTCTCGCTTGCTTGTTTCATCAATGCCATTTTGGCTTCAGTTTCTTCTTTTGAGCCACCAGCTAACATGATACCCGATAGTGTACCAGTTAAGAATGTGGCGATAGGCACAATCAACTCAAAAAACTTTTGGTCGATTGGAGAGATTGCATTGAGTGGTTGTGTAACAAATATTAAAGAATAAAGAACAACAAAAACAATACCTGTCAATGTTAGAGATAAGCATACACCAATGAAGAACTTCAGTCGAGCCATCAACTGTTCTTCTGTGTACATTAAGTTATTATTTTCCACAATTTGCTCCTTGTTGTACTGGTTGGCAACTTGGTGTTGCCGCATTTAATTGTTGTTTTGCCAATATATTTTGTGGTTCTTCTGGAGGACCTAATCTAGGATCACGTTGACCTTTGAACACGTGTTCAATGCAAGTTCGTGTTACATCACATGTTGGTTTTTGACAAATCTTTTTATCCCAATTTTCTGGGTCTTGACATGGATAACGGAATCTATCACCACCAAAAATAGCTAGTGCAAGTGGTAGTACAACAAGAAGTGCTAACCATTTAAACATTTTCTTGTCGTTCATATTATGCTCCTAATACATGTAGAGCATGTTCATAGTGTTTGATGCGGTCTTCTAAACCAATCGTTCCGCCATTGATACGCTTCGTGAGTGTAACGATATCACCTTTGTCTGCCCATTGATTCAGGTTGTTTGTTTCCCAGAACCAACAGGCCGATTGTGCGGCGCCTTCAAATGTAGCAAGATATTCTGAGGCTTCATCTGGAGATATATGTAGTGATGCGGCAAACCAAGTATAGTTCTGTTTACCGGTTAACTGAATGAGTCCACGACCACAGTATTTGTAGCCGTCACCTGATGCTTCGTCTCCGTTACCCATACGGCTTGCATAAACACGATTTGCGATAGCTTCTTGCTTATTTGGACGTGAGCAATATTCGTTAGCGATTGCATCATCGGGAAAATACTTAGGAAAAATCTTACGTAGCGTAGCTGGCTTATAATTTAGATTTTCTTTGAGTGCAGTGAAACCACCAGATTCGTGGGCACACTGTGCAATGAATGCGGCTATACGCTGTGGTGTATTGATTTCATAATCTGGCAATAATTGTGCCAAAGCGCCATGCCAATGTTCAACATATGGATTTTTTGGAAGTAGTTGTTTTAATTGTTGTAATGTTAGTTCCATTATTTTAATCCTTCAAAAATGTTCTTTTGTATTTGATACCATTCAATCCATGCATCATTTTTCACAGCACATGTATAATATTCAGTATAATTCGTGGTGATAGTTTTTGAAATGTCACTTAGTTTCGCTTCATCATTAACTTTATTTAATTGTGGACATTTTACTAATAAATGCTGAGGTACTTCAGGAAACTTTGCAACAACTGGAACTGTGGTGGAACAACCAGTGAGTAGTGCAACAAATAAAATGGTTAGATATTTCATTTTGGTGCCTCTGCCGCTTTGTTGTGCATCTGTATAAATTCTTTTGGAATTTCACACTCACCACCAGGTAAAAACTTTGTGTCGTATTTGACTATTTCTTTATCGACATATTTGATAATATCTTGGCCACGTTCTTTGACAATTTGTGTCTTTGTCACGACCTTTGTTTCTATCTTTACATTTTCTTTCACGGATTCAACTTCAGCCGCTTGAATCTTTGCTTCAAGTTCTTTAACCTTGGCTAACCACGCTTCCTCATTTGAAATGGCACCGGACATGTATGTACCCAACACTATGAGTATGATTGAACCAATTTGTATGGGTGTTTTATAAATGTAAATTGCTGGAAGTGGAATGAATCTGAGTAAGTAGGTTACAGCAAGGCCAACAAGACCTATAGCAAGTATGGCATAAAAAAACCAGAAAGGTAACCACTTAAGTATCCACATTTTACATCTTTGGAGTCTTACGTGTAAATGTTGGTGCCATCACGACACGCCTTTTCTTTTTCAAATTCACACCAGGTTCTCCACCTTTTTCACCCGTGCCGGCGATGGCGCCCGTGGAGACTACATTGGACGGTCCAGTAGATCCACCAACGGCACCGTCCTCCAACATGAATTGCTTGAATGTTTTCATATCTTTCTTAGTATCTCAGCCACATTCATATCGATAAGTATATCGGAAGAAATTATATCTTTTCCGTTTATACCTTTGATTGAATCTGGCATATAATTTAGATAAATTAAAAATGTTTTTAGAACATCATAATCAACTTCATCAATTCTAAAAAACAATATCCTTGTTGCTGGTTCTGCACCAAATACATTATAAAGCAAAATCAAATGATTTAATATTAAACGTTCTTTAAGAGACTTTGTGATTTTGTAACGCCTGAAAAGTCTTTTTAGATATTTCGTGCGTTTCAAATCTCCCTCAAATTCACTCATGACATAATGTGGTGAATTATATGCCTTCATGGCATACATCATAAAATTGTCTTCTGTCAAATCATCGATCATAATGATAAATGGGTGACTTACGCCACCCAAATATTAAATAATAACTGCGCCGTTGCCAGTCATACTGCCTGCCGCAACCAATGTTTCATATTGTGTGCGATTAGCACGACCACCCATTGTTACTGTGAATGCGGCATTTCCGGAAACAGGAACTGCTGTAGGTGTAGTCAGGTATAGACCACCAGTGTTAATAGTGATAGATAGTACTGCACCATTCTGTGCAACAGCGACTGTTGCATTAGCGGCTGTGTTACCTGTACCACCATCAGAGAATGTTACGAAACTGTTTGTTCCAAAAGCGCCTGCGTTTGCACTGATAGAAAGAACAGGACCCATACCAGCGGTTCTTTGAACCCAACCAGCATGTGCCATTTTCGTTGCGGCAGGTGTTACTTGTGTGTTTGATGCTTCTTCAGTATCGACACCATAAACACCGACTGCCACAGAAAATGCTTGTGCTACGTTAGCATTAGCAAAAATTACGTTAGCATTTGCACGTGTTGGTGCTAAGTTTAAAGCGGTGCCTGCATAAATTGGTACGCCGGTGTTTGCATCGGTCATTGTCCAGAAAGCTGTTGACATTTTTAATTTCTCCTTGAAAGAATTCTATTTACTATTTATTGTTTCTGTGAATTGGGTCTGGTCTTAAGAACAGGCTCGATTTCAACGGTGTCACGTGGCTTTCCTGTCATAGTAGTGCCACCCTGTAATGTAATTTTGGCTGTGGGTAATTTACCACCCTTATCAGTTTTTTCCCAATCATACATGCTTTCATTTTTACCCTTCTTTTTATAGATGGATTTAATGATGCGTGCAGATTTCATGTTCTTTTTACGGTGTTCCGATTCCATAGCCTTGACGGAATTTGTAGCTGACATTGGTGAATCTTCGATGCCACCAATACCCTCTTGCACAACGTCTTCTTTGACAGACTTCCAACCACCACCTTTTGACTTATACCATTTAGATGCCCAACCGTTTGCATATGCAGAAGGATAAACATCAAACTTGGAACGTGCCATTGATTTTGCTCTCGACCAAAGTGCTGGATTCGTTGGACTATTTTTTTCGTCCATTTGTTCAGCTTCTTCATTTTTTGGAACACAATCGGGTACCATTTTTCCACCCTTCATTTTCATTCCAACTTTTTTGTGAGTGTCCCAACATGCTTCATCAACTTCTTCTTCACTGAGTTTACCCTTGCCGTAATTTGAAACATTAACGGGTTTACCGCCCTTGCCTGCTCTGTCTGCAACTGGATCATGTCTTCTCTTTGTTGCAACAGCGGCCGCACGTTCACTCTTACTGAGTTCAGAGCGTTTTTCTTTTGACATGCATTTTGGTTTTGGTTCACCTGGTTCTCTGGCGCACGGACCTGCTACCTCACCTTTTGAATTGATTCTTTTCCAATCACCTTCTGGATCAGTCTTGCTGAACCACTTACGCAAGTCTTCACGTGTGATGTGACTATCAAGTTCTCCATTGTCGTTTTGATTTTTCAGTTCGTTGATTTTTTTAGCATCATTATCAAACTGTTTTCTAGTAGCTTTCATTATACCAGAAAAGCGTTTGTTACCTTTTGCAACATCACCAGCTTTATCAGCGGCAGATGCTTGAGCACCAGCGGCTTTCTTGTAACGACCAAGAAGGTCGGAAGAAAGTTCCTCGATATGTTCAACTTCTTCTGAATGATATTGTTTTTGAATCTGATTACCATATGCGCTGATATCCAACTTCTTAGGAGTTTTGTCGGCATATGTACCCAAACGTTTGTCCGCATCGGCACGGTTGATACCCTTAGAACGCTTATTGGCTGTCGCATGATATTCTTTACTGCCAATTTCACCGGCATGACGAGCCACTGCATTTGCGCCGAGTGATTTGTGTGCGGCAGTTTTGTAACTTTGAAGTGTAGTTGGTTTCAATTCATCAATACGTTCAATTTCCTCTTTGATTGCAACAATTTTATTGTACATGTCCATAGACAATGCACCTTCACCACGCATGTTGATTAGATTCTCTACAACTTTGTGTAGGTCCATATCAGTCTTTGCATCTTCACGTGCATACTCCAGAACACGAATTAACAATGGAATGTCCATTGTTACGGTATCTTTTTCATCAACCGCTTCTTTCACTGCTTTCTTTTCTTCATTCCAATCATCACCACGCTCACCCATACCCGAGGTTTCTTTCATGTGGCGCATCTTGAAAATTCTGAATTCTGAAGAACGTGAGTATGCTTTCTTTTGATTTCCGTCCATAGACAAAGGATTCAAACCCTTTGACTTAATGAAAGACATTAGAAGACCTGTGCCTGCTTCATCGAGTTGTTCAGTTTCTTCTGTTTTCAGATTTTGCTTATCACGGTCAAAAGTATGACCGGTTTTGTAACGCTTGAATGCATTTGAACGTGCATATGAAGAACGCTGTGCAAACGTCATAAACTCTGGATTGAATCCAAGTGAACGGATGTACTTCATCAAAAGGCCGTCCTCATTTAGGGCTTCCTCTTTGACGGGTTGTGCATATTTTGCAGACCAAGGCTCCATTGGATCCTCGTATGGTGAATCGCCAAGTTTGCCCATAACAGACTCTTTCTTGGCCTTCAACATATCCTTGACTAATTTACCAGCTTTGCTCATTGCTTAGTCCTTTTTAGCGGCCTTCGTTGCTGTTGCATAAATTACAGATTTCGCATCTTTACCGTAACGCTCTTTGAAACCTGCAAGAGATTTTTTCATCCCCTTAACGATACGTTCTTTTTCACCAGTTTCACCTTTAGTTAGAGTGCGTTCATCAACTTGTTCAACTTCTTCTTTGTTTAGACGAGCAACAGCACGATGTATTCCTTGATTTCTAACTTTCATCTTATGTTTAAATGGCGCTCTAGCTGCGGTCACTGCATCAGCGGCTGTCTTTAAACCTGCTTGTACTGCATCATGTTTACGTAAAGGATTTTTATTTCTACCTTTTAATGGGTCAAAACCTCCCGTACCAGAGTTGGTTTTTGCCATTGCTGTTCTTAAAGCAGAATGTACACCCGTGAAGTTTTGGTCATGCTGAAAGTTTTTAGAAAAATCTTTATTAGCAGCATCCTTGTAACGCTTAAGAGTGTTTTTGCTTAGTTCATCAAGCTGTTCATATTCTTCAGTTTGCATAAAGTTTTCGATATCTTCCGCAGTAAATTCAAGTTCATCAACTTCTTCCTTAACGTTACCTGCAACGTCTATCATCACTTTCTTTGGAGCAAATGGATTAGAAGTTTTACCTTTAACACGACCAGCGAGTGTATCTGTCGTTACTTTATCAGGATCAATTTCTTCTTTTTTCACTGGTTCATCATCTTTAACAGGCTTCCTGCTATAAACAGTTCCTGTGGAGATTTTTTTAGAATCAAATCCAGCTTTTTCACCCGGTTTGGTAGGAATCTGACTCTTGTAATTTTTATAGTCGAAAGGATTGTTCGCTTCTTCTACACTTTCTTCTTTCATTGGCTTCTTTTCACCACGAAGAATTTTGAAGTCGTGAGCATCAATCTTATTATTCTTATTTTTATCAATCTTGTGTTGATTGCCCTTGAGTGCTTCCATCTTAGCCTTAAAATCGGCTTCATTGATATCTTTGATGAGGTCAGCAACAACATCGGTTTGGGTGAATACGTTTTTGTTGAACATTTGTGTCTCCGTTAAATTAGCAGTTCCATTTGCGTAGTGATAATGCTTTTCTAGTTGGTCTACCTTTTTCGTCCTTCATTGGACCTGGCATTCCACCCATTCTAGCACAGAATGATTTTCTTCTATTGGCAGCTTTGCTTCCGGGTTTTAATTTGGAAGGTGGCGTAGTTACAGCCATCGATAACTTAGAACCTGGATTTTCTCTACGATAGGAAGCAATACCCTTCTGGTTCAAACCACCTTCTGGGTTTTTACCTTCTTTGCGCTTCCAAGCGGCAGATTCTTCTAGAAATTTTTTGAAACTTATCATTTCTTTTTCTTCTTTGTTGGAGGATTAACGGGTATCTTATTCAGAGTATCCATTGGTTCTTTATTCGATGGTCCGTAATAGCCACCGGTGACTCCCATTTCTGTGCTAGGAGAATCAATTGATTCTTTTCTAAACTTATTGAAAGATTTGCGTGTCACCTCTGCGGTACTATCATATTTATGTTCAGTCTGTTCTCTATATGTCACTTGACCAAGACCAGCCATTGGATAAACTGTACCAGAACCACGTGTATCATATTCGGGAGATACACCTGCCACCTTTAAGACTTTGCCTGCTTCGGCGTTTGAGGTTTTCTGCCTCTTGGATTTTTGTTTGTCTGCGTCTTGCTGGAAGCGGGGTTCTTTTGCTGGACCTTTGGTGGTGATGGTTGGGCTACTGCTTTCGTAGGTTCTGAAGGTGTAGCTGGAGTTTGAGGTAATTCCTCCGTCTTTAATGTCGTCTGGCTTACCTTGTCTTCTGACAAGTTCGCAACTTGGACAGATGTTGTCGGCAAGTCTGTAGCGTTTGTAAGAACCGCTTTTTTGGTCGGACCGTCCAGAGGATGTGGCTTTGTCTCCACAGGTGCAACTTGGTCCTTCGGCAAGAACAGCTTTGCTATTTGTTTTAGTTTCTGAAACATATTTTTTGTATCCCTTTTCTAATGTAGGTTTTGTTATAAAGTTTTCAAACATCTTATTGATGTTGTGTTTTTTGTGCCTAACCCTCCAAGATTCGGCGATTTCATTCTCAACGGGGGTATCAAAGAACCAGTTAGTCATTTCATATATGATAGAAATGTCTTCCTCTTTCTCTGACGTTTCAATTTCATTTGCTTCATTCAAGTCGATAGAGTTGTCAAACTCCAAATACTTTCTGAATTCCTGATTGAATTTCTCTGCAACAAGTTGTGTTACTTCCCATCTTTCTTGGCGAACAGATTCAGCCATCATTCTTTCATGGCCCTCGTTACGCTTTCTTGATGATTCATTTGTTGTGTTAACAAAAACCATCATAGTTTCGTAGCCGAGTTCTTCGAGTTCTTCACGAATGGCAATAATGTTGTATTGTTCGTTTGTTGTACCAGTGATAATCAAAGGCTGACGCTGGCGGATTGCTTCACGGCGAGTGTCACGTGAAAACTCATAGAGTTTATGTTTGTCGTTGAGAATTGATATTGCTGTCGTTGAAGTAATTTCAACTGCATTTTGTTCAGCAATAGCTTCACGTATAACAATATCTTTGCCTGAACCTGGACCACCAGAAATAAAAATAGCTTTGAACATTCCGTGGTTCACGTTTTCGTGTATACCCATACCTTTGCGAACATCACGGAATAATTCTTTGGCATGTTTCTCTTGCACATGTGGTGGAATACCCTGACGGAAAGAAGCAAAATCACCACTGTTTGCATGTTCACGCATTTTCGATGCTGACATACCTTCTGCACCCTCGGCATCGGGGTCACGGTGACCGGCAGACTTTACCTCAATCTTTTTGAAGTTGTAAAGTTTACCTGGACCCTCACCATTGTATTGGTGGAGTTTCTTTTCATATTCCGGAATACGGTCTGAGCCTGCAACCATTACTAAATGGTCATGACCCATAGCATGTAGTCTAGCCGCATGTTGCAAGAATGTTGGCATTTCTTTGCTGGAAGATTCGATGTTAGCACCAGGAAAGAAACGTTTTGCGTGTAGCAATTTACGTTTAACGTCTAATGGATTCTTCTTAGCATCCACAGAATGTGAAATAACAACATGGTGAGGTGCATTATAATCGTGTGCGATTTCTTGAACACGGTTAACCAACTTTTCGTGACCAATAGTTGGTGGATTCATACGTCCAAAAGCCATAACAACAGGCTTGTTTGTTTGCATGTCTTCTTCTATTTTTTGTAAAAACTTTTTCATATGTTTCTGATTCCTGCAAAGTTTCTACGGGAAAATTCTGCACGATTAACAAATTTATCTGATTCTTTTCCATGATGAAAGACATAACCTTCTGGATTAGCCGCTTCACCACCATGTTCATGTTGAAACTCTTGGTGCTGATTCATTACATTAATGAGCACATTTTTTGCTTTCTGTAAATGCTGGTGCATCTTAAACAAATTATTGTAGTGTTTTCGGTTTCGGTCAACTTTACCCAATTCATCTTTTAAATCATTTTGTTTAGAAGTTCGGTTCTTTTCAACTTTCAGCTTGTCGATTTCTTTATTCTTCTTATTTTCTAACCAATTGGAAAAATTCTGATGGTTTGGCGTTTCACCTGTACGAACAGTGTGGTTCATATAAGTTTCTAAGTGGCCACCGGCACCGTGATGTGTTGATGTTCCTGCATACATGTCCGAACCATGTGTATCATGCACAGATTGTGCGGCCGCAATGTGTTTGTTGAATTCAGCACGATCTTTAGGACCGAAATGTACTTTTGATGTATCCATTCTAGGATCAACCGAGAATACATCAGAGTGTGGTTTGAAATTTTCATGGTCAACTTCATGTGAAGCATTCAGGCTTCCCGCATCTTTACCTGTATATGAAAGGTGTGTAACAACACCAATCTTTGCTTTTTTAACTGAGTCACCATGTGTTCCATGTGCAGTATAGGTCAAGCCGGATGGATTTGGATGAAAAGAAACACCACCACTCTTTGTTGGCGTTTTATCTTCGTGTGAGAACATCATGTCACCTTGATATACACCTTTTTTAGGTGCAACTTTGGGTAAATGCTTTAGTGCATCTCCTAATTTCTTTACTAAACCAGGTGCGTGTCCGTGGTTTTTTTCGATATCAGCAGATGTGTAATTAATTTTTGGTGTCTTATTGAATGCTGATTTTGATGCTACAAAAAACTTACCTGTCTCTGGGTGATGGCCATACACAATAGCAGGAGAACCATCATACTTTGTTGTAAGTTCGGAAGTTTTTTTACCCTGCTGTATATGTTGCGCGGCCGCAGTTAATGAAACGATAGCATGTTTAGCACCACTCTCTCCGTTCTGGAGTGGGCGATCTTCTATGTGCGTAAGATGTTTAATCTGACGGCTTGCTCCTTCTTCAGGATCTTCTTGCTCTTTTAAAAATATATTAAATGTTTTCATATTAGTGAACTTTGGCTGGAATTACGTTCCAACCATGTACGTCCGATTTGAATGCATTGCTTTTAGTTTTAGGTGAATAGTGTGCTAAGGTGGTCAAACTTCCGTCTTTTTCAACCTTATGTATGCTCACTCTATCACCATGTTGTGTGGCGGCATATTTCGAATTTTTATTTTTAAACACTCTATTCAGAGGTGATTCACTTCCTGAAGTAACAGTTGCATGTACTTTAGTTAAAGTGTCACCTTTAGCATGTATTTTTGACCAAGGCATACTTGTTGTTGGAGTCAAATGATTCTGCAACATTTTTCCAATCATATTATGACCTTCTTGACCAATATTATTTATTAAATGTGATAGGTGGTCATGAAATTCCGATGAAATTTTTGTTTTAACTGGTTTTGCTTTTTCGTTTGCCGTGGATTCCAAATCTGTCATTTTTTGATCGGATTTCTTTTTCTTCCTTTCAACGTCTAGTATTCTTGATCTATTGGCCGCAGAAATATCACCATAACCCATGGCCTTATGTACTTTTCGTAATCCATCTCTGGAAACTTTTTCCGAATCAAGCACCCTGGTTTCGTGGTGTAAAATACCCTTCATATCAATAGCAGGATTCTTCGCTGTGATAGCACTAGATTTACTTGACGATTTTAACGAAAAACCTTCATAGTGTGAATCATCAGGTGTTCTGGCGAGTGAAGAATTTTTAACTTCAACTGCAATGTCTGATGGATTTTCTTGCGAGTCGTTATGTTTACCTTTAGTGAAACGTCCAATATCACCAAGTTTTGATGTGTGGCCAACATCAGTGATCTTTGCATCAGGACCATGTTTTAACATTATTGCTTCTAAGGCGGCACTAGCCATCTCTTGGCCATGTCGTTTTCTAATACCAACTTGCTGTGCATTTTTTCCCACGGCTAGTTTACGAATAGCTTCTTCGTGTGGTTGAGTTTCTTTATAATGTTCATCAGTTCCATATGTACCCAAATCTTTATGTTTGTGGCCTAACATATGAATGGCAGCAGAGTATTCTGAGATTTTTCCTGCGGAATCTGGTGTCAATCCAGCTTCTTCATGTAAAGATTCGGAATCGTAACCCGCTTTTTCTAAGTCCGACTTTGATGGTGTATCTGATCCATTCGACCAGTGTACGAGTTTGGTTACCTGATTTAAATCTTTATTAAAAAATACCGCGTGTTTGCCGCGGACATTATTAAACACATGAACATTAATATCATGACCATCTGAAGTTTTATAGGAATGGTGTGGCTTTAGTGCCGAGTATTTGTGGTCTTCACCGAAACTTTCATTAAGCCAGTGTCTAAAGGGTTTCATTTATTACTCTCCGAGATGCGACTGTCAACACACTTTGGTCAACTCTTTACTTATTTAGTAACCCCAAATCTTAATATCCACCCATTTATCCATATCTTCTCTAATCAAGGAATGCTTTCCAATGTTAAATTTACCATCCGTAAAAGGGTGGTCAATATCAATACGTTCAACTGGTATAGAATTTCTTAGTAGTTGCTCATGTAGCATTTCGTGGCCACAAAGAGGAACACCGAGGCGCCTCAAATTTAAATATGTTGAAGCGTAAACATTCATTGTGTCTGGATCAGCAATGGCAAATTGGTCATTCAATAATGGATTAGGTCCATCAGTGTCTTTCGATATATACACTTTGCCTTTTTCCAGAGAAGAAAAGTCTATGACTTTATTGAGTGCTAGGTCAAACCTACTTCGTATAACAAAGTCATATTTTACATCATTTAAAACTTGATGGCGAATTCTCAGGTCGTTTGCTTTATAAATTGAATAAAACATTGACGTACAGAAATTAGCTGGATGTGAAGCATTCGGAACAAACATGTCGGAGTTTGTTGTTGCCGGTAATGGCATATCGTATGCCAGATATATTGGATCGTAGATGAAATTTATATCTTCATACATCTTCATCTGGATTATACCACCCTGTGGTTTCCATGTATGGCAGAAAACATCTACATTGTAAATATCTAAAAGATTTCTCTTAATGTAGTTTTTTGCTTGAAATAAACTTCTAGCTTGTCCCGACAGACACAGTGCTAGTTTCAGAGATGAATTTTTCGACATAATCAGTACAGACTCCAATAAGGTTTCGACCCTTTATATATTCCCAATAGGAAGGACACCTTTCAGGCATGACCGCAACTGATTTGCTTGTTAATTTTTTTCCGGGATATGTCCAAATAACATCATTTGATGTTAGTGTGAAATCATCTTCTTGGTGCCAAAAATAAACATACTTGAATGGTCTACCAATTAATTCGTGTAGTGCATCTAAGTTTTTACAGTGTAGCCAAAGGCCTTGTTTGCCGATGAATTCTTCTTTGACCATATATTGTGGCTCATCATGCCCCAGCCACCACTGGTCTTTTATCCACCAAAGATCAATCTCACAGTCATATCCTTTTTCCAACGCCAATAGGATTTGACTGGGACGATTTTCTTTTCCTTTGTCGGGTCCTTCAAATAGACCACGATGTGCAATCATTTTCATTGATAGAGACTCTTGTGTTTGTATTCACCAAGTGGTGTATGCATAATCGTTTTGTTAATCATAAATTCTTCCCATGGCAATCCAAGTCTGCGGATGAATTGTTCAGAGATAACATGTGGACACAAAAGACCGGTTTCATTATAAACTTGTGGTAAGAAATGCAACACTTTTGAAAATAGACACATTGAGAAGAAATTACCAACTTGAATCATGTCAGATGTTCCCTGACCCATATGGTTTCTATAGCCGAGTGTATAGAATTTTTGTGGATTGAAATCTGGTAATGGTTCATTGAAAGTTAAATCTGGACGCATACGAATGACTAAATCATATTGCTTACCAGTTTTAAACATATGGTCTTCAAGCATTAACATACCTGATCCAAGTTTATACAACATGGAGACAATGTTCTTGGGTACATGATAAAAGTTTTTATAAAACTCGGCACGTTTAGCAAAGTCTTCTTTGTGGTCATTATAATCTTCAACAATGAAATCGATGGGTTTGTATGTTTCAATGATTGCTTCATTATCAATCATTGGTGCATCATCAACAATTCCAGCTTCGCTGTGTGGGTCCCAGTATGCTTCATCGCCCCATGTGTGTATGAAAATATCTGGATTATATCTGTCAACGATATGTTCTTTAAAATTGGGATAAACTTGTTCCCAACAACGCATGTGACCTGTCAATACTACTGCTACGTTCATGTTTTCCTCACGAAATATAAATTATCTTCATTCACTTGTGACGTAATTTTATCAATCACAAATCCATTCTGTTCCAAAAAGTCAAGTGCTTCCTGTTTGGTGTGTTGTCCTTTATATAGACTAACTTCCTCTGACTGTGGAACTTCAACAACACCAGATTGTACCATCGATATTTTTTCACCAAGGCCTTTGAGTACAGCTAAGTCTGAACCTTGTGCATCAATATGTAAGTGGTCGATACAAGTAATTTCGGATGCAAAAATTGTTAACCAAGTATCAAGCCTATAAACATTAATTTTCTTTGAGCCACGTACAACAAAGTCTGTGCGACCCGGCCATGTTTCGGATAAATTGTCTGAAAAATCATTAAGTGATGCTGAACCAGTGTCACCTTCAACCATATGGAAATCTGCTTCACCATCAAAATCGGAGATAGCTTGTTCGTAAACATGATAACGGTCTTTCATGTTTCTCGCTTCTGCCGCAATACGTAGCAGTCTAGCAAGTTCAGGTGTAGGTTCAAACGCATAACAAATAACATTTGGATTATGCTGTGTCACATTAAGCGAGTCTTGGCCGTGATGGGCACCAACATCAAATAAAATCATTTTTACTCCTTGTGATTGTCCAAGAAGTAATTCAGGTCTTCAGGTGTACCGATACCCCACATCTTCTCAATATTTTTAACACGAATCTTTTTACCATCACCGATTGCCTCATTGAACACGGGGCAAGTATAGAATTCACCGTTGGTTCGAATGTTCTTAGAAATCATTTGTTCAGCATACTTAACATAGTCTGAACCGTGACGCCAGTAGTAGATACCAACTGTTGCTTCATCTGAAATAACTTTCTTCTCTGCAACTTCGGATACAAAACCATTTTCATCAAGTTTTGCGTAGGACCATTTTGGATGTGTTGCTTTGAATGTTAGAATACCACCATCGATAGAATCCGCTGAGAATGCATACATACATTCATTTGAGTTCCATTCAACGAATTGGTCTGAGTTTGCCATAACCAAAGGTGCATCATTGTCGATGTGTTCTTTAGCAAGCAAAGTCGTACAGGCGGCACCTTCCGTGATACCATCAACTTGCACAATCTTGCAACCAGGTGCAATTAGATTCAACAGGTACTTCAAATTATATGTTTCATAATGATCCTTTTGGACCAAGAAAATATAGTTTGCTTCGATGTTCAAGTTTTCAACCACAACTTGAATCATCGGCTTACCACGGACTTCAATGAGTGGTTTTGGGAAAGTGTAACCAGCTTGTGCGAAACGTGAACCAGCGCCAGCCATCGGAATCAAAACGTTCAATTTCTTGTCTCTCCATGGTAGAGACTTTTTGCTTGTACCTTCAATTGTATTCATAAGGTCATAAATCCTTTGCATCATATGTTCAGAGTTAACTTCTTTTGCATTTTCGACCGCAAGCAAATGTGCTCCAGAATCTAATGCACCTTGGCGTCCAATATGACTATCTTCCACAATAATTGTACTTTTAGGAAGTGCATTTAGCGCAGTCATACATTTCCAGTACATTTCTGGATATGGCTTCGTGCGTGATACATCCTCATTACTGACAAAATAATCAACTTCATCCATCACACCAATACTTAGTAGAGATAATTTTACAGTTTCACGAATAGAGTTTGATGCAACTGCAATTTTATAACCACGTGCTTTAATCTGACGGAAGATAGTCTGTAGCAAATATTCTTTACAGAAGCCACGAACAAGATTAAATGTTGCATCTTGTTTATCTTTCCAAACTTGGTCATATACGGATACAGGTAGACCTTTTTGCTCGGTCAGCATCTTCAGTTTTTTGGTCGTATTCAGACCATCATATTTACTGAGATGTTCCTCACGTGTGATTACGAATTCTTCACCGACTTTGCGTAGTGCATCATTCAACGCATCATAATGCAACTCACGTGAATCGATTAAGACACCATCAAGATCAAAAATAACCAATTTACTCATGTTTGTTAAACTTTCTTAGAATTGAACGAACGTCTTCAATAGGTGCATCAAGTGGCATCTTATGAAGTTCATACATATCAGGATTTTTAAAATAAGACATTAGCAATAAACCTTGGTCATCATCAACAAGACCAATGCTCATCAAATATTCAAGTGCTTCTTTCATTTCAACAGACAAAACTTGCCATTGTTCTTTTTGTGCAACGAATACACCACCAATAATGAACACTACATTATTTTGTACAGCCTGAGAAACTTGTTGTTTTGCTTGCCTGAATTCTGGATCACGATAATTAAAATAGTGCATCAAACCTGGAGTGAAATCATATTCCCAAGTTTTATTTAAAGGAATATGTTCGTCATCACGGCAATAACCAAAGTCAACCCAAGCGGCAAATTCATTCGTGATTAGACCACGTTCAAATGCGTCTGAAACATAGAATGCTTTGAGTGATGTAACACCAACATAGTCTTTAGACCAGTATTCTGGATTACGAACTTGATATGGATTAATTTTTTTGACGAACTCAGGTGAGGTTTGAATTGCTTCAATCTTATCACGGAGTTCTTTATGAATGTTGAAGTAATCGTATTCAACTACTTTAACATTAGGAGAAATTGCGGCTAAACGTGGCGCAATATCAGGTGAAGTGTAAACAATAATTTCTGTATCAATCTCACACATGCGTGTGAAGTGGTCGATGTATTTGTCAACAGAACGCTGTAAATAATGTGGAAGTGGCCCACCATTTTTCTCTGTGTTTGTTGACCAGTCGCCACGACCGATATCATAGAAGGCAGTTACGATGCTAATTTTGCTCATTTCAAAGTCCCATATTTATTAAATTATGATTTATACAAAAAGTATTTAGGCGAACTGCCGGTATTTGTTTCCGCCGTGAGATTTGTTCCATATTTTTTAGAGAAATATTCCATCCATTCTGGAACACGGTCGTATTGATGCACAATAACAAAAGGAATTCCGTCAGAGTTTATAATACGTCCATCTTCTGTAATTGTAGGTGCTTCTTCCAATAAATAAGGTTTCAGTTTTTCCACAAGGTCGGGTTTGTTTGACACATGTGCATTCACAGCCCATGCATCCTTTAATCTCGTCACATGTGTTTTAGTACTCCAGATTTTTGTACCTAACAACATATTGTAAGCGGCTTGGTCGCAAACCCAATCAGCACGATTGAGTGAGAATTGATATAGATAGAAACATAATTCTCTAATCAATTCAGAACGTCCTGCTAGAACACCAACGTTACATATTTCATTTTCTTTCACTTCGTTATAGAAATAATCACCAAAGTTTTTGCGAATGTTTTCTCTGTTCCAGTCCTCATCTTTTACTTTGATAGACTCTGACGATGCAACAAGTCCTGTTGCATACATTGGATCAATATAACCTTCGAGATATTCAAAAGGATTTGATTGGAATATAACATCACGAACATCAGTTGAAACGACATAACGATACACCCCTTCATTCTCTTTCAAGAAATTATAGATGTGTATGAATCGTTGCATATGGATCATCATCTTGTCATTGTGTGGAACTGGTATGACAATAACACCTTCTTCAATCAACTTCTTTACCAATTCAGGTGTAGTTCCAATTGCAAATAGAATTGTGTCACCTGTGAAGCCGGTGTCTTTGATAGATTGTACCCAAGGTTTGAGTACGTCATAATCTGTGTAGTTATTAAATGCGCCTATTATTAGGTCTTTTTGCGCCATGGGTATTCTCCATTCATTCTCTGTTTCATCACTTCATTTCCTTTAATAAAGAAAACATCTTGTACCGAATCTGCTCGGCTTGCTACCCTGTAGTTTACAGTATACTCACCATTCGTGTCAAATTTTTTACACATCTGCATCATAAATGGTGATAGAATTCTATCAACTTCTGGTTGCTCCTGTGGGTGCCTTGCACGGCGATACCAGTAAGGAGAGAATTGAATTGCCGCCGCTTTGGGAATCATAAAGCAATTCACATCAATAAATTTATCATTGATAACCGAGGTCCATTTACCAAGAGATTCACAATCATCATTACATATGTATGTACCCTCTTGTGATACAATTTTTCTGAGGGAATAAGCCCATTCATTGCCATGTTGAATAACATCAACAAGAGATTCGATATGATGATCTTCATACCAATTATCTTGGTCAAGGAAACAGATATACTCACCCTCTGCAATATAAGACATTCCACCATAAATTCTATGGCCATTGTATTGATCGTAACCTGTATTATATGGGAGTGAGAATGCTGTGGAACGTGTTGCACCTTCCATGAGTTGTGTGGCTCTTGCACCATACTTGTCGAACCCGTCAACAACAACAAGGTGTTGTATGTTTTGGTATGTTTGTCTGTCGATTGATTTCAATACATCACTTAATTGGTCACTAGCCGTAGTTGGCGTAATGACCGTCACCAATGGTTTCATAATTTAGCTCCGTGTCACCTTAAGAATTTTCTGTATCTGTGCTTCAATAACTGGTCCACGATTTGGCCACTTAATGATTGGTTGATCCGCAGTTTTGAGTAGTTTCATCAAAAAAGGAATGATAAGTTTTTCAGCCTCGGCCAGTCTTGCTTTGTACTGTTCTACTGTATCTTGTTTTTGTGAAATGAGAGAGTTATATTCTTCTTCATCGGTAGCGGTGAATCCGAAATCAAAATCATCATCATATTCATTGAGAATTTTTTGGGTATCTTTGTCTAGTGGCATATTAAATAAAACAGGAGAGATTTAGTTGGTCTTTTCTAATTGTAACAGATTTTCCGTCAACTGGCGCTATATTAAATGGTGATTTTTTATTTGCGGGTATTGAGAACTGCATTTCAAATGTAAACTGGTAATTACCCCCACCTTTGTATTGTACACGGGCTCGATATGTTGCCTTAGCTGATTTACCAAACATTGGAACATCTTTTAACTTTAATGGATTTTTAGAACCCATCAAATAGAAACCATGTGTACCAACATTCACATAAAACGTATCTTTTTTATTGTAGTATTCTTCAATCTTGCTTGCCGCAATTTCACCACGAATATCTGAAAATGTATCACGGTCTCTTTCATATCTCTGCTGGTTTGTTAATTTACCAGCAGTGGCTTCCCATAACAAATCTTTATCTCTTTTAAATGGAATTTCTTTCCATTGTTTTTTTATAATATCGAACAGTCCGACTTCTTCTGCTAAATCGGCGATGAATTGTTTTTCATCATCATCTTTTTTAATGTCACCAAATTTCCATGGATTCTTTTTGTCTTTACTGTCATATTTCATCACAAGAGAACCGGCTGATGCGGCGGTGATTTTTAATTCACAACCAGCCTTCTTCTTTTTATATTCAAGCATCAGGTCTGGCTGGTCACTGCCAGCGCCAGCAGGAATAAAATTCTTAGGTACAAACCCCAAAGGTTTTAATATATCTGCGGCATTCACTTCGTATTGAAAACCTTGTTGTGCGGCCATGTATAAACACTCCAAATGAAAGTATTTATACTTTGAACCCTCCAAAATCTTTCTTCTTGAAGTTACCATTTTGTTGTTGTGGAGGTCTTTGTGTTGGATTGTGTCCGGCATCAGCTAGACCAGATTGTGCATCTTGTTCCACATCATACAGCTTCATCTTAGACCTGTCAACACCGAGTACGAATCTTTTGAATTTTGATGGATCGGAATATCTATTCTTCAACTGTTTCACCATAATCTGACCGAGTGCTTCAAGTTCTTCGGAAGAAATGAGAGCAAACATCAAGTCAGCGGTTGCTGGCAAACCGAAACTTTCACTTGTATCTTCGAGTCCGGGGTCGGATGAAGTAAAACCGGACCGTGTTGTTTGTGTAGCAGATACAACTGGGACTCCGAATTCAACGGCAAGTCCTCGCAATTCCTCTGCAATGGATTTAACATAAGTGTATGAGTTGATGTTTGCACCTGCCTTAATCCTCGATGAACAACAAATATTAAGATAATCAATGAAGATAATATCAGGTACAAAAGATTTTTTAAGGTTAAGTTCATTTAACAAGGTTCTAAAATGTACAGCAGATGCAGATGCTGTTGGATATTCTTTAATAATTAATTTACCTGTAGTCATCTCTTTGACACGCTTGACCTTTTTATCATACAGGTCTTTGGGAAGTTGAATCAAATCATCAATAGAAACGTTCAGTAAGTTTGCATCAATACGTTCTGCAATCTTTTCTTCTGCCATTTCCATTGTGATATACAATACGTTCTTACCTTGTGACATAGCACCAGCGGCGACATGACACATAAAAAGGGACTTACCAACACCAGTGCCAGCCAAGGCGATATTAAGGGTTTTCTTAGGTAGACCACCCTTCGTGATTTTGTTGAAGTAGTCAAGGTCGAACGGAATTCGTTCTTCTGTTCGGTGATAGAATTCATATCGCCCATCAGAGTCCTCCAAGTAATCGTGACCAACAGAGTTATCAAAACTTACTGCAAGTGCATCGGATAGAATTTTAGGAATCGCACCCTTGTCATTGGTCTTATCTTTACCATCAAGGATGGAAATAGAATTTAAGACTGCATTATAAATGGCTTTTTCCTGGCAGAACTTTTCAGTTTTGTCGATGAGCCAATTGTTATCAGTTTTTTGTTCCGTCTTTGAAGATTGTTCAATTTCTTGTAGATAAGTTTCGCACTTCTCCACTTCTTCATTTGTGAGATTACGCCTCTCTTTGATGGCCAATGTAATCGCTTCAACTGATGGTGTACTATTGTAAGCATTTGTAAATGATAAGATTTCATCATAAATTACCTTTTCGGACCTGTCTGTGAAGTATTCATCTTTGAGGAACGGTAAAGACTTCCTCAAATAATCTTCATTCGTTATCAGGTTCCTCAGAATAGTCTGTTCCAACTTCATCAATAATTCCTTTATCAATATTATTTGACATGATACTAACCAAAACATCACCAATGTGATTCTTGAAATTCATGTCAGTTTCAAGTTCTTCTTTTAGTAAAGGAGACTCTAACACATTATACACGAATTGGAGATAGATGGCACCATCTTTCTCCTCCTCAAACTTCACTTTACCATATTGATAAACGGTATCTATATATTTTCCTGACAGTAGTTTGATACCAACTGTAGTTTCTTCCGATTCTGGAATTACGTAGTTAAAATCAACACCTTCTTTATACTGGTTCATCTTCTACCTCAATTTCTTTTTGAATGATTTCCCCTGCCGCAACACGGTATTTGTTCTCAATGAACTGTTGGAATGATTGTGTTTTTAGTATTGGTAACCAAAAGTCTTTAGTATCTGTATCTTTGATACGATACTTCTTTTCTTCTACTTCGCCGGTGGATACATCCACTTTGCTATACCACCCATTTGAGGGTTTGATGACATGTCCGGATTCCAGCGCAATATCAAGTAAGCCTGACCAACGGCTAATGCCACCGTCAAAAGATACAGAAACAGGGATTTTAGATTTTTCTTTAACATATCTACTCTTTTCTACGTTAATAATAAAATTATAACCAACAACTTCGGTTCCTTCTTTTTCTTGCTGACGACCAATAATAAAGATGTTATCGGCAGAATAGTAGGAACCAGTACCACCACCAACGATATCTTTAGGATACAAACCAATTTCTTTGTATGTGTGATTCACAACAACCATTGGAATGTCTTTGAGTGACAAGTGTGGAGTGACCATACGGAACAAAGACTTAACCTGTTTTGCACGGCTCATATCTGCAACAGATTTGCCTTCAAGCGCATCGTCAACTTCTTTCTTGGAAGCTAAGTTACCAATTGAATCAATGATAATAATAAGTTTGTCTGTTCGTTCCAGATTCGTAAGTTGTTGCATAATATCAAACTTCAATTGTTCAATATCTGTAAGAGGTGTGTGAAGCACCCTGTTAGTATCGATACCGAAACTATCAAAATAACTTTGCGGAGTACCGAACTCAGAATCATAAAAAAGAAGTGCGGAGTCTGGATATTTGTCAAGATAAGATTTCGCCATTAAAAGTGAGAATGCGGTCTTAAAGTGTTTGGAAGGACCTGCCCACATTGTAAGACCTGGTGTAAGACCACCATCTAGTTTACCAGACAACGCAACGTTGACGATGGGAACGGATGTGGGAATCATATCTTTATCTAAAAAGAATTTTGATTTTGCCAGAATGGCGGAGTCTTTAATAGAACTGTTCTTTTTAATTTTGTCCAAAATGCTCATAATTTTTCCTTTAATCGAATAGTGAGTTTGTTCGTTCCGTTGTCCAGTCCATACAATCAAGAATGACTTTAATTGGCTCTAGAAATGTTTTGTCAAATTGCATATTGTAATCGATGCAATCTTGAAGACCAAATTCAGGAGGTAATCTTCCTGGAAATGATACTACATTTTCTTTGAATGTGTTTGGTGTTTTTAGGTAAGTGAATTTAATTTTCTCACCTTCTTGAATCAACGGATACTTCTTAGATAGACCTTTTTCTTCAAGGTACTTATTATATAGCAATGCACCTCTCACATGAATTGGTGTACCTTTTGAATATATGGTAGTCTTGTTTCCATACTCTTTCAAACCATTGATACCACGTGGAAAAGAAATATCTTCCACATTCAACTTTTTGAATTCAGTTCGGAAAGTATCGATGAATTTGTGCATGTCAGATTCGGTACCCTTCATCATAATCTGAAGTGCTTGTTTCATCTTCTCACGCACAGGTGCGGGTGTGGAAGACTTAATCATTTCAAGACCCATGACCTTCATGTCTGGTTCGGTATACTGAACACCTTCATTGTTATACACGTGCATGATATAACGTTTCTTTGCAGTCCAGATACCTTTGTCAGCCAATGCTTCACGTTTCATTTGCATCTTTTGGTCATAAGCATGAACATATTCTGCCAATTCACCATATGATTTATCAATGAAAGGTTGTATCTTTTCTTCACAGATTTTATCCATAAAAGAAATGACTTTATTCTTATCAGAAGTGTCTTTAATAAACTTGTCAACCAATTCACCGAGACGGAGATAAATCGAATCTGTATCAGACGCAATCACATAATCTTTATTGGTCTTCAACAAAGAGTTCATGTACCCGTTAATTTTAGATTCTATCCAACGAATACTGAATTGGCCAGCAGTGGTGACACCCAAGGCCATACGTAAATCATAAAACCGAAAATATTGGGAGCCCAAAGCACCATAAGCAGAATTGAGAGAGACTTTTTTAGCGAGTTGTAGGTTGTTGTATCTGGCGATACGTTTCTCAATGTCATATTTCTTAGTATCATCTTTTTCAGCCTCATAGTCTTTCTTAGCTTGAATCATCATCTTTTTAAACTTCTTACGATCCTCATACATGTCTTCCATCATTTTAGGTAAGAAGCCTTGTATATCGGTACGGAAGAATTGACCATTTGGAGTGATTGTCACATTTTCGAGAGCAGACAAGTCAAGTTCTTTTTTCAGAAGTTTGTCAACAGTGACACCTTGCGAGAGAACGTCACGCATTTCTGGTGTGTAATTTGCAGGATCAATGAGAGTTTCAGGTGAGATATTATATTGCATCATCAAGTGTGGATACAATGAGTTCAAGTCGAATGATGCGACCCAATTGTGTAGACCAACTTGTGGTTCTTTTACAAAAGCACCTTCAAACGCTTCGCTCTTTTCTTTGATAACACGTGGAGGAACCACGATGTTTTGATTCATCAAGTTGTTGTAAGTCAGAGCATCCCACATGCGTGTCTGTGCAAACACATCATCATAGTTGGTCTTCGTATCATAAGCCAGAGTAAGAGCGAGTTCAATCAACTTGAGTTTATCTTCAAGTTTGAGAATCAAGTCAACGTCTTTGATGTTGTATTCAATAAAGAGTTGGTAATTCAAACGATAAAGTTGATGGAGGTTTTCATATTCTTCGTATGAGATTTTACCTTCGCCGAGTTCAAATTGTGCGATTGCATCAAGACGATAGGATTCCTGTGACTTGCCGTTCGGTGAATACCATTTATACAGTTCAAGATAATCGAGGTCACCGACACCAACAAGTTCATACACCGTCATTTTACGGTTCATAACAAATGCTTGGCGTTCAGAGATGATGTTCCACGGAGACAACTTCTTAGCCTCATCTTCACCGAGAACCTTACGCATACGATTTACAAGATATGGTACGTCAAAGAACTTGGTGTTCCAGCCAGTGAGTGCATCAGGACATTTCTCTTGCCAGAGTTTAAGGAAGAACTTGAGCAAGTGATATTCGTCTTTGCACTTCATGTAACGTTCTGTACCCTTAACTTCATAGTCACCGCATCCGAAAACGAACATATGCCCACCGATAAATCGGAGAGCAATAGCAGTAACTGGTTCATTGGCAAGATATGGATCAGGGAAGCCGTTCTCTGATCCAACCTCAATATCGACAATTGCAATAGAGACTTTATCAAAGTCCCAATCAATCATTTCTTTGTGTTGTTCACCGATGAATGCGTATTCAAAACGATTCTGACCATAGATGGTTTTACCCGAGACACCTTCGAACTGACGTAGGTAATCACGTGCTTCACGCATCGTGCCAAATTTATGTGGTTGAAGATACACACCATCTAGTGATGTGTAATTTGTAACCTTGCTTGACTTTTCGTATAGTGTCGGCTGGTATGGAATCTTTAGCTTTGTTCTTTTGCCGTCAGTAACGCCACGGTAAAGAATGTTGCTACCAACAGCTTGTACGTTTGTATAGAAAAGAGCCATTAACCGGTGATGATTTGAGTTGGAGGAGTAATGATACCGGAGCCAAACATCTGATTGTAGTTGTCAGAAATGTCCGATGCTGGTGTGTAATTATACACAACATGTAGTGGTTCCACAAGAACAATTTCACCTTGTTTTTGTTGGGAGAAAGTTGGAAAAGGAACAAAACCCATTTGAGGCGCCGAGCCAGCAATTTTTGGTGGGACCATGCGTAGCTGTACGGGATTTTTAAGTTGCAATTGACCTTGTTGATTTACGGAAACATCGGCAATGACTTCCTCACCTGTGACCAATTTAATACCTTGAATATTCATAATTATACCTCTGTGTTGAAAAAGAATGTTTGGAATAATCGTCCATTATACAACGAATCACCAAAGCCTGGCAACATACTTCTGTGGTAATATTCACCACGGTACATTACCATTCTGTTAAAGATGTTTGATACCTGAACGATTGGTTCCCACTTATCCAAATCGGTTATTTCTTCGGTGTTGTTGTTGTAATCAGTTGATGGTATTCCTGGATTGTACATCGAAATTTTAGACTCTTTATTTCGATAAATTGCAGTTCCGGCTTCAAGCGGTGCATCAGGTGTTAGGTATAAGACAGCCGCCCAATTCGTAGGGTCGTGGTGTATCCATGTGCTATCTTTGGAGGTTGTGTACTGAAATGCAGTATTGTATTCTTCCGGCCACCAAGATATTTTCTTATGTAAGATTGATTCAAATAAGGTTTTGGCATTTGTGTTGTGTTCACCTTTTAACACATCGGTTCTCATACCCGGATAATTACCAGAAATAGAAAATGGTAAAGATAGTGCGAAATCACGTACTTGTTCTGGATTACCATAAAAGTTATCAAAAATCATAAGGTTCGGTAGCATAAAGAAGCCTTTATTCATAAATATATGGAGTTATTAGATATTTTATCATATTTCGTTTAAGAAAACAACAGAATTGAGGTACAAATGAAAAAATTTGTGTTGATTGTTTTATCATTTATATATCTTGGCATCGTAAATGCACAGACCATAACCACTGATTCCACCACTAAAAGTACGATAGACTCCACAACGACTCTAAAGTCCCCACCTTCATCAGCTATTATTCCAGCCATGAACAACTCAAACACCGACCTATGTACAGTTGGTGTAGCAGGAGCAGTTCAAACACAGATTCTGGGTATTTCAGCAGGATCCACTATACGTGATATGAATTGTGAAAGACTAAAGTTATCCAAAACATTATATGACATGGGTATGAAAATTGCGGCTGTATCCACTTTATGTCAAGATAAACGAGTTTTTGACGCCATGATGATGGCAGGTACTCCTTGTCCATATGATGGTCTGATTGGAGCAGAAGCTAAAGCACTTTGGAAAACAAATGCGGACAAACAACCTGGAACAGAAAATAAATCAGGAGAAATGAGTAATGAAACTAAGACATTGTTTGGTATTGGTGGCATCCTTAGTTTATTGCTCCTACTCCTACTCTGAAAAAGTAAACGATATAAGTTCAAATGCGGCTATTAATGCCTTAAATTGGACTATGACGAATATTATACCACAGTACACTGGTTTAACAGTCAATGCGGTTTCATATGAGTACACTGTTGTGAAAAAACAAAGTGACAGTATGATAGTGAATGTACAAAACAAAGACACACGTAGTGATTCATATATTTTCAGAAGCCGTGATGATTGGTCTGGACTGAGGGGAAATAGTATAACAAAGTTAGTTCCGGTTGCCAATATACCTGGTACATATTGGGGACCAGGAGAGATAAGCGTGGAGGGTAATGGTGAGGTTAAAAATGCATCAGTAAAATATAAATATATGTATGATACTTGTGCAAATACTAAAACCGATCCAAAGTGTCCCGGATATGTACCTCCTACGACCAAAGAAGTTATTGATCCAACGGATGATGATTTGATAAAGAAGACTTTAGCGGATAAAGTATACAAAGAAGTTGAAAAGCAAGTTCAATTTGAAATGAGTGAAAAGAAGAAGAAAGAAGAAATTGTTAAGAAAATAATTAAGAATACTTTAATAAGTGAAAAGGATGCTCAACGACTTTTAGAATTTGAAATGATGAATAACATACCTGGTTATAATTTGTATACCGTGTCTATGCCAGGTGGTGTATATAATGATGTAATAAAATATCCTGAAAAATATTTACCTGATAACAGGCGTGCAAGAGGTTTGGGATTGGCTCAAGAGAGAATGCATAATACGATGGTAGATAGTCAGTATAATAAGTAAAACAAAAAGGGAAAAATATGATAAAAAAAATCATAGCAATTGGGTTAGCAATGGCTCCATTAATAGGAATGACTGAGAGTGCTATAATTACGGGCACTATCACACCTAGATGCGTAATTTATACAGAAACGGCTGGTGTTTACGGCAACCCATCACCAGATGTTTTAAGCACAGCAACTGTTGATGGTGGGGTTCAACCAATTATCAGATATGATGTACTCCAATCTGGTTTCTACAAGGCGGTAATCACAGTACCTAATTCGTTCTCATCATCACCTGCATTAACAGATAGTGTTAGATGGACTGGTTCTGTGGACGTAAGTAGAGTAACCGATGCCGCAATGTCCGCATATTCCACAAACAGGACTGTTTACAACAATACAACCGAAATTACTTTAAGTGTACCAGGAACAGTTTGGTTTAAAGCGGAATCTAAAGCAGAACATGGCTACAATAAAGCATTTCCAGCAGGAACATATAAGGCTATTGTAAACGCAGAGTGTATTGCGATATAAAATTATATGTTTCGTTATGTTCTTATATTATTAATTGGAATTTCTGGGCATGTAAATGCTCATCAATTCCTTCCAACGTATCCAACGTTTGAATATTCTTTTGTTGAAGGTGTTGTACAAACAAAAATGCAACTCTTTAATAAAAGAAAAGAGATAGAATATTATGAATTGAGTGTGTATGATGCAGATTGGAAACCACTTTCATATGCAACAGAAAGCAAGATTGTAAAAATACAATTTCTTCAAACTAAAGATGTTATCATTTACATTAAAAAAGAAGATTTAAAAAGAATCAAGTACATTTGTTCCGAGTCTAAAATACAAAAAGACAACACTCAGAGCACTGTAATTTCTTCTAGGATCTGCTCAAAGATACAATGAAATATTTGATTGGTCTACTTATATTACTGGTAACACAAAACAGTTTTGCTCAAGGAGCATTAAGTTTAGCATTACCTAGTGCTCCTGGTAGCTATCAATCGGATAGATTTAGGTCAGGTGAATTGGATTGTTCTATGGCTATAGGTTCGGGTACAAACGTAGAGTTTGGAGTTATTGGTGTTATAGGAAATAACACCAATCCGTATCAAACAACTATAACAAATTCAATGAATCAGAATGCAAAAGATGTTGGTGTATATGGAAGAATAACCATACCAATTGGTGCACCAAAAGGACGAGTTGATTGTAATATTCTATATCAACTTGAATTGACTAAAAAGAGAATAGAAATCCAAAAATTGGAAAATGAATTAAATAACTTAAAAGCACTAAAGTTTGAAAAATGATTATTACACTCGATTTAACCTGGTTTTTTAATTTATTACCTTATTTTATTTTAGGTATTGGAATTGGTATTGCATCTTTTTATATTTTCTATGACGACAATTCAATGTCTGAATTAGAACGTAAGAAGCATGATTTGGAAGTGAAAAAAGAATGGCTTCGTATGTTAGCCGAACAGAAAAAAGAAACTTCTAAACAGCAAAGATGGAATAACTATGTCAGAAGAAATTAAAAACGTTAACGCTAAGATTGACGAAGCAGAAGCGGCAATGAAAAAGTATGCCAGCAAAGATACTGTTATCAGTATTGGTGGCTACGAATTTACACCAGCCAAACTAATGGTGGCGGCAACTATTGTAAGTTCTACATTAGGTGGATTGTATGGTGCTTTTGAAGTCTATAAGGACTATCAAAGCATGAAGAAAAAGATTGCTGAATACTCCGCACCAGATTTGTCGGAGTTTGATAAGCGTCTAGCCGTCATTGAAGAAAATTCTGGTAAGACCAGTGACTACACACGTGATATCAAAAATGATTTAAAGAATGATATCCGCCGTAATGAATCTGTGACTGAACAAGTTGAACGTTCAGTTAAAAATGCTCAACGTGAAACTGAATCTGAAATGCGTGAAATGCGTAAAGCAGTGAGGGAAGATTTGGAACGTGCTAGAACCGAGGCGACCACTATACGAAAAGATATGGAACAAACTCGAAAAGAAATAAACTCCGAGTTTACTTCCGCACGTAGGGAGATTAATCGAGAAGTTGAAACACTCAAGAGAGAAGTAGACAACAAGATACAGAAAGCAATTGACAATCCTTTAGCCGGCAAATGAAATACTTAGTGCTACTGTTGTTGATGGTAATTATACCATCATCAGCGGCACGTTATGAATGTATCCGTTGGACATGGACCGGTGATGTGTACAATCGAAAGGTTGTTTGTTTGGAATGGCGTCAAGAAGATTGTTCCAAACGACTACACAAACATATATGTAAAGGAAACAAATAATGATAGACCCGATAACCGCATTGGCCGGTATACAATCGGCTGTTGCATTAATTAAAAAAGTATCAAAAACTGTTGATGATGTTTCATCATTGGGTCCAGTTTTAGGTAAATATTTCGATGCTAAAAACAATGCATCAAAAGCTATGGTAACGGCTAAAAATAGTGGTAATAAATCTGCTATGGCTACAGCAATTGAAATAGAAATGGCTCTACATCAAACAGAACAGTTTGAAAGACAATTACAATTATTATTCATGCAAACAGGTAAGATAGATGTTTGGAATAAAATAAAAGCACGTGCATCAGCAATGAATATAGAGTCTGCACACGATGCACGCCGTGAAAAAGAAGCCCAAGAAAGACAAAAAAAGAAAAATGAAGAATTGGTGGAAATAATTTTTGCCAGCGTTTTTCTTATTGTTATTCTTATTGGCACATTTTGGGGACTTTACGAACTTATAACCTACTGTAGTCAAGTTCGTTGTGGTAAATAAAATGGTGCTCCGACTAGGAATTGAACCTAGACTCAATGAATTATGAGTTCACTGCTTTACCATTAAGCTATCGGAGCATTTGGTACGGGTGGTGGGACTTGAACCCACAAAACCCGGATTTTAAGTCCGGTACGTATACCTATTCCATCACACCCGCATGTCCATTTTGAAACACACCATCTCTACTTAAAGTTTATCAGTAAACCGACACACGATATGTTTCAAAATGGACACCTTTCGGTGTCCAAGCCCGTTACAGCACTTTGTAACGGTCATCCATGATGGTTTTAAGCATCACAGTTTCTGGTGTGAAGGTTTCTAGGTCACCAGCAAGGAGTGGCTTAACCACGGCTGGAGAGAAACCAGACACCAGTGCAGTACCAGACTTGTCAAACTTCACAGGCGCATTGCCATATGAAGCGTTCAAGTTCCAGAATACAACCTTTGGAAGGGTGTAGCCTGCGGCTTCGTACTTTCGTGCGATCATTTGGATAGCAGAATCATCGTGGTTCACACATTGATTGAACTGCATATCTGACAGAATCAATACCATTTCTGGCATTTCATTCTGTGGAACACCGGCACCTACTGCGGTAGCAAGGATTTTTGAAAATGCCTTGTTCAAGTCGGTGCTCATACCCCAATCAGACTTGATCATTTGATCAATCTTTTGGTTGATGTTACCTTTCAGATGCAACAACTCAGGGTTAGACGAGAAGGTCAAGAATGTATCCTTGAACTTACCGATGTTCTTGTCTGCAAGATACAATCCCAAAGAGACTGCAACTTCCATACATGACAACTTGCTGTTTGAACCATGGCCACCAGCTGGGGTTGACATAGAACCAGAAACGTCCACCAGAGGTAGGATGTTTCCATCGCCAACGTAGTTTGGCAGTGCTTCCCATTGCTTTTGGATCAAGTCCATTTCGGTCTTGTCGAACTTCACACCATAGCTGTTGATACGACCCTTCAACACATCGTATGGATACACAGCGCCAGCGTTGACTTTTACTTCAACGGTGCGATCTTTTGGATCCTTCATCAGTTCTGCAACGTAAGCCGCATAAGCTGGAGAGTTACGGTTGAAAGCCTTCTTGTAACGGGAAGCCGCTACGGAAGGAACATGTGAGAAGTTAATGGAATCCCAGTCCTTTGCACACATGTTGGTTTCGACAACCTTGGTCATTTCGACCAATGACTTACGGTAGAACTTTGGTGACATTCCGAAGAATGTACGGATTTCTGCCGCAATTGGACCTTGGCGAGGAGTCCACTTAGCCGCAAGACCATTCTTTTCACGGAGTGCGTTACCAAGAATAGTGTATGCGACTTCTTTCAGTGCCTTGGTCTTGAAGACAAACAAGTCATCCCAACGACCCAATTCTGGCACTTTAGCCAACAGAGCCTTAGCGGCTTCTGTATCAGTATTTTCCAGGTACACTAGGATATCACGGAATAACTGACGTTCACCTGCACCGCCACGTGCATCACGTAGCCATGCGGCAACACGGAGAGCCAATTCACGGTTTTCTGCCAAGGCAGCCGCAAATGCAGGCTTAATATCTTTTCCACGGGATGCACCCGCATTGTAAAACAAATCTACCACCGCATTGGCGGTTGACTTGCGAGCCTTCATACCGTTTTCGGTACGGGCTTCTTGGTTCTTAACAGCTTCGACAAATGTTGACATAATGAACTCCTTTTCAATCAACAGGTTAAACTTTTTGCGGACCATTGTGCTACCATTACACTAGACCCCTAAGGGAGCCGGAATCGAACCGGTCTTTCGGTTTTATTTGCATTAAAAATTGTTGCGGAACTTAACCTAAAAACAACAGAGTAGTTTGATTGCCTCCGTGGCACATCATCCGAGGGTGTCTTTCGACTGGTGGATAATGCTGGAATCGAACCAGCTAGTTTGTGTTTTGCTGAACCTACTCTAAAACTTTCAAAAAATAACAGGATGGTCGGTTTAGTATTAATTGGTTTGCTCTAACCCCAGTGCTCCTTTCGGTAAAACCCACTGAAACCTGATAGATTACTATCATCTTTTCTGTCTTTCCAGAGTCATTATTTTCTTCGGCTTCATTGCCTAGCTACGTAATTACACCTTACGGTGGTCCTCCTTTAGTAGCGACTCTTTAGTACGTTAGTATTATTGAGTGCTGAATCCATCCTAAAAAAACTTATATAATCTCCATATAAAGATTATATCACGTTAAGTGTAATTTGGCAAGGCTTTTTTTGCATTGTTGCCTAAAAACAACATGGTGTCCTCGACAGGAATCGAACCTGTATCCCATTCTTAGGAGGAACGTGTTCTATCCATTGAACTACAAGGACGGTGGAGGAAGAAGGAGGAATTGAACCCCGACCAGCACAAGCCAGTCTTCCGCTTTCCAGGCGGACGTAGTAACCATACTACTGTATCTTCCATGGTGCCTCAGGGGGGATTCGAGCCCCCAAAATCCAGTGTTTGAGACTGGCACGTATACCGATTCCGTCACCGAGGCAATAAACTTGGTGCTCCCAACAAGAATTGAACTTGTGTTTCACCCTTACCAAGGGTGTGTAATGCCATTATACTATGAGAGCATATTAAAATTGGTGGGCTGTCAGAGAATCGAACTCTGTTCTTCCGGTTAAGAGCCGGTTACTTCACCACTTAAGTTTACAACCCATATAAAAACATATTCGGTCCTAGCTTTCGGTAAAGCATATCTGCTTTTTAGGATAGCCCCTGCGTCCAGTTGCTAGGTATCCATAACCGTGAATATGTTTTTATATGGTGCGTCCTAGAGGGATCGAACCTCTTTCCACGGTGCTTCAAACCGTTGCTATGACCACATCAGCTAAAGACGCAAATGACACACTACTTATCACATTGTACGCCGAGTGTCATGGCGATTATTGGTACCTTGTGACGGGATCGAACCGCCGACCTTCTCCGTGTAAAAGAGTTACTCTACCGCTGAGTTAACAAGGCTCATTCAAATACCGCAATCACATCATCAATGTGAATACGATATGTTTCGTTTTCAATTTTATATGCTTTGTTCCAGTTAATCAATAGTTCTTCACCAATTGAAAGTGATTCATCACCAGTTGCAATAACAATTGCACGGTCTGGTTCAATAGAACTTCGTAGAATGATACCACCAGAAGAAACTTTCTCCGGTTCTTTTCGTTCAACGATTACATTACGATTCAATGGAACATACGTCATAAAATTTCCTTAATAAAAATTGGGGAGAAGTACGGGAATCGAACCCGTGATAGCGGAATCACAACCCGCGGTTTTACCACTAAACTAACAACTCCATAAAAACTGGAGCGGGTAGAGAGAATCGAACTCTCACGCTAACCTTGGCAAGGTCACAAGCTACCATTACATCATACCCGCATCACATTAAGCAACCATTTCTTGTTCTGCAAGAATCCGCTTTAAACGGTCTGCACAGAAAGAAGCGGCTGGTGCATCTGGCTTTACCATTGGTGTCATGTTACATGTACCTTTGATATAACCAATTGCTTGTTGAACAACACAAGAAGAACCGTGTTCAACAGACTTGTTAAGGTCTAGGTGAACTTCAACGTGACGGTCTTCCAACACATCTTGCAATTCTTGAAACAGTTCGGATACTTTGTACACTTCTGTCATCAAACGCATTGCTGGCTTGGACTTTTTGTGGTCATAATCTAATTCACGGTCAACAAATCCGAAGATTTTACATCCGTGACAACCATCGATATGAACAACAACAGCCAAAGCGTAATCTGCATACCAAACGCCGTTAACACGCATACGTTCGGAGTCCGCACCAAGGTAAACACGTGTGTCTGGTCCTTGGGCCACAATAAAATCTTTTACTTTTTGAATGTCGAAATTTCTCATATCATTTCCTTAAATTGGCATCCCGAGAAGGACTCGAACCTTCAGCCTTTGGTTTTGGAGACCACTGCTCTGCCAATTGAGCTACCGAGATATTATTTTTCATCTACTTTTGTTTCAGATTTGGAATTAACAAGCCTTGCAAACTCCTCATCTTCATTTTTTTGTTCCTCAATCTTTCGCATATCACGACTAAAGATTGCGTCCCATCTATTTGCCCATTCTTCACACGCAACACTTTTTGGTCTAGGAGAAGAACCTTTTCCACCATCACTCATAATTGACTCCTATAAAAAATTGGTGCGCCCGGTAGGATTCGAACCCACACCTCTCGACTTCGTAGGACGGAACACTTTCCAGTTGTGCTACGGGCGCATAAAATTTGGTGGTGCTAGAAGGTACCGAGCCTTCCTCATCGGCTTATGAAACCGTTACGCATCCGTCTACGTCATAGCACCATATAAAAACACATTAGACGAGGCGACCCGTTTCGAACCAGTTCCTGCTTATCTCTAATGTGTTTTTATATGGTGGAGGATAGGAGAATCGAACTCCTGCTTCATGCTTGCAAAGCACATGTGCTACCATTACCACTAATCCCCCATATACAACAGAATAGTTTTTGCGTTTTCAATTACAAGTTGAATGCTTTTTATTTGCTGAACCTATTCTAAAACTGGCTCCGTATCTGGGTAACGATCCCAGCTAAACATTGATTAACAGTCAAGCCCATGCACCATGCTCGGGTTCTACGGAATAAAAACAACAGGAAGGTTTTTGTCGCTAGACAACCATAAAGTTTAGCTAATTTTGTTTGCTGAACCCTTCCTAAAACTGGTCTCCATGGCAAGAATCGAACTTGCGCTACATGCTCCCAAAGCACGGGTGATACCATTTCACTACACGGAGAAAACTGGAGCAGTCACTACGATTCCCACGTAGGTATTGGGTGGACCCCAACACGGTTAATATCCGACTGCATAAAACTTGGAGCGGAGTGAGAGAATCGAACTCTCAACAACAGATTGGAAATCTGTAGTTTTACCATTAAACTAACCCCGCATACTTTATTAAAACATTCCTTACCTAGCATTTTCAGTGCAAGCCTTGCAGGAACCGGCTTATAGACTATCTAGGTTTCACAGATTCCACGATGGGAATATTTTAATAAAGTATCTAGCCACTCCCACCACAGGAGCCCTAGACTGAGCGGTTACTCTGTCCATAACATTTACTTTCTGGGAAGGTGTTAGTCCTCACCTAAGGCTTTTTCCGTATCTCAAAACGAGATCGTGTAGTAGTCCCTACGCACTCGATCAGTTATCTGGCATTCGATCATAGCCCACTTTATTAACGAAGAAGTGTAAACGGGTTTTGGTGCCCCATGACAGAATCGAACTGCCGTAACCGCGTTACAAAGGCGGTGTAATACCATTATACTAATAGGGCGAAATTGGGAGCAGGTGACAGATTCGAACTGCCGATGCACCTGGCTTATGAGACCGGTGTGGTGACCACCCTACCTGCAAAATTTATTATAACATACTCTATATATGTTGGCAACTGGTGGAGCCTGAAGGAATCGAACCATCCGCCAACCACCCTCCAATTAAAGGCAACGGATTTACAGTCCGCTGAAGGGAACAGGCTCCAAAAATATGAGATTTATACTGGTACCGATGGACAATTTCGAAATGTCGGCCTTTCGCTTATCAAGCGAATGCTCTTCCTCTGAGCTACATCGGCAAAAGTTGTTGTAATCTCAACTAAATGTTTATCGGTAAACCGACTCACTACAACAACAAAACTGGCGGTCCTAAGGGGTAACGATCCCCTTCTTTTGGCGTGACAAGCCAACGTGCGTCCATGAACACTTTAGAACCAAAATCTGTGGCATTACGAACTTTAGCCATATCTCTAACGTGGATACCGATAGAACATCTGGTGATGCTCCGCAAGTTACACGCCATACACCTTTTGTATGGATTGACAGAAAGTTTTTGCTTTCCGATTTGGTGCCCTCTCTCAGATTCGAACTGAGACTTTACGGCTTCTAAAACCGCTCTCTCTACCAATTGGAGTAAGGGGGCATTTATCTCTTTCTATTTTTTACATTTTGGTAGGGGCACAGAGAATTGAACTCTGGTCTACCGGTTAAAAGCCGGTTACTTTACCACTAAGTTATACCCCCATATTACCATATGTTTAGTGTTATCCGCCGATTTGTCAACAATGTAGCTAACACTGACAAGCGAATAGCAGTTATATCAGGATCCGTTCCTCGCACAGTTGGACCCGAATAGTCATAGCGTCCTATAACGATACCTTGATAACACTAAACATATGGTACTCCCGAACGGTTTCGATCCGTCTTCTCCGCCTTGAAAGGGCAGCGTCCTAGCCAGTAGACGACAGGAGCACAAAAATTACACTTAACTTTTTAAAGAACCTTCTTGCAACTGACTCAATCATTTGTTGCTATGTGTCTATTATAACACAACTATCTTTCTTGTCAACTACTTTTTTTGCTCTGTTGTTTTTAAACAACGTTTGCTTTTTGTAGTCACATGTTGATTTCTCAACTCATGCATGTAGTATAACACAACCATGCATCTTGTCAACAACAATTTTTATGTTGTTGTTTTTTTACAACTGGAGTCGGTGACAGGAGTTGAACCTGCATGTAACGGGGTTGCAATCCGTTCCCTAGCCATTCGGGTCACACCGACATTATTTTTTCTTCCGTGATATCCATCCATCATAGTTTGGATCTTTCACCTCATCAACACCAAAGATGCCAACAATTTCAAAATCTTTTCCAACAATTCTCACGAACTCATTCATATGCTTGGCAATATTCATTGCTTCAGCAAGTGTAAGAACTTTGAATGTTTCTTCTTTACCTATTACTTTGTATATCATAAAATCCTTTTGGTACCTCGACTGAGAATCGAACTCAGATGAACCAATTATCTGTTGCTTACGGGATATAAATCCGCCGTTTTACCATTAAACTACCGAGGCATGGTGGAGAGTCTGGGAGTCGAACCCAGTGACCTTATCTCTAAAGCCTGCGGTTTAGCAAACCGGTGCATTACCGTCCTGCCCACTCTCCAATTCTTCAATTCTATTTGCCGCTTCTTCAAGCAAATCGGCAATTCTATCCGGTGCATTTTCTTGCACAGACTTCCTTGTAGGAATTTGCCTACGAATTTCGGCACGTTTTCTCAAACGAAAAACTAAATCTTCATTCATAAGAACTCCTAAAATTGGTGGAAACGGTGAGATTCGAACTCACGGACCCATTTCTGAATCGACAGTTTTCAAGACTGTAGCAATAAACCGGACTCTGCCACGTTTCCTATGCTTGTAAATCTACGTTTTGCCCTCTAACATCAGGTCTGATTTGACCTTTTTTATCATAAAGGTATTGTACAACCTCCACAACTTTTTTATCGGTTGCAGGATCAATTAAAGTCTTATACACTGTTTTGCGATATTGGTCATGAACCATATCCCAACTATTTGTTATGCTTTGTACTATCATAGATATATTCCTCCATATAAAAACACATTGTTACACCCAATAGGATAATAATCCTCATACGAGAATCACCAATGTGTTTTTATATGGCACCCGAAATAAGAATCGAACTTATACTAACAGAGTCAAAGTCTGCTGTGCTACCACTACACCATTCGGGAATAAAATTACACTTAACTTTTTAAAGAACTGTGTGTATTGTACATGATTCTTAATCTTTGTCAATACATGTTGTTGTAAGATTACAACACTTCCAAACAAAAAACCCTCAGAACTTTCGTTGTGAGGGTTGTGAAACTTTAGTTTACTTTTATGTATTACTTAATTCCACTAACCCTTCCGTGCGCCCATGACTGATTATCGCTACCAATAAACGGTGTGCGATACTCTGCTGTTAAGCAAGATTTCGAGAGGGTTGAAGGTATTTTAATCATAGTGCTATTATATAGGCTTTTTTTTGTTTTGGCAAGAGGTTTTTAAAAATATTTTTAAATTTCTTTCCACTTGCCATGTTCGATAGGCACCCAATGTTCCGGATCACGGACAATTTCAAACGTTGTTGGTGGCCATGTAATTGCGTGGCGTTGAAGTTGTGTTTGCACCAGATGTTCTGGATTATATTTGATACCCTCATTATAGAATCTATCAAAATTAACTACAGCATCAGTATAGATGGACATTGCATGTGGGAGTCCAATTGCAAATTGGTCATTGAAGTTTGGTACATAGCCGTAACGTTGATTGTTTGGAATGTATATTGTGTTTGGTGATTTCGATAAACACTCATGTGCCAATTTTAAATCAATTGGCTCAGACAAGCCTAAATCTGTGCGTGAACGAATCACCAAATCATACGAATCAAGTTCTTGACGCCACAAATCACAATACTGTAGACATTTGTATTGTTGCCAAACATTTGCAGGTGTACTGTTGTATGGCTCATATTCTTTCGGAATTTCTCCTAATGCAGAAGGATCAAGAACCTCAATGAATTTGATTTTGTACCAAGGCGGTAGATGTGCTTGAAGTTTGTCTCTGACTTGACCAGCAGATTTTAAATCACACCAATTCTCGGATATTTTAGGGTCCCATCCAAATTCTCTACGCCAGAATACGATGTATACATCGATTGCCGACTTAGTTAGATTTTGTAACTGTGAATCAAAGTCTGCCGAGAATCGTGGATTACCCGTTAGAAGTAGTGCTGTTTTCATCTTTCAAATATTTCCATTTTATATCTTCTTTTTTGATTGGTGCATCGGGATTTGAAATGTCTTCAAACACATTCCAAAGTTCTTCCTTGATGGCAAGTTTTGTCCATAAACCAACCTCTAAACTGTATGCCTCTAGTTCCCATGGATGATGGTAATAATCTATTGCATCAGCATCTACTGAAATTCCTTTCCATTTGGAAAGAGTTTCATTTGTTTCACCGTGAGCAAACTGTTTGATATGCACCATTTCATGTGCCAGTGTTTTAAATATCTCTGCGGCTCCAATCCATGGGTGTATTTCAATTAAAAACTCCCTAGCTTTATTTGATGCATTATAATCTTCTATTGAAGCAAAAGCCCAAACGGTTATTTTTGGATTGAACTTGATTGTGAGATGTATATTATCTCTGAGTCTTTTAGACTTTATTAAATTTTGAGCGTAAAATTCTACAGCCCTTTCGACAAAAGGTTTGAAGTCTTTATCTGGACAGTTGACTATTCTGACCTTCATTTTATCTCCAGTTGTTACCATTATTTAGTCACTGGAAGATTTCATATTATGAAATTAAACTTGAGTTATTTTCACTCCAGCTTTCTGTAAGAACTGTAGTCCGTCATCAGAACGATAACTATTGCGATAATACACAGAATTGATACCACTTTGATAAACAAGTTTGGCGCAATCAAGGCAAGGGGCATGAGTGACAAAGAGAGTAGCACCGTTGCCAGACTCAGTGCTTTTTGCCAGTTTTGCGATGGCGTTTGTTTCTGCATGTAGTACCTCAGGTTTTGTTACAAGTTTATAACGGAGCCACGGAAGATTTTCTGTTTTTGGTAACTGTTGTTCAGACCAATCACCGTCATCACAATAAATTTTGTCTTCACAAGTGTTGTCCCAACCAGATGGCATTCCATTGTAACCAATAGAAATGATGCGGTCGTCTTTTACAACAATCGCACCAACATGGAGTCTCACAGCAGATGATAGTCCCGCAAAAGTCTCTGCGGTCTTCATATATGCTTCAATGAATTTTTGTTTCACTTAGTTTGTTCCGCCAGTATCTTATAACCTTTACCCGTTGGATGAACACCATCAGCACTCATGTTATCAGCAGGCCTTAAAAGTACAACATCACCATATTCTTTTGCAATTTTTGTCATTGCTTCATGTGGAATAGGTTTGCGGTCTTTTCCAGGATCAATCCAGAAGACACGTTTGCCTTTAATTGCTTCACGCATCTTCCTCAGTTCTTGTTCTGTTTTCACACCTTTGTGGTCATTTGCACCAAGGCTGATAATGATTGTTTCATAAGGTTTTGTAGTAGACTGGCTCAAGTAATCTTTATTCCACTGCCAACTATTCCAACCACCTTTAGAATAAGAAACACATTCTTTACGAACCATTGAAACACCAACGGCGATAGAATCACCTATAATCATGCAATCAATCATAGCACTTCGTATTCGTCTTTACCAACACCACACTCTGGACATAAAAAGTCATCAGGTAAAGTATTCCATGCGCCTTCTAGTTCCTCATCGTGGACATGTCCACATACTACACATACATGATCTAGACTCATAGTGCCTCCAATACTTGTTTATACGCATTTGCGTGACGTTCTTCAACTTTCTTCAATGCAGTGAAACGCTTTTCAGCTTTTTCCAAAATTGCTTTGAATGCTTGTGCATGTTCATTAGATTCACGACCCTGTTCGTTGAATTCTTTTACAGCTTCAATGTTTTGTTCAGCTTTAGCAATTCGTTCAAACTGTGGATACATTTCCGTAAACTCATAGGTCTCACCTTCAATAGCAAGTTCTAAGCATTCTTTAGTAGTTGGTTTACCAACCAACAATTCTAAATGACCCCATGCGTGTTTAATTTCTTGGTCGGCGGTGTGTTCAAAGTGTTTAGCAACTTCCTCAAAACCTTCTTCACGTGCCAACTTTGCAAAATAGCGATACTTGATATGTGCCATAGACTCACCAGCCAATGCACTCTCAAGATTTTTTAAAGTAATAGACATTTTTTTCCTTATTAATTGGTCCGGCGTACAGGAATCGAACCCATATTCGGGGCTTAGAAGACCCCTGTATTATCCATTATACGAACGCCGGGAGTTTTATTTAGTATAATCAATCGTATGAACGAGTTTATCCACATCCATCCAATGAGAACAGAGTTCAGACTTATCATCTTTCAAACGACTAATCATTTCGGTGACACCTTCATGTGTGGTCTCACGACCCTCGATGATTTGCTCACCGAGGAATTTTTGAGTTACTTCATCGAATTCACGACTGTGTTCAGTCATCACTAATTCGTCATATGCATGTTCGAGGCTTTCGGCCTCAATTACATACTTATTACGGAAAGTGCTTAGTACATCTATTTCAAATAACGGCATAATCAAAGTCCTTTAATAATTTAGTAAGTAAATTTTCACGTTTAATACCCATCACTTCATCCAACATACGTTTCAACAAATCAATTTGACCCTGTTTCCACTTACGATCATCTAAACTAAAAGACGAATTCATAATGTCGGTATGCCAAAGGATTTCAAACTCAAGATAATTGAGAAGAACATCCTTCGACATATTAAACCTCAATAAATTGAAGTTGGAAATTATCCGCTTGTTCTTCGTATTTGTGGTAACCACGTGGGTTAGCAATAATACGTGTAGAACCAATCATATAATCGAAATTATGATGGGTGTGACCATGAGTCCACAGTTTGATTTGTGGATGATCCAAAATGAATTCAGACAAGTCTGAACTGTATGCACCGTTCACCATAACATCATTTTCATATTGTGGCTTCGTTGATTGCTTAGAAGGAGCATGATGGCCAACAACAATCCAGTTTTTAAGTGGTTGTGCAACAATCGCTTCGTCCAATGCTTTCAATGTAGCCTTATGTTCACGCACAGATTTTTCCGGAGAAAACTTGCCTGTACGTGTGTGAAATTCATTTTTCACAATATTAGTGTAGTCTGTGCTTCCGTCTTCTTTGGTGCCATAAACAGGCACTTTGTAATTAACCACTTCATCACTATCCTCAATGATACGATAATCGTTCATGTAACCTTTGATACCATACAAGGTGTTTGGGTCTTCCTTGTTCATATCTGTCCATAGTGAAGCGCCAAAGAACATTGTGCCTTTGATATCAATACATTCTTTTTCTAGAATGTGAAGATTGACCAAATAACCAAGGTTAGTACGGAGATTTGTAAGAGACTTAGCAAAATCACCGTGATAATGTTCATGGTTTCCGAGAATGTAAATGACATGAGGAAATCTTGCAGAGCATTCTTGGAAGAATGTATGAATTTTATTAGACTTATCATGTTCACCTCGGAGGTTATAAGTATCACGAACAAGGACTTCCTTGGCAACACAAATGTCACCAGAGAGAATCAACACATCAGCACCTTCGGTGTTCTCCAAGGAAATCGTACCGAATTCCAGGTGAACATCAGAACATAGAGCAACTTTCATTTTAATCTTCCTTCGTTTTAATACTTAACAAACAACCGAGCGCCAACAAAAACCACCAAGGCGACCAATCATAAAATTGGACCAAACAAGCGGTACCCGAAAGTACAGCCAAATTATAACACAGAACCAAAGCAATGTCAAGTGAATTTTTATTCATTATGCTTTTACCTTTTCCAAGGAATCTTTACGCATATAGTGAATAGTTTGTGTGTTTGAATGTGAGGGTATTTGTTTCACAACCGGCAAAAATTCAACACCATCTATGTCTTTGGATGGCCAATGTGGGTAGGTGTAATACACTTCCGCTTGGGAAATTCTATTACGCATCTTAATGGGAGTATGCATTTTCATAATCTAATCAACATAATCAAAAAACAAACGGCAAGAATTCCAAAAGTAAATGTCCGACCCAATAGTGCGCCTAGGAATGCACCTAAAACAAAAAGACTATATGAGGATAAGAAGATTTCCATGTTAGAATCCGAGTTACTTACAAGGATTCTAACAGACTCACGTTACTTTGTCAAGGCTCCTGTTGTATTTTTGCTACAACCGATCTCGATTTTTCGTGGTTTCTTTTCTTCTGGAATGATGTTTACCAGATTGATGACCAATAAACCGTCAGCGATATCAGCATCTTTAACAACGATGGTGTCAGAGAGTACAAATTTGTGGGAAAAATCCCTTGTACCGATACCACGGTGTAGATACTTATCGGAGGTTCTTGCGGTCTTGATTGATCCATTCACGTAAAGTTTTCCACCTTCCGAAGTGATTTCGATTTCATCACGCTTGAAGCCAGAAACGGCAATTTCAATCGTGTAATTTTCGTCATCTTCTTTAAGGATGTTGTATGGTGGATAGCTTTGAACCTTTGCACCTTGACCGAGAAGATTGTCGAATTCCTCGAAAGTGCTTAGTAGTCGGTCGAAACCAACGGTGGATGGAAGCAAAGTTTTGCCGTATGGCAGAGACAGATGTGTCATAGTTTTCTCCTAAAAGCGAGTTAATTAAAATTACTACCCCGAAGGCATAGTAGTCCTGCTTACTTAATACAGGGTCAACTAACGGGTGACAGTGCAATTGCCCGGACGCCTTTTACCGTAGCATCAAACAGCCCTAAGGTGGGCTCTTTTTATTTATCCGTTGATTGTGGTTTTTTGCTACCAATGTTATACTTGGGTACAAGTTGCCAATCGTTCTTCTCTTTATGAGACAGAATCTTAACCTGAGACAGTGAGACTGTTGGTTCTACAGTCTGTTCCTTTTTGACAATCTTAATGAGTTCCCAATCTTCCAGCAAGTTGGTAACAGTGTTTCTCCGAGCAATATCATTCTCGGTTAAATCCGTTGGTTTACCATCCAAAGAAAACAGTTCTTTGAAATGTACGATATAATACTTACCTTGCTTATGTAGAATGTGGCAAGATTGGTAAAGTATTTTTTCTTTTTTGGATGCAACACCGATGCGTGTGAGAGTTTCACGTACTTTTAAAAAGTCGTCCTTTTCACCTAGTGTCACCTCTACCATATCTTCTATTTTAATCATTATTTCTTCACTCCGCCTTTATCTAGTTTTTCTTTTATCAAAGCGATTTGTTCATCCGATAGAATACGTAATGCTTCTTTGGCCTTTTCGTTGGAATAGCCAAAGTATTCTTTAACACACTCTAAATCCTTAACCGCTGCCTGTTTTTGCCAAGCGTGAAACTTGCGTTTCATAGGTCTAATTGTATTTAGAAGATATTGGAATTGTAAAGTTTCTGGTAGATGATGATTCATATTCAACTCATTCACATATAAAATGCAATCGAGTTGATATGAGAGTGAACGATTAACAAGAAACGGCTTGTATGATTTGAAATCTAATTCTTCATCGGAAAATTTATTTCTTTTGCTTAGAACGAGTTCAACAAAATCGAATGGACTCATATTATTCTCACTTAAAAGAACAATCGGCCATCAATTCTGTCAAGAATGCCATCAAATTAATCTCTTGGTCGGCAACAAATGCAGACTGATACTGATATTTTGCAAGATGCAAAACTGCTTGAGGAATACTATCCGGTGTCATAACCTCATAAAGAGATTCATAAATCTTCCTGAAGATAGAAGCTGAATCGGAGTCAATGTTATTGATAACCCACTTTCGAGCCAGACCAAAGTCTTTCTCTTTTACGGCTTTAATTAAATCAGAAATTTGTAGGTCGGATACAGATGCAAGGATGCCCTTGTCAATTGTACCACCAACAGAATAACGCTGTAGTTCATTGAGAACACGGCGATTATCTGGAAAGTGTTTTGTAATAACTGATGCTACAACTTGCTTGTCGTATACAATGTTTTCTTGTTCAAGAATCCATTCCACACGCTTGAAGAACTGTGCGGCCATCTTTGCTTTTTGACCATTCTGAATCTTAAATTCAACCACAGAACAACGAGAGTGTAGGGGGTCGATGATACGATTCTTGAAGTTACAAGTAAAGATGAAAGAACAGTTAACTGCGAATTCTTCCATTGCACCACGAAGTGCAGGTTGTGTGGAATTTGGATTTAGATAATCAGCTTCATCAATAATGATGACCTTGCGGCCACCAGAAAGGCTCATTGATGATGCATAGTTTTTGATTTTGTTGCGGAATGTGTCAATGCCGCTTTCGTCCGACCCGTTGATGACGATGTAGTCACAGCCAACTTCTTCACATAGGGCTTTTGCGATTGTAGTTTTGCCGACCCCTGCGGATCCAGCAAGTAGCAAATTTGGGATTTCTTTTCTGTTAACATATTCCTGAAAGGTTGTTTTAATAGACTCCGGAAGAATACAGTCCTCAATTTTGTGAGGACGATACTTTTCCACCCATAGCATTTGGTTGCTTTCCATTCAAATTCTCCATAATAATATAATAATTAAAGGGGTGAACCGTCTTTCCACTCCCAACCCAAACATAGTGCCATCATTTTACGATGAAACCAGTTTGGTTTTTTCACAATAGAAATACTCAACCCATAATTTCCACCAATTCGATAAAAACCAGAATATTTTGGCGGTACATAAAAACTATATGGCTGAGTAGCCGCATTCGTTATGTAAGGGGATGAGTTAGACTCACTCATTTCGTTTCAGTCATTCCGATGTAGAGTGCTTCAAACTCATTATCTTCCGTGACTTCTTCTTGGAAAGATTGTTTGTGGTGTGTCTTTGCCATACGGCGAAGAACCTTTTTTGGAATTTTAAAGTTATCATAAAGTGCATCGATAACATCTTTGATAGCTTCTTTGTGTGAATCGATAACTGTCATTTCATTTGAAATTTCAGAGAGAGCATCACGAATGGATTTGAGTTGGTTCTCATCAAAAGAACCATAGAGTGTAGTCACAGCAGTCATAATTATTCTCCGTACTTAGAACCAGTTTCAGTTGTCACCCAATATTCGACAGGAACAGTTGTGTTCTTGAAGTGACCAATACCTTTAGAAGCAATAGTAACTTCATATGCACCAGGAACAAAACGTAGGTTTTCGGTTGCAAAGAACATACGATATTTTGTACCAGTTCCCTGTACGTTTAAGGTTGTCGAGTTGACATGTGATGCATCGTCTTTTGCATCAAAAGTTTCGATTGTACAAGATTCACCGTCAGAAACAAAAGCGATGTTTGGTGAACCAAGTGCTGATGCAACTTTAGAAATCCACTCTAGGTCTTGTGCATCAAGTGAGAATTTAATCTCTGCATTGTCCATAGAGATAGTCTTATCAGGTGGAACAAGAATAGTTTCTTTAGCCGCTTTACGATACTTGGTGCTAGAACGACCACCAAGGCCTTTGATGACAATGTTCTTTTCTTCAATCTCAATTTCAGGTTGTGCATCACGTGCTAGTGTGAGTGTGCCCAAGAAATTGTTGAGGTCGTGAATACCAAATTCAGACTCAAAGGTATCGGTTAATTCTGCTCTCGCAAGAATGTTTTTTTGTTTAGAGATAGTTTCAATAACATTACCGGGCTTAACATAGATACCCTCATTAATCGTGGCAAAGTTTTTAAAAATACTCATTGTATTTGTGGAAAGTTTCATAACAATACTCCTTAAGTAGGTTCTTGAATTGTATCAGGTCCAAAGGAACTAATCAAGCAATTCTTCAATTTTTTCTTCAAGTCTTCCAGACTTCCATCATTGTCGATAGTGTGGTCAATATCACCACCAACCCATCTCCATTCAGATTCATGCACACCAGATTGTTCAATCATAAATGCTTCAGCTTTGTGGTCATCACGATTTGCTTTTGCGGCAATTTCATACCAATGTGGTTTGATGCCACGTTTAATTTCAATTAATGCTCCACCGTGTTTGTTGATAAAAGAAATTTCATTCTGAAATCTAACATCAGTGATAACATAATTTTGTTCAGGTGCGTTATCGATATAGTTTTTTAACTTAATCACCCAAAAATCTTTATGAAATACATCACGGCCAACTTCTGTACCCATTAATTGTAAGGCAAAACGAGGCGTGAATTCTTTTCCGAATTCGGATGACCAGAAATTGTCCGGCTTTTCTCGCCATTCACGTGAGTGTTGTGTATCACCCTCCAACAAATGACGAGGCCAACCAAACATTTCTGCTGTAACATCCTTAACTCCTTTTGCAAAGGATACAGGTGTGAAACCCATATCTTTAAGCATGTCACCTGCTGTACCTTTACCTGAACCAATAAATCCAAGTAAACCAACGAGCATTACATTTCTCCGACAAAGTTCGCAACGGCAGGCATGTCACCTTGGAAATGGTATGTGCCAATGTGTTGTGTACGCATCCAAGGGCAGAGCCAAATTTGACCACCCATGTTACGCCACCATTGACAGAACATGTAATCTTCTGAGAGATAACGTTCAGACTTCGTATCAATCACAGTGTCAAAGTATGCATGAATGTAACGTGAACCATCAAAGTGTGCTTGACCAACGTGGTCTGGCTTGTACTTGAGATTTGGATATTGTTCCGCAAATTTAGGGAACACTTCACGTTTAATCATCATAAAACCGGTACCGATTTCCATGACTTCAAGTGGTTCAGAAACAGAGAACTGTGCGGTACCTTTAACTGGATTGAAAACATAATCACCAGTAACTTTCTCAAGAACATGCGGTTCAATGTCTGGATGCATTTGAACTGCCTTCTTGACGTTACCCCATTTGATAGCCTTCTTAGGATAAGGACCACCAATAACATCTTTATCGAGCGCCAACATTGCAATCACATCTTGTGGATTGAAGTTGATATCAGAATCGATAAACAACATATGTGAGCAATCAGAACGATTTAGGAATTCATCCACCAAATAGTTCCTTGCACGTGTAATCAAAGACTCATTAAACAAGAATGAGAATTTAACTTCGATTCCATATTGAATACACATACCTTGTAAGTCAAGACATGCCTTCATATAGAGTCCATGGTTTTGCCCACCATACATTGGTGTGGCTACAAACAGCTTATGTTTTCTAAGTTCTTCTGTTTTGATTGAAATTTCCATTTGTACTCCAAAATTAAAAAAAAGGAGAGACCATTAGGAAATGGTACTCTCCAATGTCAAACCAGAATTAAGCGGTTTGTGGACGAACGCCCATAGCACGGCATTGTGCTTTGAAAGACTTGGAAGGAGTTCCAAGACGGTAAACAGCAACCTTAGAGCCATCAGCACGTGACTTAATGTTGGTATAGATAGCATAACCTTCGTTACGCAACTCGGCAATACGAGCGGCAACATTGGTAACACCAAAGCGTGAGCGAGCCTGTGCTACGCTGAATGTGTTGTAACCTTCCTTTTTGGTCAAGGTTTGCAACATTTTTTCCTTAGCGGATACTTTCTTCATAATAAACTCCATTTTAAAGTTAAGAACACTGCTCAGATGAGCAAATCACAGTATACAATTATGTAGGATAAAAGTCAAGTGTTTTAGCGGTACACTTGAGAATTTACCGTCCTACTTGCGGCAAATATTTTTGCTTGGTTTCTTCCCAAGTCATGTAGACCAAGTCATCATAGAAAAGAGTTTCATATGAAACATTGTTTTTCTTTTGCAGTTGACGAATACGACCTTTGGCATACTTGGTTTTCCAGAGTTCCGAAAGGGCTTCTTCGGAAGTATCGAAAGATTTGACCAGTTGGTCTTCCGTAATTTCTCCACGGAGAAACTCATTGGTATTATTGTAGAGTGGTGAGAAATAGATACCACGTTGGTGCGCTGTACGTGTCAACTCTTTTGGAATACCAAGTTTCGGGTACAAGAAGTGTAGTGAACGATTCTTGTGGTCACGCTTGAACGGGAGACCCTTATCATTCTTGGCTTCCCACCACTCAAAGTATTTCTCTGTGTGATTTTCTTTCAGCCAGTTCCATAGCATATTCAAAGTGGACTTGCGAGGTTCAAAAGCAACCGAACCAGATGAGAAACCCATTTTGTTCCAGTGTTCAAGACCATCGTATTGAGATAGTCCACCAGACTTAGTATTTCCGTAGAGAGAAGTAGTTGTAACTCCAGCAAGAACATCACCATACTTTTCTTTCCACAATTTCTGAACTGTATCAGAGAGGCAAAGCAATGCAAGTAGCTTACCACCCATGTAATTGAAACCAAGTGGTTGAAGTGGAACAATAGAAGAACCGATTGCAGTATGGTTAATCATACCACCTTGAGTTTTCTTTTCACGTTCCCAACCAATAGCAGTATCACGTGGTGTCAAATCTAGAAAGTCGGAAGAAATACAAACGACACCAAGGTACTTACCAGTCACATCATCTTTGACAATGAAGTTGAGATTGCGACCAATGTTTGAGTTGTTCTTCATCGTTGAGATAAAGGTACGTGTCGTGTTCCATAATATAGGAAGGTCTTTGGTGCGCTTTTTGTCGCTTTTTATGGTCGTACCGTCAATTCCTGTCGTGAATTTTGATCCGGAGTCATCAGTGAATTCCATAACAGGACGCAGATTCATAAAGTCATCAGGTGATTCTGGTATCCAGATGTTGCTCTTAGCAATGTCGATGTACTTACCCTGTTCTTCGTCAACAAGAACCTTCTCATCACCCCAAAAAGTGTTATTGGTTTTTGTTGGAAACTTTTCCTGAACCTCACACCACTTCTGGAACAAAGTATATTCTTTAACGTCCATATTGGACGCATAGGTCAAATCTTCTGTGAGAACTTTTTTCAGTTCTTCGGTATCAATATGTTCAAAGGAACTTTTTGGATTCTTTTCAGACCATTCTTCCCACTGTTTCTGCACATGTGTTGGCCACTTTTCATTTTCAATATCAGAATCGTTTGACATTAAATTTTTCTTTCACCTTGTTAATCATCATTTTTTGTATCTTGCGTCTTTGCTCGGCAAGTTTAGAACGCTTCTTCATTGCCATTTGCATAGCCAAGGGCTTCACATGCATAGTGTACACTATTCCGTTCATGTGGTCAAGTTCATGTTGGAAGCAACGTGCAGTTATTCCGGCAAACTTTGCTGTTTTGGTAGCACCGGTGAAATCTTGGTACTCCACTTCAATTATGGATGGACGTTCAATGTTTAGGAATAAATCCATATAAGAAAGGCATCCTTCTTCCATTCTGGTTGTTTCTTCTGAAACAGAAGTGATTTTTGGATTAAAGAATGCAACATATTCATCACCTGAACCCATAACAAACACACGATAGTTGTACCCACATTGGTTTGCGGAAAGACCCAAACCATTGTATTTCTTACAAGTTTCAACAAGTGAACTGGCAAATTCGGCCGGATTAACTGGTGGATTAGCAAAGTCAAACTCCGGTAGTTTGGATTTTAATTCGGGATGAGTTTCAGGTACGAGAGGAAAAATTTCAATCTTTTTGGAGATTGTAGGTAAATCTTTTTTCCAAGAATCGGTATCAATTACTAAAACATCATTTTTTATTTCATTCATTTTACGACCTGTGAGAAGTTATTTGTCTTTTGAAATTTAATTACGGACCTGAACTTATCAAAAAGTTGGTCACCTTTATGTGAGATTACAAATACATTTGTATTATTATCTAGGCTGTTGAGAAGTTTTAAGAATTCTTCTGTACCAACACCATCAAGTGATGAATCAAACACTTCATCCAAAACCAATAGATTCGTATTCACCGAGTTCTTCATCTTAGCAATCTGTCTCCAAGTAAACAGTAAAGCGAGGTCAATACGCATCTTTTCTCCTTCAGAGAATGATGCATAAGAGAATTCATCACGATGACGAGACTTAATTGTTTCTTCGAACGATTCATTTAAATTAAAGTTAACAAAGAAGTCCATTGATGTTAGGTACTTGTTAATTAACTTGTTCATAACTGGCAAATACTGTTTAATAATTTTAGTTTTAATGCCAGTATCTCTAAGAAGTGTTGCGGCAAACTCATGATATTGTTTATCTAAGGATAGTTTTTCTGCAAGAGTTTCGGCTTCTTGGAGTTCAGCATTCAAAACTTTTAACTTTTCATCATCATTTTCCGTTGAAACGGTACGTGTTCTAAGTTCCGCAATTTCTTTTAGTAGTTTTGCATTGTACGTATTGATGCTTGATACTTGCGTATTTAACTTAACGATTTCGGAATTATGTGCATTGATATGCTTTTGTACACCTTCAATTTCTTCCAAACGGCCATAAACGTTCTGTAGTTCTTGCTCCAGCTTTGTTGTGGCGGTTGTTATTTCTGTAATTTTAAGTTGTTTACCTGTTACTTGGCTATCTTTTGTTTCTATTGCAATAGCTTGTTGACATGTCGGACAGTTATCGTTGTTCTCATAGAAAGAGATTTCTTTGTTTAACTTTCTTACATTGTCTTCAAACTTAGATTGTAGAGTTATTAGCTTTGTGTTTCTGGATGCAACAGTAGTTTTATCTGAAATTTTATCCGTCAACTGTTCAATATGTTTCTGTATCAACAGAATATCTTTGCCAACTTTATTCAAGTATGTGTCGTTGTCAGTAACTTCTTTAACCTTTTTGTTGATTTCAACAAGATGGTTCTTTTTGTTTTCTTCCAGATTCTGCTTCTGTAAATTTATTTTTTCAGTGGTCAACTTGACCGTATAATCAACCGTTTTCTGTTCATCTTTAATTGTCGAAATCTTATTCTTTACGATGGCATTCATAGAGGAGAAAATTTGAATGTCAAGCAAGTCCTCAATAATTGCTCTACGGTCAGCAGGTGATAACTGCATGAATGGAACAAAAGATGCGGAACCAAGTATCACTACTTGCGTAAACGATTTATAATTAAGTTTAAGTATGAATTTTTCGAGGTGTTCTTGGTAGTCTTTTGCCTTTGCATCTTGATTAACCAGTACAGCGTCACAATAAATTTCAAACGCATTGGGTTTAATACTCCGAACAACTCTATATTGTTTTTTACCAATCTTAAACTCAATCTCCACCACACAATCAGAGTTGTTAATTGTGTTCATCAACTGAGGTTTGTTAATCTTACGGAATGGCTTACCGAAAAGACCAAACGTGAGTGCATCCAAAATGGTGGACTTGCCTGCACCATTGTGACCAACAATTAAGGTATTTGTTGACCTTGTTAGGTCGATTTCTGTAAATGAGTTACCTGTAGAAAGAAAATTCTTCCAACGAACTTTTTGAAAAATAATCATTATTTAAATTTTGGACCTACAGCCCACACTGTTATAGATTGTCTATTACCTGAAATGATTGGTGCTACTTTATGTAGCAAGAACGAAGGGAACATCAAGACTGAACCCTTTTTAAGGTTTGTTTCCCAAGGAAATTGTTCAGAGAAGTGGTTGATTTGGAAATTGCCACCTTCAAAATCAACTCCCGGTTCATTTAAAAGTAGAACAACTGTTAACTTACGGAGGTGCTCCAATAGATTGTGTTCTACAATTTTACCGCCTAGTGGTAAATCCATATGAAATTCGTGCTTATCACCAACATTATACTTTGCAAATTGCAGATAGTTAAATCCATATAAATCGAAGTTGAAACTTTTGTCGTTGTAATGTGCAATGATGTTATTAAACTTCTCCCACATCCAGATGGTTTGTTCATCCGCTTGGCTCATCAGTACAACATTTGCTTTACGTTGTTCCGGTATGTGTGATGTATCAGCATATTCACCACCCCGATGCGTTATGTGGTTGGACTCAAAGTATTGTGAAATGAAATCACATTCACTGTGTGTGAAAAATTCATTATCAACAATGAATTGTGGAATAAAAAACATTTTTTCCGCCAACTCATTATTAACCATCATTGTTGGTGCGCTCATTCTGATTCCTCATTCAATGCTTCGACATACAAACCTCTCAAAAGATTCTTGATTTTATCTTTTTCCAAATCAGTTGTCAAGTTATCAACGTACTTATTTAAAATTGTTGTGGTATCTTCTGCTTGATCCACATCATCATCTTGAATATCTTCTTGTTCGGTGAAATCTTCGGCAATCGTAATGTCAATAGGTCCAACCTGGTAAAGTCTATTGATTAGTGTGTCGAATAGATATGGATTGGTTTTATTCACAACCACAACTTTGACGTAGCTAGTCTTTAATTGTGTTAAATCCATAGAGGTGATGGTTTTAATGTCATACACTTTATCGTCATAGATAAGTTTTTTGAACATCTTGTTTGGGTTTTGGATAAACTCCAGCTCTTGCGTTTCCAAATCCAATATGTGGAAACCACGTGGATCATCATGGTCTTGCCATGTTAATTCGTATGGATTCCCAAGATAGTGTATGTTACCTCGACTAGACTTGTGGTGATAATGGCCAGAAAATACCATGTCAAACTTATCGAACATCTTTGGCTCCAGTCCTTCATGTGACGGTGCACCACGATACATCTGAAAGCCCTCAATCTCAAAGTGACCCATACAGATTGTTGCTTCTGTAAGTTTCAATGTATCCATAGAATCGGCATAGTTTTCTGGACAAATCCATGGCATCATGCAAATTGAAGTTTCACCAATAACAAGCTGAGGTGTCGGATTCTTTATGATATTGATGTTATCGTATTCTTCCAAAACTAACTTCGGTGAGTTAACATCGTTTGTATTCTTGTAGTATGTGTCGTGGTTACCCACCAACATATGAACACGAATGCCACGGTCTTGAAGTTTGTCAAAGAACATCTTCTTCGCACGTTGAAGTGAATAGAAGTTTACATACTTGCGCCTGTCAAACGTGTCACCAAGAATAAGAACAGTATTAATTCCGGCAGAATCAATAGTAGGAAAAAATGTTTCATCATAAAATTTTTCATAAAAATCCAGAAAGTGTAGTGAATCATTTCTAGCCCCGAAGTGGATATCGGTGATAATAGCAACCTTCATAATATATTAGAGCCTTTTTTTCTATTTTCCGACATAGTGAGAATTTGTAAATTGTCTTGATGATGTAAACCACCTTTAGCGATAGGAATAATGTGATCCACTTCATGTGGAACACCAGTTTCAACACTCAATCTTCGACATTCTTCATAAATACTTTTAATTATATCTAAATCCGCATCAACAGGCAATTGGTTCCTCACACTAGCTCTCCTTTTTGCCGCTTTATTAGTGTTAGCAATTTTACCCTTTTCGGAATTATTATACCTGTCGTTTTTTGCTTTAAATTTATCCGGATTATTTTTCCAATATAAAGCAACTTTATCTTTTGTTCTATACTTACACATCAACTCGCTATCATATAGTTTAGGTAAATTGCGTTTGATGTTACAATTCACACAACTATAGCTGGAAACATGTTTTTTTGTTGAACCGCAAGTTTTACAAGGCACTCCATCATAAACTTTTTGACCACATGCTATAGCATTTTTACGGTTAATTGATGATGTTTTGGGAAATTGATTAGCCATTTGTGCTCCAAAGTGTTCTTTTATTTAGACATTTTGGTGCTTTCACTATTCTCAATTCGTTTCCTCAATTCGGTACTACTATACGTATGTGGACGGGAGTTGTAATAAAACTCCTTGTCTAGATGTTTACCAGTAAAGGTCTTAATCCTATACTCATCACCAAGGATCCTAACATCATAGTTCACTGTTGTCAAGAGGTTTAACAGGTCTTCTTCAGTAGAATATGGTATAATTTCATCAACGTACTTGCAACCTTTCAGTTGTACATATCGTTCGTAAACAGTTTGTACCGGTTTGTTTTTCTCCGGTCTGTCTATGGTTGGGTCAGTCTGTAGTCCTACAATCAAATAGTCGCATTGTGTCTTTGCTTCTTCAAGCATGAGAACGTGACCAGCATGGAACAAATCAAAGCAGGAGCATGTGAAACCGATTTTCATTTTATTCTTCCAAAAACTTTTCAATGCCCTTGTTCTTCTTTATTTCCTTTTTCTTCTTCTTTGTTTCTTCAAATGTCTCAATGAATTCGGAAATATTATCATACAGTTCAAAGGGCTTTGCTGGTGTATCATCGTAACCCATCAATTCAGATTCATTGAAGATACCAAACTGTTCTGTTGCTTTGTACTTCACATACAATTGTTTTTTCTCTTTTTGTATTCTGCGAAGAAATGCAAAGTAAATAATTTGTGTGAAGTATGCAAACGGGTTGCTCGACTTTGAAACGTCAAAGTTTTCAAAGTACATAAGGCAGTTTTCAATGCCATCTCCAACCATTTCATCTCTGTATGTGTAGTTGATGAAGTTTGGTTTGTGTGACAGACCTTCAGCAATTTTCATAAAGCATTCGCCAATGTAATTGGGAATCTTTGGTTTTGATGCACCAGTCTTTTTTGCCTCAGCTACATCCGCTTGGTATTGCAAGAGTGCTTGGCAAAAATCTGCATTGTTGATGTAATGCCTTTTTGGTTTTGCAACCGGCATTGGTATTGTTTCTTGTTCCATGATATATGTACCTTTAAATTGCTTGACTTCCACTTGACAAAGGTCTACACTCCAGAATGTAGCCTCTGCATGTTAATTAATGAACTATGGATATATCCGGACCAACAGAATCCAGCATCATAGTCATCAAATCTTTACTCATTTCTTCTTCACTTGCTTCAGAAGAATCTTCTTCCACAGTCTTGGCTTTATGTATAGTATCCACAGCATTCTCAAAGTATTCGGAGAATTCAGATGTGGGTTCCAAAATTGTAACAATCTCACTCTCTGTGATGAATGCCTCATTGTTTTGTATGAGTGGTGCAGGTAACCAATGATCCATCATAATGATTTGTCTACCTGATCTTGTATCATTCTTAAGAAGAACCACCATAGGTTCTCTTACAATGAAATTCAATTTGTCCACCTGTTCTAAGTATGTTATAATATCTTCACCTGATTTAAGACGTAGTATTTTTATTGCTTCCATTTTTTAATCCTATCTTATAGAGTTTATAGGTGAATTTCTCCTCATTATATATCTTAGTTCTTTCTACAAAATGTTTCAGAGTAAAATTCATATAATTCTTGTAGCGGAGATCATCTGCTATATCGTAAAGAACCGCCTCAGTCTTGTTGTCACCGATTCGTAAGCCTCTTCCAATAGACTGGAGATTTCGAACTCTTGATTTGGATGGAGATGCGAATATAATATTATGGAGATTCCTAATATTAATTCCAGTGCTAAAGGTACCATAACTAGCCACAATAATAGCGTCATTTTCTTCCTCGGTGATCCGTCTGACTTCTTCTCTTGTATCTGTGTCTGTTTTTCCGTAAACAAAGAAGACTTTCCTAGCACCAAGTTTCTCGGTATTAGTTATCATATCATACAGTATTTTACCATGTTTGTCAACATATTGGTAAAGAATTAGAGAGTTTCCATTCAAAGATACCGCAAGATTTTTAATAAATTTGTTACGAGTTTCATTCAGGATCAAGTATTCTATTTCTTCTTGATAGGTTTTACCCTTCATGAGTTGGCACACTTCATCATCATGTTTAAGTACCAAACATTTGATTGAAAAATCCGCAATCTGTTTATTGTCCATGAGTTCTTTGGTAGTTGTTACCTTTTGAACAGGACCAAAAAGACCTTCAAGCACCAATTTGTGTGTCTTTGTACCGTCAAGTGTACCAGTTAGACCAATGCGATATTTTGCATTGATACAGTTCGACATAATCGAAACAAGCGATTGTGCTTTGAACAGGTGTGCTTCGTCACCAATGATGAAATCAAACTGGTGGAAATATTCTTCGGGCTGTGTGTACAGTGATTGCCATGTGGATATTGTAAGCGGTAAGTCTGTGTTCTTATCTTTACCTTGGTAGATTCTATGTACATTCTCTTGCACATTCCAACCGTTCTTGGTTGAGTAATCAGCAAAGTCTGAATACAACTGTTCAACAAGAGATGTTGTTGGAACAATAATGAGGCCCCTCTTACACTTGTATGTTAGTAGTTGACGCACTGCAAGATAAATGATTAGAGATTTACCCGATGATGTTGGTGAGAGCAGAAGACACCGTTTGTTTCGCATAGCATGTACGTATGCATTTTTTTGGTAATCTCTAACTTCTATATCATTATTTCTTGACTGCAACTTTAAGTCTGTGATAAACTTGTCTGCATGATACACAGAATAATCTTCGGTCAAATCGGGTCTTGGATCACCATACTCCAATGTATACTCACGTTCTTCACAGAAGTTTTCTATGTAAGGAAGAAGACCGTGGTAAACCTGAAACGTTCTAAGGTCAAAGAGCCTTATTTTTCCATCCCAAATTTTATTACGAAACGCTGGAGTAAATTGATGACCAGGTACGTAGAAGGTAAAAAACTCCGACAACTCTTGTGCTGTCGAACGCTCACAATTTACCTTAACATACGCTTCGTTTCGTTTCGTTACTATTAGTTTAGTTTCCACCGATGAATCTTTCCCATGCAATATAATCTTTTAGTTGGAAAGTCCTACTCTTTAATTCTTGCATGATAGATTCACAAACCGCAATAGCTTCATCGTGATACATTTTCTTTTCTAACAAACGAATAAGTTCAGTGTCAGATTCCATGTAGCGTTCGATACCTTGTTTAGTCTTCACATTCAAGAGGAAAGGTTCCCAACCATACTCATCTAGTTCTTCTTGTGATAAAGAACCGTTATAATATTCTTCTTTGATTTTACGCATACGTGCATAATCAAAGTTCACACGCTTCATAGCAAGCCTGTGGTTCACAAGAATCTTTAGATACTTATTATGTAGTGTGGGTATTTTTAGAAGTTCCTTACCCGGTTCCGTGGAATCAATCACAGAATCCTTTTCCCACTCTTTCAAAATTTCTTCAAGTTTACTCATTATATTCTCCATTGCAAAATTACATTATATCACGAAAGCGGTTCTATTTCAAACAAATCGTAACGAAAAGATGCCGTTGCAATAACATGTTCCTCTGCTGATAATGTGGTATCAAATTCCAAATCACCAACCGAAATTGGAAAAATGTTAAGATATTTTATACGCAGTTTTGGATTGTTTTGATTGGACATAATGGTAAGAACAGCTTGTTTTCGGTTTGCTTTTCTCTTTGTGTATGTAGACTCAACGGAAGAAAGGTCTTTCATCCAATCATATAGTGTAGTCCATGCCGTCAAATTTTCATTCACCAGAAAAGAAACATCGAATGTGCCGTATTCCAACTTGGTGCCAGAGTGGTATAGGTCAAGATTAGGTGTTGACTGTACTGCTTGACCCAACGACACACCTGGAAGATTTGCTTTTTGGCAAAAATATACCATGTCTGGCACTTCTGGGAATGTCAGAATAAATTTTGTTGGTTGTAAAAAATTTCTATTTTCTGGTTTCATAATTGTCTCCTGTTTACTATTTAGGAACAAAAAAAGAGGAGCATTTCTGCTCCTCTTTTAAAGTGCCAATCTGCGTTGGCTTCTTTTACTTGAGAATCACATTAGGTTGGCGACTCTGAAAATACGGTAGTACGTATTACGCTTAGAGTACAACTGACCTAGGTCTACGTTTGTACCGCCAGCAAATGGGTTTGCAACCATGCCGTAACGTGTCTTGAAACCAATCTTTGGTTGGAATGTGTACTGGTCAACTGCACGAACCATTTGTAGCGGAACGTATGGGCAGTAGAATAGACCAGCGTCATAAGGAGAAGAACCCTTATAACCGATTGTCACCAACTCTTGGTTAGATGTGTAACCACCGAAGTACGGGTCGATATAGACCTTGATACGACCGTGGAGCAAACCAGCGAATGTGTTGCCAGTGTCATCAACTTGCAAGTCAGTAGACAATGCAGGAGTGTACTGTAGAACACCAGCCATAGCCATAGCGGAAGCAACGTCAGATGATACAATCATCACGTTGCCTTTACCTCTACGAGTTTCTTTGGCAATAACGTTAGCATCACGTTCAACTTGGAAAATCAAACCTTTGAAACGCTCAACAGACCAACGGCCGTTAGAGTCGGTGTCTAGGTCGAATGTACCAGCAGTTGTTGTACCATACTGAGCACCGTTCTTAGCAACAGTGTAGATTGTACGGATAACTTCACGGTTGATTTCAGCTAGAATTTCTGTAGACAGAATGTTAGACAATTCTGTTTCAGCGTCAAGACCGTGAATTGCTTTCAAGTCTTGTGCAAGTTCTAGTGAGTATTCAGCTTTCAACGCACGGCTTTGAGCAGTCACAGTAACCTTCTCGATAGAGAAAGCCATTTGACCGAAAGCTGTGTTTGAATCAGAGCCTAGATATTCAGCAGTAGCCGTAGGCATGCCGATACCGGTTGTGAATGTGTTAGCTGTTGTGAAACCGTTACCAACTGGGTTGGTCAATGTATCACCAGTGGTGTTGTTAGCGAAACCGAAACGGTTTGTGTCAGAACCAATACCAGAGAACTTGGTGTTAGCTTCGTTGAAGAATGCTTCTTGACCAGCGGCTTGATTGTTTTCACCGTACTTGGCACGCATTGCGAAAATCAAACCTGTTGGTCCTGTCATTGGCTGAACGCCAGCAACATCATAAGCAATCAAGTTAGGTAGCGCACGGCGAACCAATGAAATCAAGATTGGGTCAAAGTTTTGAACACCGGCGCCAGTAGCCATGGATGGACCACCAGCAGTAGCTTCGTTCAACATACCCATTTGAGCACGGTCAGACGCCATAGCTTGAGATTGGTTTTCAAGAATACATGCTGTAACAGCTTTCTTGTATGGATCTTTAATAGCTTCTAGTTCTGGGTGCTCCAGAACAGGTTGCCATTTTTGTTTTAGTTCTTCAGATAAAAACATTTAAATTACTCCTGTTTTAATTAAGTGTGGTATATTTATTTTGCCACAGATTTTGAGATTGAATTAACAACAGCGTTAATTAGAGGATCAGTAGATGCTTTTGATGGCTTATCTTCTGGTACTTCAACGCCTTCTTCTAGGGCAGATTTTTCGGCAGCTTTAACAGTCTTAGAAGGAGCATACGCTTCTTTCAATGTGTTAAGTTTTTCTGCGACTTCTTCCTCAGTTGTGAACTCAACACTCTCTGCGAGTGATTTAAGTTTTTCTACCTGAGTCTGCGTTAGGCCTTCGCAAACTGCTTGCACGGCCTGAATTCTTTTTTGTTCGTTTAGTTCTTTGCGAACTTGAATTGAATTTTGGATTTCTTCGTTCAATTTGGCTTCTAGTTCTTCAACTTTGTCTGCCATTTCTTGAACAACATCAACCTTTTCTTCTGGAATATCGATGTAGTGTTCTGCGAATAGATTCTTTAGACCACCAATAAAGTCTTCTACGATTTCAGCACGTAGGCCGGACTCGATAGCCAACTCATTCTCTTTCATCCATTCTTCTACCATGTAGTTTAGGTAGTCATCAATTTTGGATGCAAAGTCTTCTTTGAGTTCTTCAACTGCTTGTTCGAATTGTTCATGAAGTTGTGCTTCCACTTCTTCTGCAAGTTCTTCTACACGTGACATAACGGCAGCTTCGAAAATTGTAGTAGCTTTAGAAACAAATTCTTCTGATAGGTCTTCACCTTGAAGCAATGCATCAATGTCTTCTTTTAGACCTTTCTTAGCCATCATTTTTTTCATCATGGCTTTATCTTTCTTTTCGTCTTCGTGGTCTTCTTTGTCTTCAGCTTCGGCAACCACTTCGCCATCTAATTCTTCATCTTCGTTATTTTGACCGTAAGATTGGAATGTAGCACCTTTATTTTTTTCCATTTTTTGGGTACCAGGTTTGCCTTCAGGTGCTTCAACAGAACCTTTTTCAGAAGGCTGACCGGTAATCTTTTTCATTGGCTCTGAACCTACTGGAGGTGTAGCGCCTGGTGGTGTAGCTGTTGGAACACCTTTAGTGGCATCTGGACCAGAGTCGGTTGTTTTGGTAACTTCTGTACCAATTTCACCGACTTCTTTTTGGCCTGCAACTACGGATGTAGGCAGTCTAGAAGAACCTTCGGTACCTTTTTTTGCTGAAGAAATGCTTTTGTTTAGAATATCAGCGGCAGCTTCAGACAGATTGAACTTTTTAACCATTTAAAACTCTCCTTGGTTTTGTATGTGGATATTTATAATATTATAGTTTTCTAAGGAAGGTTTCGAAAATTTGTAAACTTACTTGTTCGATTTCTTTACGTGAAGCCTTACGAACTTGTTGTATTGCTTCTTCAAGATGAACTTCGGTCCACTTACCATCTACTAACATCCATTCTTTGCCTTCCATAATTCCCTGAACAAATGCTCCAGGTGCAGAAGGATCGGCCACAATATCTGCCGCTGTGGCAAGATAGAAATCGGGTTGCACAACGTTCACACCGTTGACCATTTTTAGAGAACCCATACCTCTAGAAGACACACCTAATTGTGCGCCACCTTCGATAAGGCTTCTTGCAATGTTACCCATGGGTGTATCAAGAATCTTTGCTTTACCAATCCACTGGTTGCCGTCTTCACGTAGACCAGTAATCATGTGAGACACACGATCCAAGTTGATTGATGGAGAATCAGGATGACCCAATTCACCAAAAGCACGATGCTTATTGATATAATCTTCGGTGTATCTGTGAACTTCTTTACGTAGTGTATTGAATTCGTAGATACGACCGTTTTTGTTTTTCTTTTCGGCAACAAGAAACGGACCTTCAATATGAAGGACTTTTTTACCGTCAGCTTCTTCGGTTAAATAACTAACCGTTTCGGTAATTTCTTTAATAAGTTTCATTTTACTCCCATTGCCTTTCGTTTTCTTAACGATATTTTTCTTTTCCGTAAGATTTG